ACCACCAAGTCCAACTGATGGATAAATTTTAGAGAATAAATATTAAAATGAAATCATTTGCTAATATTCAAATCCAAGGCTATATCAAGATCATTGATATAGCCACGGGCCAAGTTATTCATCAGGGGGAAAATGCTATAAATCCTGAAACAATGAGCATTGCCATTGCCAATATGCTGGCCGGAAATAATGGAAAATATATCTATGAAATGCATTTTGGTAATGGCGGAATTGTTGATGGCACAACTTTAAAGGATGTTGAGGAAAATTTGGTCTTGGGAACTGTTGCAGAGCTTTATAATCCTCTTTATTTTAAAGTTGTTGACGCAAATGATGAAATAAACAATGCATCTCCGACACGTAATTTTGTAACCGTCGAACATCTAGACGGACTTCCTTACTCTGATGTTATTATTACTTGCACACTGGAAGAAAACGATCCCGAAAATTCCAGCGGAGAAATAACATTTAACGAAATCGGATTAAAGAATCGCGGAGAAGACGGGGTAAATTCTGGTTACTTAGTAACTCATTATGTCAGCGAGAATATATACAAGTCGTCGACTAGATCGATTCAGATAATATATACGCTACGAATAAGGCTGTAAATTACGCTAAATAGTTAAACAAAAGGAATTTCAAAAAATGGCATACGATGTTACAAAAACTAACGGCACTCGACTAGCAATCGTTGCTGATAGAACAGTAGATACAACAAGTCCTATTAAACTAATAGGTAAAAATTATTCCGGTTACGGCGAAATTATGGCCGAGAACCTAGTATCTTTATTGGAAAATTTCAGCAATACTACTGCTCCTACCAATCCAATCGAAGGACAACTTTGGTGGAATAGCGAAGATCAAGTTCTAAATGTTCGCGGTAGCTCTAGCTGGATTGGAATCGGCGGCAAAACTGGTGTTGAAGTAGCTAGAATTAAAGATACATTAGGAAACTTTCATAACGCCATTAAGTTTAATGTTGTAAACAATGCTGCAACTCCTGTACAGATTTGTGTAGCAATTATCAGCACCGATGTGTACACTCCACACAATGACACAGGTTTAGCAACTGCATTTCCTAGCATTGCACCTGGTATTAACTTAAATCGTTCTGGATCTACTCCTTACGATGATTATAAGCTACGCGGTCGTGCCATTGAAGCTGAGTTCGCTGACATGGCAGAAATTTATCGCAGTGACATTGAACTAGAACCAGGCAACTTAGTGATTCTAGGCGGCAATCGAGAAATTACTAAAACAACTCGTGCGTTTGATGACCAAGTCTTTGGTGTAATAAGTACAGCACCTGGTTTTTTGCTAAATGCCAAAGAAAAAATGTCCGAGTTAGCATATCCGGTTGCATTGAAAGGTCGTGTACCTTGCTTAGTAAAAGGCTCAATTCGTCAAGGACAAAGAATTGTTGCCAGCGATATTCCTGGTGTAGGTATGGCTGCTGATCAGTACGATCCGTTCGCTATTATCGGCCGAGCAATTACAGACAAAAACGAAAGCGATGTAGGATACGTCGAAGTAGCAGTAGGCATGAAGTGATATGACTGTTAGTAGCGGCGCAAAAATAACTGCGGCAGATTATAACGCATTGGCTATTGCAGTTAATAAAGTTTTTTGCGATAATTTTCCATCAACAATTACTTCATCTAGTGCTGCAAATCGAGCATACGGATGGGGTCAGGAACCCGTTGCCGTAACAGACTTAACTAACGGCGACTTGGTAACAAGTGATAAAATTACCGCTGCGGATTGGAATGCACTTATTGACCGTGTAAAATTAGGAGCCACTCATGTTGGTTTATCATCGGCATTAACTCGTATTTCTGCTGGTGACAGAGTAACTGCTGTATTAAGAAATACCATCGAAACAACATTGGCTAACATCGAAGCTATTAAAAATACTGCACCTGTCGGTCAAATTACAACAACTTCATTGACGCCAGTTAGTCATAGTTCAGGCTTTACTAGCAGTTTAGTTTTTCAAAGTACAATTGCATTTGATAGTTATAAAAAAGCTCGTTACTATTTTAACAGTGCCGGTTCTATTGATTTTACATTATCAAAGACCGGTGGCGGCACAGTAGACAATGAATGGCAAACAGTCTACACTTCCATGGGCACAATGAGCCTTAAATTAGGAGATTTTACTTCTTCGGGTAGTGCCACTGTTCAAGGCAAAGGCTTTGAAGATTTAACATTTGGCGATCAAGCATTGGCTAGCATAACATCTGGCGCAAAATCTATAAGCGTTACGGGAAAAATTACTAATAGTTCTGATTCAATGATATCAGATTCTGCTCAAGCAGTAAAGATTATTATTACATTTACTATTAGTCAGTCTGTATCAACTGCAAGTACAGGAACTCATACATTATCGGCGTCAAATAATAAAGCTTCAAACATTCCAGCGGCCAGTGGTAGTTCTGTTAGTTTTGCAATTACAGGACCAACGTATACATCGGCCGTACAATCTTTCAATAATTCTGGAGCATCGCCTAGTCCTAGCCCAGTTCCTAGTCCGACCCCAGCACCTACACCTGGAAGTCCAACCCCAGCACCTACACCTGCACCGACTGTTCCTACAGTAGTAATTACTACATCTAGTCCGTTGCCAGCTGGAACAGTTGGCACATCATACGCTGCAAGTCTGTCTTCAGTGGGCGGTGTTGGTCCTTGGTTCTATGAAATTATTTCCGGAGCATTGCCAGCTGGCCTATCATTGAGTGCAGGCGGCGACATTAGTGGCACTCCTACAACCGTCGAAACAGCGTCCTTTACTATTCGCTCATCGGCAGGCAGCGGCGCAAACTCTGGCACTAAAGCATTTACGTTATCAATAGCAGCTAGTTCGCCAACTCCGGCGCCAACAGCTGGCCCAACACCTGCACCAACTAGCGGCGGCCTGCCACCTGGCGGCGGCGGCGGTGGCGAAACAGAATTACCATAACTTATTAGTGTAAATGATACGAAGATGGATAGGCAAGGTTGTCGTTGACAATGTTCCTCTACAGCCATTTAATATCGAAAATGTTAAAAACTATCTAGCAGAAGTTGTCGATCTGCCGGAACAATTTAACTATACGTTATGGGTTGGCGGCAGCACAGCATATGATTTAGACAACGCAGAAGACCTAGATCTCTATCTCACCGGAGAAATTCATAACATCGTTGATCTTGAAAATTTAATGCATAACATGTATGAAATTGCTTTTCGAAAATATGCACTGCGTTTGGATTTACGATGGTGTTCCAACTTAGAAAGTATAATTGATTGGGACGGCCAACCAATATCAGCTGATGTAAAATTTATACAAATAAAATCTGGCGGACACATCAATATAGATGAAAACATTAATAAATCGCATTCGGTTGCAAAAAAACCAAACGTAACTCAAGTCAGTGAATGGCTAATACAAGGTACTTGGGATACGGAAAAGCCGTCACTGTCAAAACCAAAACAATGGGAATATTGGAATAAACACAAAAAATTTCCTAAAATATCTGCACGTGAATTTATTAAGTCCTTGAGCTAAATATTAACATCCCAGTTAATTGAGGCTCAAATTGGACAGCAATAAAGACATAAACGCATACAAAGATAAAATCAACTCAGTAAGTCCAAGTTTTTGCTTGGCCAAATGGAAACAAGTTACATTACACTTACAACTTGGACAAACTCATAGCTGTCATCACCCAGTGACACATAAAATTCCCTTAGAGGAAATCAAAGTTGATGCCAGTGCATTACATAATACTAAGTTCAAAAAAGAACAGCGTAAGCAGATGCTGGAAGGTACCAGACCTGCCGAGTGTGACTACTGCTGGAACGTAGAGGATAGTAGTTCGGCTGCTATCAGTGACCGTATCTATAAAAGCTATGATGCTTGGGCACAACCCTATTTTGATCAAGTTAAAAACGCACCATGGGATCAAAATATAAATCCCAGTTACTTAGAAGTAAGTTTCAGTAATGTCTGCAATTTTAAGTGTAGCTATTGCAGCCCGCAGATCAGTAGCATGTGGATGGAGGAAGCCGAAAAATATGGAGCTTATCCAACCAGCGGCCGCTTTAATGATATTACTTGGATGAAGCAGTCGGGCCAGATGCCTATACCACACAGTCAAGTTAATCCTTATGTTGAAGCATTTTGGGAATGGTGGCCCAGTGTTTATCCTGAACTAAAACATTTTAGAATTACTGGTGGAGAGCCGCTGTTAAGCAAGGATACTTTTAAAGTTCTAGACTACATTATCGAAAATCCTAATCCCGAGATTGATCTCAGTGTCAACACTAACCTTTGTGTACCGCCGCAAATATTTGAACGCTTTATAGAAAAAATTAAAATTATCTGCGGCGAAAAGAAAGTCAAAAAGTTTAAGGTCTTTACCAGTTGTGACACCTACGGAGTACAGGCCGAATATATCAGAGATGGCTTAGATTATAACTTATGGCTGACTAACCTTCGTCGCATACTTCGCGAAGTGCCAAATTGTACCATGACAATTATGTCAACTTATAATGTTCTTAGCATACCTAACTACATAAAGTTTCAGCAGGATGTCTTTGACGTTAAGTCAGAGTTTGGCGGCCCTAATGGTCTTCAATGTCCTCTAGTGCTAGATGTGCCTTATCTGCGTTATCCAGCACATCAAAGTATACTGTATGTGTTGCCACAAACCTGGGCCAAAGAATATATTTTCGATCAAGTTACTTTTATGTATAGACACTTGGAAAATAAGGAATGGGCTGGCACTAATAATAGAGGCTTTGTAAAAACAGAAGCAGAAAAGTTCCGCAGACTCTATGACTTAGTTGCCAATAAAACAGCACAACCTAATGACAGACTTTATCAAAAAGACTTTGTGGCATTTGTTGATGAGCACGATCGCAGAAGAGGCACAAACTTTTTAGCAACATTTCCAGAGTTTGAAAAATATTATTGGCAGTGGAAAAATGACTGAACACTTTACCAGCATATATAAAATAGGTAGTTATGCTACGAATCATCATGTGCTAGCAAATCATAAGACCGCAGTTTGTTTGAGCGGGCAACTTAGAACTGCTGTTGAAGTTGCGCCTGTTATAATGAACTTTTTTAGATTTATTCCGGCGGAAGTTGACTTTTATATACACACTTGGACCACCGAATCATTGGGCCTGCATGATTTAAATGGTAGACCTAAGTCTATAGCTAATATTTTAAAACCAGTCGGCGACGAAAAACTACAGCAAGTACTAGACATTTATAAACCCATTTTATATCGAGTTGATGATTGCGAAAAATATCAAGAAGAATATAAAGTATATATAAAACAAAAATATGGCACTTGTTGGGCTAGCATTCCTATGTTTCAAAGTTTATGGGAATGTAATAATCTAAAAAAGAAGACAGAAGAAAAATTTAATCAAAAGTATTGGCGTGTTATAAGAATGCGATTTGATCAAATTTTTAGAAAAGAACACTCATGGGAATATGAAAAAGCATTCATGAGCACTAAAGATCAATACCTTTATGTTTGCGATCATTATAATAGACTACCAGATGGTGTTGAAGATATAGCTTGGTACGGTACTTCCGAACTCATGGACCAAGTATGCCATTTTGCAGAAGTTCGCGCCAGTGTTGACGGTAATAACAGTGATTGGCAAACTCATCATATGATGTATTGTATTGAAAACAAAATTCCTGTAAAGACTTGGAAGGATAATACTATGATGATATATAGAGATCATCACCATGAAACTTTAAAAGTAAGTCCCATGGACATTGACAATGTATTGAGGTTACCATGAAAATAGCACTATGTTACAGCGGCCAGCCACGCACCTGGCGCAAATGTCAAGAAGGTCATATAAAATTCATTGACCGATTAAAATCTCACTTTGGTGCTGAAGTTGATGTGTTTTGCCATGCATGGGATTTTAACACGCTGCCACACGCATTATTAGCTAAACCTGGCGAAGAAAATAAACCCGACTTTCTTCGAGTTACAGCTGAAATGCTGTCTGAAGAAGAAAAGGCAGAAATAATACAAGCTTATAAACCTAAGAGTTTTCTTTTTGAGAATCAAGCCATTAGCAAACAAAAAAATCTCGATCTATATTTTAACGCACTAAAAAATATTAATGAACATGGCTCAGCCAGCATTGAATTCGCTGGCAGTCAGTTTTATGCTGTTATGCGATCAGCAGCATTAAAGAAGAAATATGAGTTTGATAACGATTTTCGTTATGATATGTGCATTAGAATTCGTTACGACTTACAACTAAACGATCATCAAACTAACTGGTTTTTCAGCCACGAAAATACTGATGCAAGGCGACCAAGATATAATACATTTTATGCTTGCCACATAGCAAAAGATCATGATCAATTTCCATATCATAGATTAGGTGATGCATTTTGGTATGCTGACAGTGTAACATTTGATAGAACTTGTGATTTTTATCGATGGATTCCAATCATTGGAACTAGAAGTTTTAATGGTAGTCAAATTAAAACCGAAAATGTTTTGTATTTTTATGCCAAAATGTTAAGGATGAGTGTGTATCCATTGACATTCGATCCTAAACTATGTAGACAAGATGATTATCTCGAACAAAGAGTAAAAGCCGGACTAGACGGGGAGTTACAATCAAATGACGTCATTTAGTGATATACCAGAACCTAAAGATCCTTATCGAATAGCAGTTTGCTTTAGTGGCCAACCGCGCCATTGGCGAACTGCTGAAAAAAATATTAAACAGTTTTTTGATTTTAAAGGAATACGCCACCCTAATACTAGCCAATATATACAAGTTGATTACTTTATGCATACTTGGAATATTAACACTTGGCGTAAACCTAGAACCCATCATCATGAATTTGAAGAAGTCGAGCATAATGACAATGCTGATCTAGTTGCAGCATTTAACCCAGTGGCACACGAAATCGAAAAGTTTAATAGAGACAAATTACCTCGTGCTTGGGATCCTATGTTCTATAGTTTTGCAAGAAGTTTAATCCTCAAGCGAGAACATGAACTAAACAATCAATTTGAATATGATATGGTTGTAAAGGCAAGATTAGATACTGTGTATCCTAATGTAATGAAATTTCCTTTGTCTAAACTATGGCCTGGAGTTTGTTACACGGTGACGCCGATATCAAAGTTTCCTAGCGAGTTTAATTACAATAATTTTGATGATGTTATGTTTTATGGCGACAGCAAGACTATGGATCTTGTAGGAGATATTTACGACACTTATAAAATACTTCATAATCCTGATGCATTAGCAAAAAATGAATCATCGGTAAATACTGATCCCACAATGTGGTATGGCCCCGGCTGTATGCTTTATGAACATCTAACAAATCTTAGTATACACCCCGACGGTTCTCGAGGATTTGAATATGCAGTAGTTAGAAGCACAGCAGTTGACGCTGGCCTAGATGGCCTAGATGATTACATGGAAATAAGGAAAAAATATTTTGAATGGTATATCTAAGAGCCTATTAGATTCTGTTACAATCGAATCTAGTAAAAAATCATCGCCGTTGGAAATTATTTGCGACGGCGATAGCTGGGTGTTTGGCAGTGAAATAGTTGACCCTGAAATAACTAAGAAACATGCAGAAGGCGTACATCCAGGCGTATATGATTTTGAAGAAGCCAACGACGCTTATCGCCGTCCCAAAATATTTTCTACGCATTTGTCCAAACTTCTAAATGCCAACGTCATTAATCTAAGTTGGCCAGCCGACGACAATGGCAGTATACTACGTAGAACAATTGAATTTATCACCAATGAATATATTGCTAAGAATCGCCCTACTGATAATTTGTTAGTAATTGTAGGATGGAGCAGTCCTGAACGTAATAGCTTTTGGTATAAAGATGAAAAGATCAGCATGAACTTCAGACTATGGCCACAAGTTAGACATTTTGACTCTGTGCAGCAGGAAAAGTTCTGGGAACTATATGTTCCCTATCTATGGCATCCCGAAGAATATATTCCTCGATTTATTTTTAATGTAGTGCAGTTACAAAATTTTTGTCAAGCATACAATATTAAATGGATGTGTTTTAATAGTTTTTATCAAACCCCTGCAGCCAATGTTCGGCAATGGTATGATCTGGATATACGAAAAGAACTAGAAAACCTAAAATCAAAACTGCATGGTTATCAATATCAACAAACAAATAATCCTACAGCCAGAGATGTTAGAATGATAGATTATACCGCCTTATGGGATACTGTTGATCCCGTTAGGTTTTACAAAAAAGATAAACCGCAAAATACGTTTAAGAGTTATATCGAAAGCCCTGACAGTGGAGTTAAAGATGTATTTTGCGGATGGCACCCTGGCCCCGAAAGTCACGAAGCATGGGCTTATGAATTAGTTCGTTATATGAGAGAAAATAAAATCATATGATAGATACATTATATGTCAATGGTTGTAGTTGGACAGCAGGCAATGAACTAGAACAGTCTCCGGAATATTTTAACTATATTCACGGGTTAGGCATGGCCATTGAAAATCCCGATGATCCTTTTAATTGGAATATTATCGACAACCGAGGTTATGTTGTTGGTCGATTTGATGATTATTATAATCTATTCAATTGGGCAGGAAAATTACAAAAAAATCTCAGCGTCCCTAATTTAATAAATCATGCATTAGGCGCGGCATCCAATCGTCGCATACTTAGAACAACTATAAAGTATCTCAGGGAAACAGATATAGAACAATTAAGAAAAACTTTTGTAGTTATCGGATGGACAGTTAGTGCTCGCAACGAATTGTATATTGAACGACCCGGCGGTGCTGCCTGGCAAGTATTCAATCCCACACAACAATTCAGCACAACTTATGATAGAAGAATTTTTACCACAGAAGAAGATTTAGCTCGTCTGGATGATTTTCAAAAATTTCACACAGCCTATGTCTATAATGATTATTCGGGTGTGTTTGATTATTTTCAATGCACATACTTGCTCAGTAACTTGTTAGAAAACCTACAAGTTCCATATTTGTTTTTCAACGCATTACCACCATGGTGGGCAGCAGGCCAGGATCAAACACAATGTGATATTCTTGCTGAGTTTCCAAGGGAGTTAGAATGGCATACAAGTCATCCCAATGTTCTGCACTACAACGACAATATGTATGGCTTTATAGCTGATAACAATTTTAAGTTAGGTAAGTATTTGCATCCTCTTTCTGACGGCCATGCTGCGTGGGGAGATTATTTAACTGAGGTAATAAAATCTAAATTATGACAACACTATGGGTTTATGGTTGTAGCTTTAGTGAGCCTTTTGGTATAATGCCAGGCGGAGCAGATTTTCATAATGATGGTAGCAGAAATTTTCATGACTATGACTTTTGGGGCACACATTTAGCTAGACGCTTAGGTGTAGAATGTAAAACAAAAAGCCTTAGCGGCATAGGGTGGAACTATATAAATGACAGAATTGATGAAGATATTTTAAAATGGCACAAAGACGATTATATTGTTATCAACCCTAGTTTCTTTGCCAGAGTAACTATAGAAGAATTAGTTCAGCGAGATAGTCAAACGGAATTGGCACATAAAATGCAATCGTGGAACTATATCTTTAATCATAACGAAGGCCGGTGGCGCAGAAAAATTGCAACATTACAGCATTTTGGATTTCATCGAGTGTATACTTGGATAGTTGATCACACACCCAATGTCAATGAAGTTAAAAATTTAATTACAGTGGATGGATATCAAAACTGGAAAGACTGGTTAGATCAACATAAAGAATATTGGATAGATCCTGACTTTAATCCTCCGCACGGAGATTGGCATTTCAATCCAGCAGGGCACAGAGCAGCCGCAGATAAAATGTATGAGTTTATAACACGATGACTAGTGCTGTAATAGTTTCTGGTGTGCTTCGTGAAATGACCAATGCTGCTTCAAGTTGGCAGTTTAAGGGTGATTATTTTTTGCACGTGGATAATGAAATCGTTGCACCGCAGTCTTTTGACACAATAGGAACTGCCAGCGAAATCATTGATCATGAAGTAAAGAATTGTGGAATTAAATTTGTATCAGTTACTTTAGACACAGATACCAGTAGAAAATTTTCAACCGATCAAATTAAAAAATATCATGGCATTGCAAGACATGCTATGCTTAATATGACTTGGCGTTGGAAATCGGTATTCCAACAAATAAAGCTTTATCATAAAGTCAATAACTATAGCAAAGTTCTTATCCTAAGACCGGACATATATGTTCATGCTCATGCTCCGTGGGAAGAATATGAAAATTTAATTCCACAAGACAACACTCTTTACGCATTAGCACCTATAGTTCCCGGCACTAGCGACTGGCGTGGTTATCCGACCATGGGAGATGTTATGTTAATGGCTAATATGTCTACCATGGAAAAATTTATTCAGATATACGATTTTCTTCTGTATCATTATGAAGATACTTTATATCGTAACTACGATATACATTCCATAATGGCAAGATTTGTGACTGAAAATAACATTCAAGTTAACGGCCGATTAGGCGAATTATTTTCATTTGCTGCATTGCGCGATAATACAAGAGATATGTTTGAAAATGGTCGATTAAAAGAACAGTATGCTTTTGTAGAACTTCAGAAAAAACAACATGAATGGTGGATTAAAAAATGGAATTTAAAAGAGTAATAGTTTGCGGCGACAGCTTTAGCATTGGCATCGGTTGCCATAACTTAGAAACGGAGCCGTATGGAAGTCTATTACGAAATCATCTTGGTTGTGATTTAATCAATTTAGCTAAAGGTTCTAGCACAAATTTTAGCATATATCTGCAGGCAAAATATGCTGCTGAAAGATTAGCAAATACCAACGATCTAGTCATTGTATCTAATACTAGCTATGATAGAGTTGAGTGGTTTCCTTTAGATTATGATTTTCCTCACGGGGAACTAGAAAACACTGATGTAAATTATCATCAATATCCTCCTTACTTTGATAACGGATATATTGTTAATGGAACTCCGATAGTATTAAATAATCCAATGGCCAATGATCCCGACTATACTGGCGCCATGTATACTGAAAATTATGTAGGGGTCATTGACTATTGGGAAAAATTTGGGTCAACTGGCGTAGAGTCTGCATATTATAAGCGATTTGACACGGAACCCAAAAAAAAGATAAAGGCATTATATGACTTTGCCACTATAGTGCATGAACCACGAATTAATAGGATATATAGTATTGGAGTGTTAACACTAGCACATGAGTTATTAAAAAGAGCGAACGTTAAGCATCTAATATTAACTCATGAGCCCGCATATTACAAAAAATTTATCAATGAGGAAAACTTAGCTAATGTTGATTGGGGTCAACTAAGCTTAGATTACCCCGATGATTTGCCCAGCTGGCATACCAGTCATTTGGGACATGTAAAGGCGTTTGAGATAGTATTAGATAAACTCAAGGAAAATAAATGGATTTAAAACTTGTTAATAAACATTGGGGGCACGAGCTTTGGATTGCCGACGGAGTTAGAACCCCTTATGCTCTTAAGAAGATTTTATTTAAAGCCGGCAACAGAACTAGTTTGCAAGTGCATAGAGAAAAAATGGAAACCACGTATGTATTAAGTGGCACAGGCAAGCTTTATCGCAGTAAAGAAATCATTGATATTGATGGATTTCTTGAAAAAGGCATGACCGATGAAGAAGTTCTAAAATATGAACACACATTTGATGTTATTGATTTGTTTGAAGGTGTAGCTTTTGACGTTAAACCTGGATACGTGCATCGTGTAGTAGCTACTACGGACTTGACTTTTATCGAAGCCAGCACTATTGAACTAGACGATGTTATTAGATTACAAGACGACAAGGGTCGTAAGCATGGCAAAATCGCGCATGAGCATGAATAATACTGTAATTATCCCTACTGCTGGTTTAGGCAGTAGAATGGGAAACTATACTAAAAACCTTAATAAGGCTTTGTTGCCTTATCTTAATAAACCGGTGCTGAGTCATATAATCGAGCAGTTTCCCAAAGATACTCATTTCATTATACCAGTAGGATATCTAGCGCAACAAGTTAAAGACTTTTGTCAAATCGCCTATAGTGATAGACATATAGAATTTATTGAGATTGATGATTGGACAAGTCCTAAATCCGGCACTGGTTATAGTGTATTACAGTGTAAATCTGCCGTTAATAAACCATTTTGGTATGTGACTTGTGATACATATTTTGATCAAGCTGTTTTAGATAAAGTGCAGGATCGCGACTGTTATTTTGTAAAGCATGTTCCCGAAGATATATCTGCTCTTTATACAATGTTTAAAATCGCCGAGGACAATACAATAGAGGATATTACTTTTAAACAACGTCAATCTAGTAATTGGGCTGCATGGACTGGCCTCATGTATATTCATAATTGGCAACGATTTTTTGATGATTTGACTGCACATAACGGCACAGAGTTTATACCAATCATTCGTCGAGGTAGCGACATTGCTACATTAGATACGTGGCTCGACTTTGGCAGTGCGGATCAATATACCACAGCATTGAGTAAAAGTCAAAAGTTTGATTTTAGTAAAACGGACGAAGTAACTTATATTTGCAATAATCGTGTAGTTAAGTGGTGGCTAGATGCTTCGACATCTAAAAAGAAATATGAAAAATTTCAAGCCAACCTTGATGTTTTTCCTGCAAATTGCCAGTATGTGGGCAATTATATGGCCTATGATTTCCATCCAGGACAGACTTTATATAATTTTGACGATCCTTCTATATTTCCAAAATTTCTTGATTGGTTAAAAACAAATCTCTGGCAACCCGTTGATATGGATTTGCAAGAGGCTTGCAATGATTTTTACAAGACAAAAACTTTAAATCGAATTAATAAATTCTTGGAAAAATATCCTGGACTTTCAACCGTTGAATATGTTAATGGATTAAAAGTCAATGACTACAAATATTATTTAGATAAAATTGACTGGGACTGGTTATCAACAAGTTATGCTGCTGGATTTATACACGGTGACTTGCAATTTGACAATGTTATCATTGACGACAACCTATCATTCAAAGCCATTGATTGGAGACATGAGTTTGCCAGGGTAGTTGAATACGGAGACATTTACTATGATCTTGGTAAAATTCTAGGCGGATTTATAATTAATTATTCTGATATTAAAAAACACAATTTTACTTTTGAGATTAACGGTGATTCTGTAACTATCGGTGTGCCTAGTATCAATCATTCGGATGTTTATCAAAAACAATTAAAAGAGTTTGTCACTGAACAAGGATTAGACTATAAAAAAGTGCAAACATTAGTTCCAATTATATTTTGGAACATGAGCCCGTTACATACAGCACCTTTTGATTTGTTTTTATGGTATTTAGGTATTAAACTTTTTCAGGAATTAGAAAATGCAAACTATAGTTGAAAACTTAACCAGGGATTATTTTCGTGCGTTTAGCAACAAAGATTCTGCCGAACTAAAAAGAATGTTCGACGAAAATATCCAACTTATTGACTGGGATGTAAATTATACTGGTCGCAGCTTAGTTTTAGAATTTAATCAAAAACTATTTGACTCTGTAGGAAATATACAAGTAACTCCCAGTCTAATCGCAGTTTATGGCACAACATCTATGTCAAAAATTCTTGTTGAAGTTGACGGTAACGCATTGAAGGTAGTAGATATTGTTACCTTTAATAGTGAAGGTAAGATTGTTAAAATAGAAGCATATAAGCAATGAAAAAATTTATAAGTCTAAGTCAGTATCCCGGTAAAACCGGTCAGTATTTTTACAATAAATTTTTTGAACACTACAACATTGATGCAGTATATGAATCTCGCGGCACTGAGAATTTAGGACAAAGTATTGTTTATGCCCTTGAGGAAGGTGTTTCGGGCATTAGTATCAGTATGCCTTATAAAAAAGAAATACTTGGCATGTTAGATAACAGAACAGGATATGTCGACATATATCAAAGTTGTAACACTGTCGTTGTCGACGATAAAAAACTAATAGGCCATAATGCTGATTTAGCTGGTGTTGAATGGGCCTGCAAACAAATTCATGATGTTGACCGTATTACTATATTAGGTTCGGGTGCAATGGCCAGTATGTTTATAAAATTTCTAGAAGAAGAAAATTATGGCAAAATTAACATCGCAGCTAGAAAATTAGGAACCTGGGCAAATAAAGATTTGCCAACGGACGTTATTATCAATGCTACTGCACTTGGAACAGCCAGCACTGACAGTCCTTACGAACTTTTGCCCCAAGGTGTAAAATTGGTCATTGATTTGGCCATTAAAGATAATACTTTAGCCGAACAATGTAAGACAGCGGGCATTAAATACTTGTCTGGAATAGAATTTTACAAGCAACAATTTTTGTCACAGTTTAAGATTTATACTGGCATTACGGCACCAGGAGAATTATTCGATGAGTTCCACAGACAATATTAAAAAATTTAAATTGGGCTTTGGTCCAATGAGTCGCGAGATTATTACAATCCTAGCCGATTACACTAAAGAAAAATATTATCCACTAATGATTATTGCCAGCAGAAATCAAGTAGATTTTGATTCTGGTTATGTATGCACGACTAAAGAACTAGCTGAACAGTTGCGATCATATCGCGGTGATAATTTATTGTTGTGTCGCGATCATTGTGGTCCATATTTTAGTGATGCTGACAGAAACTTAACTTTAAACGAAGCAGTTGTTCGTTGTAAAAAAACAATTCAAGAAGACATTGAAAACGGCTTTGACTTAATTCATATCGATGTTAGTAGAGTAAAAGATGATCCTTTGGCTGTGGCCACTGACCTTATTGATTTTACACTGGGCCTTAATCCTGACATCATGCTTGAGTTTGGCAGTGAAGATAACACAGGTATTGATTTAAACAGCAGCTTGGGCAGAATTGACAGTCAGCTGGAATTTTTGGCCAAATACAGTAAAAATGTTAAATTTTTTGTAACACAAACCGGCAGCTTAACCAAGTCACATCAACGCGGAGTATTTGACATTGGACATAATCGTCAAGCAAAGTTACAGATCAATAACGCTGGATTTTTATTTAAAGAACACAACGCTGATTACTTTACTGAAAACGATATCAATTTAAGAGTACAAGCAGGCATTGACAGTTTGAATATTGCTCCGCAGCTGGGAAAAATTCAAACAGATTTATTGAAGGAATTTGCTCCAAAAGACCTTTGGGAAAAGTTTGCCGATTTAGTCTATTCCCAAGGATACTGGTATCGCTGGGTTGAAGATGGTGTTACTGATCGCGATGTTGCAGTTAGTGTCAGCGGCCATTATTGCTTTGCCAGCAAAGAATACATAGATATTATTGCCGCCATTGATGCAACACAATTCAACTCAGAATTAAAATCTCGCATCAACAACATTCTGAAGTTATATAGAAACTTTGACAGTGAGTTTGATGAAGAAGAAGCCGACTTTCAACGCAGACTGCAAGAACGACTAGCTGAATTAAGAAAACGGGATCCTTTTATTTACAGATGAACATTTGGGGAATAAGTGCCAACAGTCATGATGCTGCCGTTAGCGTTTGGCATGATAAAGAATTAAAATTTGCAGCACATAGCGAACGTTACAGCGGCATCAAGAATGACGGCCATTTGTGCCAAGGCCTTATAAGGGACGCCGAACAATTCGGTCGCCCGGATTTGATCGTTTGGTATGAAAGTCCATTTCTTAAAACTCTACGGCAATTTACTGCTGGCCAAGGTTGGCTGAAAAAAGAAAACGACATTAAGTCATATTTACATCAATACAGTTTATATGCTCCGCTAAAAATACAACGACATCACGAAAGCCACGCTGCTGCCGGCTATTACACTAGTGGATTTTCAGATGCTACGGTAGTTTGTATCGACAGTATTGGTGAATTTGAAACGCTAACAGTTTGGCAAGGCCGAGGCAATAACTTAACAAAGTATTACAGTCAAAGTTATCCCCACAGCGTAGGACTTTGGTTTAGTGCTATGACACAACGCTGTGGCCTAAAGCCCAACGAAGAAGAATATATTCTAATGGGCATGGCCGCTTACGGTGATCCTAATAGACTTAAGGCAGCAATATATGAAGACTTCTTTAAGAAGATAGCTGGTCCTAATATTAAATTCAAACGCAATTTACACAAAGGTTGCCCAGACTGGCGCTTAGATTTGCTGCGGCAGCAAGATATCTACGACATTGCCGCAGCCACACAGCAAATATACACAGAACTGCTACAAGGTATTAGCACATGGGTCCAAGCAAGATTGTCCAGCAAGAATTTAATCGTCATGGGAGGCTGTGCTCTTAACTGTGTAGCCAACAGTGAAATAACTGGAGACTGGGATAATGTTTGGATCATGCCTAATCCCGGTGATGCTGGCAGTAGCATCGGTGCTGTCTGTGCTTACTTTGGCGAACATGTTGCTTGGCCTGGCCCATATTTAGGTTACGATTTAGGCAGCAATTATCCTGTTGACAGAACCATTGAAGTTTTGCAAAAAGAAAAAATTGTTGGCATAGCGTCTGGTCGAGCAGAGTTTGGACCAAGAGCATTAGGGCATCGTAGTCTATTGGCAGATCCACGCGGCCCCGAGATTAAAGATACTGTCAACGCCATTAAGCGCAGACAAAAGTTTAGACCATTTGCGCCTGCTATACTGGAAGAGCATGTACATGAATATTTTGATATGCCCAAAAATATTAATGCCAGCCCTTATATGCAGTTTGTGGCAAAATGTAGACAGCCCAAACTGTTTCCTGCTATAATACATGCTGACGGCACTAGTCGAGTTCAAACTGTCGGCAAAAATGATAGTCCGGGTTTCAGAAAATTACTAGAAGATTGGTATAGTTTAACTGGATGCCCTATGCTACTGAATACAAGTCTTAACATTAAAGGCATGCCAATGGTTAATAATCTTAACGATGCTCGGGATTTTTACACCAAATATAATGTTCAAGTATTAACATGATTAAGATAGATAAAAGCATAGTAGAAAATATAACTTGGGAACAGGATCCCGATAACTTTGACCGAAGACTTCACGCACTCGGGTCAGGTAATGACGAGTTTGTCGTTGTTAATCCTAAGTATGATCCATGGATTTTAAACTATATTGACCCAACAGAAATTGACAGCGACGGATGTGTAGTTTGGGCTATTGATAACTTATGGCTGGTGAAAAAATTTAAGAGCTCATGGAAAGAATCACACGGCTGGCAGTTAGTTCATTGTGAATTAGATATAGAAAAGACAGTTGAATTTAACGAAGATGTCAAATTCCTGAATCAAGCTCTAAGAGAAAAAATAAACAATTATAAAATTAAGATTGAAGATTTGCACAGCGAACATGTTTGGTATGTAGATCCAAAGTTTGTTGATACTGCGGACAAGATTTGGCTAGCCCGAGTTCGAGCAGCTGATGTTGATGTAACAGAATTTATTGACATGGGCGATATTAAGCCTGCGTTAGTTTACAATCCTGATTTACCTAAGATTGATTATGATTTTAAGTTCGACATTCCTTACTATCATCATGACTTTAATTATGAACTAGTATGGAATCTAGACGAGCGATACAATCATGATTCAAGTTCACAATACGACTACGAAGAAAATAAAATTTGGCTAGCAAAATTTATTCCTGACACTGCTACAGGTTACAAGGAAATGGGCACAGCAGGCCCTGTAATTGAATTTAATCACGAAGTTCCTCATGTCGGCTTTAACATTAACTTGTCATTGCCCTATCAGGATTTTGTCTACGAGCATGTATGGTATTTGGACCATAAATTTAATCCTACTAACGATAAGGTATGGGTAGCAAGATTATCCCCTTACAATCCCATTGGCACCAAAGACATGGGCTTTGTAAGACCCATGATTGAATATAATCCTGATGTACCAGAAATAGAATTTGACTTTGACTTTGACTTACCTTACTACGATTTTGACTACAACTATGAAATGGTATGGTATCTCAATCCCAAGTTTAGTGCTGGCCTAGATCATGTTTGGGCTATGCGCTTAAAGCCTAACAACAGTCAGGGTGTCAAGGATATGGGCTATGTGTCGCCTAAGATTATCTATAACAAAGATATTCCGAAGCTTAACTACTATATCACAGACGAAATACCTTACTATGATTTGAACTACGAGCATGTTTGGATGCTGCCAGACGAGCTGCACACAGATGTGGAAAAGATTTGGGCTGCTAAGATAACACCAAGAAAACAGCCCGCCGGTGTTAAAACCATGGGCTATATTGGTGTTGCTCTAGATAATCATGATGTGGTGTTTATCAGCTACAATGAGCCTAATGCCGAAGCCAATTGGCAGCGTGTGCTTGAAGTTTGTCCCAGTGCTAAACGAGTTAAAAATGTCAAAGGCATTTTTGAAGCGCACAAGGCCGCTGCCGAGTTGGCTACTACAGACATGTTCTATGTAGTCGACGGCGATGCAGAGCTTATTGATAATTGGAAGTTTGACTATCGTCCCAATGTGTTCAATATGGACTGTGTGCATTTGTGGACCAGCATCAACCCTATCAATGACTTAGAGTACGGATGGGGTGGCGTTAAACTATTCCCTCGTAAGTTGTTATTAGAAGCTACTACATGGAAAGTTGACTTAACTACCGGACTAGGCAAACTGATTTATATGAACAAAGTTAGTAATGTCAATACATTTAACACTGGTCCGTTTAGCACTTGGCGCAGTGCATTCAGAGAATGTGCCAAGTTAAGTGCCAAAGTAAAACAAGGCATCACTAACGCTAAGGAACAAGAAGATGCTGAAAATAGACTAGAAATATGGACCACAGTAGGTGCAGATCGCCCATACGGTAGCTATGCATTAGGCGGTGCAGTTGCTGGTCGCAATTACGGCGAAAAGTATTTTGACGATCTAGACAAATTAAAATTAATCAACGACTACGATTGGATGTCACATGAGTTTAATGAATTCTATAAACACCAGTAATATTAATAATTTAACTAACACTAATCTTCGTCTTAGGGATATACCTGTAGTATTCTTAAGTTACGACGAACCTAATGCTGACGCTAATTTTGAAAGACTGCAAGCCACTCATCCTAATAAAAACTTAGTACACAGAGTTCATGGGGTCAAAGGATTAGATGCCGCTCACAAAGCCTGTGCTCGTTTTGCAGAAAACAATAGATTTTTTACAGTGGATGGCGACTGCTTTGTTGATCCTAGCATATGGCGTCAGACTATCGAAGTGCCTGAAAGTGAAAGTAAGTCAACATTCAGCTGGAGCAGTCGTAATATTGTCAACGGCCTAGTCTATGGCAACGGCGGAGTTAAGCTTTGGTATGCTCCTTATGTCATGAGTATGCGTACACACGAAGCAGCCACCAAAGACGACAACGACAACAATGTAGACTTCTGCTGGGACTTTGACAATTACAAGCAAATGAACAACACCTACGGCACTGTCATGAACAATGCCAGTGCATTCCAAGCATTTAGAGCAGGATTCCGCGAAGGTGTTAAGATGGGTCTAGATCAAGGACATAAAGTTAAAGTAGAAGACTTTAATCACAAGATGTATCCTGGTAACTTTGCTCGTTGGCTCATCTGGATGACAGTAGGTCGCGATGTTGAAAATGGTGCTTGGGCGATTTACGGTGCAAGACTGGGTGCCTATAACTTATACATTGAAAACTTTGATCACAGTCTAATCAGCGACTATGACTGGTTTAAGAACTATTGGGCTGACATCGAAGAGCTAACTACAGATCCCGATGAAGACAGTCACAGAGTTATGGAAGCATTAGTTAAAGAACTCAACTTACCTTTAGTTGAACTAGATGCTGATCAAAGTCGTTGGTTCAAACATGTTAACATTAATCCTCCTAAAAACTTTGGTTGGCCTGCAATGCTAAATCATAGTGCATTGCCTTTATTTGGATTTACACTACCTAGATATTAATATGACAATACCTGTTTACTTTTTATACACCGACGAAACTGACAAATATCAAAATTTTGAACAATTAAAGTCCAAAGTACCGCATGCTATGCCTGTGTCTGCACCCGGTAACATTTTTGAAAGTCACAAATATCTAGCCGAAAATTGCCCAGTAGATCGTTTCTATGTGGTAGATGGCGACTCCTGGATAGTGGATAGCTTTAACTTTGACAAAATCATTGACCTAAAGCCCAAGAGTGTAGCAGTATTTCGCGCTAAGAATCCTGTGAATGGTCTAGTATATGGCCATGGCGGCATCAAATTGTTTAGTAAAGATTGTTTTAGTGCTGAACGATTAGATCGGCCAGACATGACTACTACATTAGCAGATAGTTATATTAAAGTAAATGTTCTAGCCAGCGAGCATAGATTTAATTATAATCCTTATGCAACATGGCGCACAGCATTTAGAGAAGCAGTTAAACTCAGTGCCGGCATTAACAAAAACAATAACGATCAAGAAAGTTTAGATAGACTTAATATGTGGCTCAATGCTGGCCTAGAATCTAAACACGGATATTTTTCTATTCACGGCGCAAGGGCCGGCGAATTATATGCTGCTCAACCAGGCAATAATATTAACTTAGTTAACGACTTTAAATGGTTAGAAACTAAATTTATGGAGTGGTTAGGTGTATAATTACAACGACATCGAAGTCGTTCATTTAGAAATGACAGAAGCATGTAATGCTTCTTGTCCTATGTGTGCAAGGAACTTAAATGGTGGAGACATTAATCCTCATCTTAATAATCGTGAACTTAGTATCAGCGATGTTGAACGTATATTTCCAGTAGATTTCGTCAAGCAGCTAAAACGCATTTACATGTGTGGCAACTACGGCGATCCTGCTGTAGCAAAAGATACACTAGAAGCATTTGCTTACTTTAGGCAACAAAATCCAGACTTGTTCTTAAGTATGCATACCAATGGTTCAATGAAGAAGCCCGAATGGTGGACAGAACTAGCACAAGTAATTGGGCGTAAGGGTTATGTAGTGTTTGGCTTAGATGGCCTAGAAGATACTAATCACTTGTATCGTCAGGGCACTGTATGGTCTAAGATCATGGACAATGTTCGAGCCTTTATTGCAGCAGGAGGCAGAGCTCGGTGGGACTTTATTGTATTTGCTCATAATGAACATCAAGTTGAAGCTGCCGAACAGTTAAGTAAAGATATGGGCTTTGAAAAGTTTCAGTTTAAAAAGTCCGCAAGATTTTTCAGCAATACAAAAGCTCAAACGAAAGACGTGCATCAAGCACAAAATCGCAAAGGCCTAACTACCTTACTGCAAGCACCGACGAATCCCAAGTATCGTAATGCTGTACTAGATCAACTTAAGGCTGCTGCTAATCCTGCCAACGCACAGGCTATTACAGTAGACAACGTAGTTACAGTAGACAAACTAGTTGACTTACAGGGTCTGCAAAGCTTTAGCATTGATCCCGCTAAGAAGAAACCAGTAGAACACATTTGGGACGAGGCAGTAATTGACTGTAAAGTGGCCAAAGAAAAGAACTTGTACATTACTGCCGAGGGCGTAGTGCAACCTTGTTGTTGGCTAGCAGGTCAAATGTATGTTTGGTATTATAAAGAAAAAAGTGCTCAGGTTTGGAAGTTTATCGACGAAGTTGGTTTAGATAATTTAAATGCTAAAAATCATAGCCTTGAACAAATTATCAACGGCGACTACTTTCAGCGTGTAATTCCCGACAGTTGGAACAAGTCTAGTTGTGCCGAAGGCAAAGCCGCAATGTGTGCCAAAATTTGCGGAACTAAATACGATGCCTTCAAGGAGCAATTTTCATAATGGATTCTATTAGTTGTGATTTATTGTATAGAAATTATGATATTAGTTTACATAACGGACAATTTAGTCATTGCTGTAGATTTAAGGGAATATCAGTAAGTCCTTCAGAATTAAATAATTTAGGATATCGCTATTTCAACGAAAATTCTGAAACTTTACGGGCCCGCAGTGACTTAGCTAATGGAATACAAACGCCTAGATGTCAGGATTGTTGGGATAACGAAGGGAAAAATCTTCCAAGTTGGCGCTTGATTAAAAGTAACAGAATTAAAGATAATGAACTTTATCTCAATATTCAATTAAGTTCATTGTGTAATCAATCTTGTTTTTATTGTTTACCCGAGTCTAGTAGCACAATAGCCAAATACGGATCATGGATACATACTAGCACCGCAGAAGTTCGAAACACTACTAAAAGTAATTATACTCCAGCATCGATAAGTTTTCAAACTGTTATTGACTTTGTAAAAAATTTAGATCAATCAGTCGAACAATTAAATCTCAGCATCTCCGGTGGAGAGCCTTTTCTATTAGAAGATTTTGAAGATAATATGGTCGAGTTGGCCAAAGTCTTCTTGTTTACCAATGATGCCAGACAAGTATCCATAGTAATATCAACTAATACTAATACAAAACCCGGAAAGGTTATGGATTTTTACGATAAATTTAATCAATTAAATTTAAAACATAGAATTACATTTGGTATTGTTTCTAGTCTAGAAAATATTGAAGAGCGAGCAGAATATGTAAGGGATGGATTGATTTGGTCCAATTTCGAAGAAAACTTTAAAATTCATCACAGTATGGCTGATGCATCGAGTATACGACTAACTATGAATCCCTTTTCGGTAGTAAAAATTACTGAATTTTTTAAATATTTCATGGGCTATAGTAATGTTAAGTTTAATTACAATTACCCGTTTCAGAATTTTCTCAGAATGGAAGTATTAGACAAAAGATTTAATTATGAATTAGAAAGGTTAAATCAATATATTACAGCAGAAGATGTTGGCCATAGATTTGAAAAACAATTTTACAAATTCTTACCTGACATGATTAAAGACGACAAAGATAATGCAAGGTTGTTTAAACGAGCGATAACTAATATTGATACAATTAAAAATAAAAACTGGCGAACAGTATTTCCTGAATACATAGAATGGTTTGATGCCATTGAATAAATCATGACTTCGATATATTGCTCGGAATTAAACAATTCATACGACATTAATTTTAATCAAAACAAATTTAGTCATTGCTGTAAGTTCATTCCGATAATAGTTGAAGAATCAGAAGTTCAACGATTACAGCACAAATACTTTGATAATAACAGGGAAACTGTTAAAGCCCGCCAGGATCTTGCTAGTGGGGTGCAAACTAGTAGATGCAACGATTGTTGGCGACAAGAAAATAAAAATTCAGTCAGCTGGCGTCAGCATAAAAACTTAGGTGCTAACGAAAATTTAGTTACTATAAATTTACAATTATCCAACCTTTGTAATCAAACCTGCTTTTACTGTAGCCCTGACTATAGCACAAGTATTGTTAGTTTAGGTCAGTGGCTGCACAGTGATTCGGTTGCTGTTTACAGTATTATACCCAGAAAAAACTATTCGTCAATTACTATTCAACATATAGCAGACTTTATTAAAGACCTGCCTGAAAATATTAGAGCAATTGATTTTGGTATTACAGGTGGCGAGCCGTTTATAGTTGAAAATTTTGAAGATGATGTAATAACACTTGCCCGAGCCTTCTTGGACAAGAACGTAGAAAATACAATTAGCATTGGAATATCTACAAACGGTAACACAAAAAGTTCCAATATCCTAAAGTTCTACAACAACATAAAAGAGTCTGGCCTTAAGGATAGAATAAAAATCACTGTTATCCTTAGTATAGAAAATTTAGAAGAGCGTGCCGAATATGTTCGTGATGGATTAAACTGGATAACATTTGTTGAAAACTTTAAAATACATCACAGCATGGCTGATAAAACTAATATCAGGATGACATTTAATGCGTTTACAATCGTAAAGATTGTGGATTTTATCAAATACTTTGGTAATTACAATGTAAATTTTTTATACAATTACACTCATCAACAATTTTTCAGACCCGAGATATTAGATCAGAGATTTAATTCAGAATTAATTTCTCTGGACAACTATATTCGCCAAGCCAACATAGATCACAAGTTTGAAGGAAATTTTCATAAAAATCTACAGGGCATTTTACTCAATGATGTTAACAATGCCGAAAAGTTCCGACACGCCATTACACAGCTGGATCTAATTAAAAAAAGAAATTGGAGAACTGTATTTCCAGAATACATTAATTGGTTTGACAAATGTTAGAATAAATATTCGACACTATAAAACATACTATGGAAATTGGAAAATGGTTCCCGCCTCAGGGCAAAACAGTTTGTCTCCAAAAATGGAGTCAAGTCAGCTTATATCTTTGGGAAAATAAAAGCAGCAGTTGTCATAGAAATCAAAATGCTGATATCCCCGATGACTATGATTTTCACAATACTGCACCTGTAGTTTTGCACAGAGAAAAAATGCTGCGCGGCGAATGGCCCAGTGACGGCCGCGGCTGTGAACATTGCAGGGACCAAGAACTAGCTGGTGGCATGAGCGACAGAGTTAACTTTCTAAGCCGACCTGATAATAAAAAATATGTGCCCGTTGAACTGTATCAAAATCCTTCCTTGACCAGAGTAAAACCTACTCAGCTTAGTGTACACTTTAATAACAAATGTAACTTAAAATGTTTGTACTGCGGCCCCAATCTCAGCAGCGCCTGGGTCAAAGAAGAATGGAAATACAGCCAGGGCAAGACCTATGACTTTGATCCCTGGGAATTAGACGCCACTTACAAGCAAAGGTTAGAAAAATTCTACAAGTGGATGGAAGAAAACTACAGTAGTTTAAAGGCCTTTGATATATTAGGCGGCGAACCATTCATTCAAACAGAATGCTTTGATTGTATTGATTGGATGATTGCTCATCCCAATCCCAATGTTGACGTTGAAATATACAGCAATATGCAAATTAAGCCTGAGTTGTTTAGACGCAACATGGAAAAGATTCGTAAATTAGCCGGCACAGTAGAGCGTGTACAAATTATAGCCAGTATTGATTGTTGGGGGCCTGCCAGCGAATATGTAAGATACGGTCTAGACTTGGCAACGTTTGAAGAAAACATGAACTACCTTGTTTACGAATGCCCCGAAGTGCATCCTGGCATGAACTGGACAGTTAGTGCATTGAGTATTCCTTATATTGCTGATCTTGTTAGAAAAGTTATCCATTGGCAAAAACAGCGTTTAATTTCAGTTAATTATAACAAATGTATTGATCCAAAATATTTAGATCCACATATTATGCCAAGCGGAACGTATACAAAATATTTTGACGAGTTGATTGAGCTTAATAAAATTATGTACAAATATGATCCTGTAGCTCAAGAATACACTAAAGGAATTTTCAGTGAAATTGAAAATAGTCGTAGTCAGCCATACAACAACATATTATATTTGAAAAAGTTTTTAACTACAATGGACAGCCGTCGCGGAACTGACTGGAAGCAAACTTTCCCTTGGTTAGTTGATATAAAATGAAAATATTCAATGATACAAATAGATTTGTCGTTGACTGGACACTAAACAGCTTATGCACTTATCATTGCAGCTATTGTCCGCCAATGTTTCATCGCGGCCAAAATTTTATTTACAGTAGGGAAGATGATCAAAAAATAATTGACAATTTCTTACATAAGCTTTATCAACAAGTAAAAGGCCGCAGTGTGCATATTTTTATCAACGGCGGCGAACCTACAATTAGTCCCAGTCTGGAACCCATACTAGACTTTTGCCACGCCCATGATTGGTGTGCTTATGTTAATACCAATGGAACTCGCAGTTTAGATTGGTGGCAAGAGTACGCAAAGAAAGCATATAAAGTAACCATAAGCTATCATCCCGAAACAGTTGTAGATGAAGAAATATTTGAAAAAGTAGAATATATTGGCACACAAACAAATGTTGGCGTGTTTACATTAATGTATCCACCGTTGTGGGACAAAGCTTTGAATGCTTATTACAAATTTAAAAACATGCCGCGTGTGACCATTGCACCTAGCAGAGTTTTCAAACGAGACCACGTAGATAAATTTGATGTTAGCTACGAATATACAGAAGAACAATTAAAATGGTTGGCAGAAAACAGCAATACAATTTACAAAGATAATATCTTTATCCCCAAGCAGCATAATCGCTATGGTCAGAATTTAATTCGCGACAACGAAAATACTCGTGTGTTTGATGAAGTGGAATGTGTAAACAATAGACAAAATAGTTTTGTTGGATGGAATTGTAATATGGGCATTGATCATATTTCCATTACCAGCTATGGACAAATACTGCAATCTACTTGCAGACAAGCTAAAAAAATTGCAGACATATCAAATTTTGAAACATTGTCCACCGAGCCCTCAATTTGTCACACAGAATGGTGCATGTGTACTGCTGATGTGCTGATACCTAAACATAATGAATTATCTAAATGATCCCATTAGATTGCAATTTGAACTCAGCTCAATGTGCAATGCATTGTGTTTGGGCTGTGTTCGCACAGACACTGTGACTTTTTCTAATGCCAAAGATATTATTCCCAGCAAACAATACATAAGTTTTGATGTATTCAAAAAAATTCTTACTGCGCCGAGTTTTGCTTCGGCAACAGAATTAGAATTTTGTGGCACTATAGACGATCCATTAATGCATCCAGAATTCTTAGAATTCCTAGATTATGCTGCTACTGTAAAAGATTATCGCATATTAATTCATACTAATGCCAGTTTAAGAAACAAAGAATATTGGACTCGAATGGCTAATATTCTTAAAAAGTTTCATAAACATGTAGTAAGATTCAGCATCGATGGACTAGAAGATACTAATCACATATATAGACAAAATACAACATGGTCTAAAATAATGTCTAATGCCCAGGCCTTTATTCAAGCAGGAGGTTATGCCAGCTGGCAGTTTTTAACTTTTCCCTGGAACAGCCATCAGGTTGAGCAAGCAAAAGAATTAAGTCGACAAATGGGCTTCGCTGAATTCATGAGTCGTCATGATCGTAGTCATGTCAGCGCCATTGGTATCGATATGATAAAAAAGAAAAAAAGCGTTGATGCACCTGAGCCTTATAAGAAAAAAACATCAATTGAAGAATTAAATCAGTCATTGAGCACTTATGTCAATGATGGTATTTCTTGTGACACACAAACAAGAAAAATGTTTTTTATCGGTTATGATGCTAGATTGTGGCCCTGCTGTTTCTTGCACAATGGTTTTATTACAGCAGACCAAGGTAAATATGATTTGATGAAACAGCGATTATTTGATGCGTATGCTAGCAGTGATTGGAATGATTTGAACTTACATTCTGTAGAACAAGTGCTATCGCATGAATTTTATGGCAATGATTTGACCGCCAGCTGGAAAAGTGACACCCATTCTGTTGAAAAATCCAGCAGAATATTTCGCTGCACTGAAGTATGTAGTGTCAAAAAATTACAAAAGACGCCAATCGGAAATTTTAAAACATTATGAAGCATGTACATTTTTTTGGTTGTAGTTTAACTGCTGGTGACGAACTAGCTGATGATGAGTTTTTTCCCTGGATATCAAATTGTTTAGATTTCATGGATTATTACAAAAGACGCAAGCCATATATGTCTGATTCTTCTTTAAGGGAAAAGTATACCGACGCTTGTAAGGCATTGTCATATCCAGCATTATTAAGCAGCGACAGTATAAAAACTTATAATCACGGCAAACTCGGTGCTAGTTTGAGAGAATGTGTTTTTTTAACCATGCAAATGATAAATTCTGGAACACACGTTGATCAAATATTTTTTCAAATTCCCCCTTCCATGAGAGAATTAATAATTAATGACAACACCGCGGGAAGTATTCAATTAGCTAATATTAATGCTGATAATTTTCAATATACCCAATATGTACGAAGTAAAATAATGGCCTTTAAACCGTATCAATGGGCTGTTGAAGATCTGATGGATATTTTGATGTTGATTGAATATGTAAAATCTAAAAAAATACTGTTTTATGTAATTGAATTATACCAGGAGTTGAATTTTCGAAAAGATTCGATCCCCAAACATGTTAAATTTTTAAAGGACAATATCAATTCCTCCGACTCGATTATTTGTTTACGGGATCTATCATTGAATAATGATAGATCAATAGGCGGTCATTATAACCAAAGTGCCCATCATAAAATAAAAGAACGTTTACTTCCGCTAATTCAAACAGCAGATTAGTTTTAGTAAATACTAATATGTCAAATTTACCCAGCAAAACTTTTTGTATCTTGCCATGGATACATTTAAGCACTAGACCCAATGGCCATATGCGTGTATGCTGTACTGCTAACGCCAGCAGTGTTGGACCAACTAACGATAAAGTTTACGGCGGAGAAGTAGGTGTTCTTAAGAATGCCGACGGTAAACCTGCTAATCTAAACCACACAGATTTTTTAAGTAGCTGGAATAATGACTACATGAAAAATAACCGCTTGCAGATGTTAGCAGGACAGGAGCCTCCTAGCTGTATTAAATGCTATAAGGAAGAACGCGAAGGACATCGTAGCAAGCGTCAATGGGAAACTGAATACTGGAGTAAACGAGTTGATGTTGATCAGTTAGTGCGCGACACAGCAGAAGATGGCAGCATACCTCCTAAAATCAGCTACATTGACATGCGTTTTGGCACTAAATGTAATCTAGCTTGTGTAATGTGCAGTCCGCATGATAGCAGCTTGTGGATTCCCGAGTGGCAAAAAATGTATCCTAAGGTTCAAAACGAAACGCTTAAAGATACAATGCAGTGGGGAAATAAAGGACAAGAAAACGGCGCTAGCTATAATTGGCATAAGAACAATCCTAAATTCTGGGAACAACTTTGGGAACAAGTGCCACACATGAAGCAACTTTACTTTGCTGGCGGAGAACCTTTAATTATTGAAGAACACTATGATATATTGGAAGAATGTATTCGTCAGGGCTATGCCAAAGACATGGAAATACGTTATAACAGTAATGGCGTAGAGTGGCGAGAAGATTTGTTTGAATTATGGAGCCATTTTAAACTAGTGCGTTTTCATTATAGTGTAGATGCAGTGGGCGAGCGTAATGAATATATTCGTTATCCCAGCAAGTGGGCAAGAACTGTTGAAGCTTTCCATCAGCTAGATAACGAAACCACAGATAATGTTGAAATCACCATTGCCTGTGCTGTGCAAGCTTTAAACATTTATTATATACCTGAATTCCTGCGCTGGAAACTAGAGTTTGGATTTAAGAAAATTAACATGTGGCCTTTTGGTGCAGGCGGCGTTAACTATCATTTTGTTTATCATCCACCGCACCTAAATGTTAAGATTCTTCCTTCTTGGTTTAAAGATGAAATCGAAGCCAAGTACGAAGAGTTTATCCCATGGTGGAAACAGAATTGGCAAAAAGGTGTGCCTACATGGCATGCGGGCAAGGTCACCGAAGAGCAGTGGCTAAATGCTGACTATGGTATCAGCAGACTTCGCGGCATGGTACGTTTTGCTAAAAGCGAAGACTGGAGCCGTAGACTGCCTGAAATGAAAGAATACTTAGAATTGTTAGACGCTCAACGCGGCACCAACTTCTATGAGACATTTCCTGAAATGAAAGACATTTTTAAATGACACATTGGTCAGACAAGTTAATAAAGTCGCCAGGTTTTTGTACCAGACCTTTTTTTCATACTTATTTAGGTCAAGCCGGATCTACCAAAGTCTGCTGTAATAATATGGAATATTCCTATGGCGATATATCTTCTCAGTCGTTTGATGATCTTATAAGCAAAAAGAATGATAAACTAACAGACTTTAGGCGACAATTTATTGACTCTGATAAATTGCCCCATTCATGCCGGTCATGCGAAGATCCTGTGAACAATCACTATCGTCAGCAGCATATTGATCTAATTAGACATATACTTAAACAATTTGACACACCTGAAGATTTAATAAACAACGAAAAAATTTATACTTATGACATAAGATTTTCTAATTTATGTAATCTTAAATGTCAATATTGCAGCCCAGACGCTAGCAGTCGAATAGCAGCAAAGTTATATGATTCGGGCCGTTTGGATCGTATTCTGTTAACTCTGGGGGACGAAAACATAAGTCAAATTTTAGCTAGGTTTGAAGCCAGCATTAACGATGTAGTGGAATTTTATTTTGCCGGCGGCGAGCCTTTGATAATGAAAGAACACTATGATATATTAGATATTTGCATTAAGCATCGAAAATTTGATATTAGATTAGCCTATAACAGTAACTTAACAATATTAGAAACGAAAAAGTACAATATATTTGACTATTGGAAAAATTTTAAGAAGGTTGGATTAAATGCCAGTATTGATGCTGGATGGGAACAATTTGAATTTATTAGATCCGGCAGCGACTGGGCAAAAGTAGTTGAAAACTTAAAAAAAGTTAGACAGTTGCCAAATGTGCATGTGACTATTACTCCAACGGTGGCATTTTGGAACATGATACATATTCCAAAAGTCTATAAGTATCTTCGCGAAAATAATTTATTAGGACGTCAGACTCATAACTTTGGCGGCGAAATATTGCGACATAATTTGTTAAAGCCGTCAGTGCTGCCTTTAACATATAAAAATTATATAAGAGAACTTTACGAGACTGAGTATAAAGAATATCCTGAAGTAAAAGTATTGCTCAAGTATTTGGACGATGACGATAGTCATCTATTGCCCGAAACTAAAAAATATGTCGAGGAGTTAGGAAAAAAACAAAATTGCGACATTTATTCTGTATTCCCTGAGTTCAAGGATATATTCAATGGCATACAGTGATAAAATTTTAGTTGCTGTGGGCTGTAGTCATACCTACGGTACATTTTTAAACGACAACGCTCGAGAAACATGCCATGAAAGAAGTTGGGTTAAAAAACTCGAAAAAACAGTTGGCTTTAAAAAGTCAATTAATTTAGCCATTGGCGGAGCATCCAATAAAAGATCATTAAGAGTTATCACTGATTTTTTAATTGATAACGCCGATAATATAGACAACTATCTAGTAATAGTTGCGCTAACAGAAACGTCCAGAACTGAATTTCCTTCAGCTAAAAAAACATTTATTCCGCAGGATATATTCTTTGACAAAGAAAGAAATGGATATCATATTAATATGTTAGGAAGTTTTTTAGTTGACAAAACGACCGATCCAGTATTAGATGATTTCCTAAGAACTTATTATGGAATTTTTTCGGTTGATCAATATGATGCAGCTGAAATAAATCGCGATATATTTTGTTTACATAGGTTGTTAACGAGTTATAATGTTGAGCATTATTTTCCAATCATGTTGGGTCCCGTAAACCATTACAAAAAACAAATTGCCAACGAATCAATACCTTATATAACTTTCAATGACAGAGCAATAGTTGGACATACGAAACAACAAGGATATAAAGTTGGCAAAGATGTAAATTTAATAATAGATTGCAATCATTTTGATCATGATGGCAATCAATATATTGCAGAAGGCATATATAAACATATGAAAGGATACTGCAATGGAGTATAGAAATTTAGAGCGTGTATTGGGAGATCCCGAAGTTAAAGAAAATATTCTTGTTGATCCCAGCGAACATGATAGCTGGAAAAAGACCTGGAGCGACAGCAGCTATTCAGTTGACAACTTTTTTAGTGACGAAGAATTAACTTGGCTAGAAGATTTAATGTATAGACAACACTATACCAGACGAGTTAAAAAGAATGGAACGCTGCATTTTAATGTTGATAACAGACTAATACAAGATAAGTTCTTTGACAAGCTTAAAACTGTAATTCCCGAGTTAGAAAATGATGAACTATGGGCCGGTAACTTTTTAATAACTAGTACTCCTTACAATCTTCACATTGACACTGGAAATCCACATTCATTGACTACAACTAATCATGTGCCAGGAAAACAATTTCTAATACCACTATGGGTCTGTCATACTAACAAAGACACCGAAGAGCCTGATTGCGGTACAGCTATATTTAAAAATCGTTTTATTATGTATGGCACTAACTTTGCCAAAGGTGACCCAAAGTATGACACTAATGTGTTCTATACAGTACGCGACTACGAAAAGCTAGAATGCTATGATCGACAAGGCAATGTTCGCACTGATATAGACTGGAACAAGCAAACAGTTAGCGATGATGACTATAACAAATACTTTGGACATTTTCCGAAAAAATGGCTAGAAGGCTTTGAACTAGAAGCAGTACATAACTGGAAACGTGGCGGCCTGATCGTATTTGACCGTTGTCAAGCACACAGTGGCATTAACTTTAAGAAAAATAATGTTACACTAAAATGTGGGTTGTCAATGATGACTACAGTTAAAAAATGATAAACCTAGACGATATTCGAATTGTTCATGTTGAGGCCAGCAGCAGATGTAATAGTCGCTGTCCAATGTGCAGCAGATATACCAGTGATGGCTTTGTTCAACCGGGTCTAATAGAACAAGATCTCAAGCCCGAAATTTTTTATAAACTATTCACCAAAGAGCTAACTAAAAAGCTTAACTACATTTACTTTAGCGGTGTTTATGGCGATCCTTGCTTGAACAAGAATTTACCTGAATTTATTCAGCATCTGGCACAACATTGTCATATGTATTCCGGCATAGGCATTGATACTAATGGCGGCTATAGAGATCCAGACTGGTGGGCTAAATTGGCACATCCCAAAGTATTGATTAACTTTTCATTAGATGGTGCCAGCCAAGAAACACTAGGAAGATATCGCATTGGAGTAAATTACAACAAAGTCTTAGCTAATTTAGAAGCTTATGTCAAAGCTGGCGGCAAAGCTACATGGAACTTTATTGTATTCAAACACAATGAACATGAAATTGATCTGGCCAGTCGAATAGCTCATGACATGGGAGTAGAGTTTAGAGTTAAAGTTACTCAAAAATTTAAGTCTAAAAAAGATTGGAAAATAATGAAGGATGGGGAACAAATAGATATTTTAGAACCGCCTGACAACCACATTTATAGACATTCCAATATTGGTAAAGAAGAACATGTTCCTGTGTCGTTTTTTAAATTTGATCTAAATAGATTCTCTTCATTAAACAATAATCAAGTTAATTGTAAAAGTTTACAGAGAAGAGAAATATTTTTGTCAGCAGACGGATCAGTATTTCCCTGCTGCTACCTTGGCACATATACGCATGATAGCCCGGGTAGTTATCAATTTAATACTCTTTATAATAAACAAGAATTTGATCTAGCGCAGCACGATATCATGGACATACTTGATAAATTTAATAAAATAAGCAATCAGTGGAGCAAGACAGTTGAACAAGGAAATTTAATAACTTGTTTACAGACTTGCGGCAATGTAGAAAACACTACATTATATTATCATAGAGATCTAGTCAAAGACAATGTTTTAAAATATGCAAAATAACAGCAAAACATTTTGTATAATGCCATTTATACATCAAAACATCAAGCATGAAGGTAAAGTAGGTGCATGCTGGCGTTATCCTGATCGTATCGGCGACTATCGCAGTCAAAGTCTCGGTGAAATTTGGAACAGTGAACAAACTCGTGAACTGCGCCGTGCATTATTAAATGGTGAACGGCCGCAGGGTTGTCGCAGTTGCTGGGACTTTGAAGACAGTGGAGTTGCTAGTACAAGACAAACTTGTAACGAAACTTACGGCGGCAACCAGTATCAAATGAACTTTGATGAAATATTAGCCGATGTTGCTCATGACTATTCGATGCCTTATCGCCCACGCAGCATTGAAATTAGATTTGATAATACTTGTAACTTACGATGTAGACATTGCAGTCCTACTTACAGCAGTCAATGGGAGAATTTGGCATTTAAGGACGCCGAAGTAAAAGCGTTCTTTACTAAATGGGGAGCGGGTAGACTAGAAAAGAAACATATCAGTTTGCCTGAGCGCAGCTTTGAAGAATTTAAATCTGCCATTCCTTATTTGCGTGAAGTATTAATAGCTGGGGGAGAACCTTTGCAACAAAAACGCCACTGGGAAATGATTGACGCCATGCAAGATTATGCTCATAATATTACACTAAGTTATAACAGTAATCTTGTGGCGCTGGGTATTGGCTTTTATAATGTTTTGGACCATTGGCCTAAGTTTAAGAAGATTATTTTGCGTGTCAGCATCGACGGCGATGATAAAACATTTGGTTATTTTAGAACCAACGGCGACATCAATAAGATCATCGCCAATGTTCAAAAGTTACATGCTTTGACTAATATTGAAATGAGCCTAACAACTACGGTTAGCATTTACAATATCAGCAGACTTGTAGACATTGTTAAGTTTGTTAATGCTGCTGGCGGATTGTTTCACACGAGTATTGTACAGTATCCCCGGGCTATTAATCCTAAAGTATTGCCCCTGGCCATCAAACAAAAAATCACCGACGAGTGGACAGCCTTCAAAGCTACGCTGGACACAGATGCAGAACTGTGGACGCATGAAAAGTGGAAAACTGCTAAGTTAGTCGAACAACAAAAACGCCGTATTATTCGTTACGGCGATTATGCTGTTAACTATATGAATGCCGAAGACTACAGCAACGAATTAACAGAAACCGCCGAGTACATTCGTTTTATGGATCAGCATAACAACACAGATTTTAAGTCTGTTTATCCTGAGCTTGCAAGTATTGTTTAACTTTATTTAATGGTTCGGGAATAGTTGCTTCTGCACTATTACCTCTAATACTATCCATTTTGCTGAGATAGTCTAGGAACAACTGCGAATTTTTAACATTGCCACGGCATCTACTTAAAGTTTTCTTTAGTTTGACAACACTGGCACGCAAACATTCTGGTAATGCTTCGTATTCAGTGTACTGGCTCATGAATTCTTTTTCGTAGTTATCGCACCATTCTATTAGTTCTTTATAGTAGCTGGCTGGCAAACAATCTACACTGATGTAATTGGGATCAAATGCCATTTGTAGTTTAAAGAAGCCGTCGTATTCTCCGCGTGGCTTGGGCCCTAAGCGAATAACAACCTTATTACCTGAATCTCTATAAGTGTCAAACCACCAAGTCATTAGCTTAGGTATTTGAAATACATTAAGCAAGCTCAGTGTAGTTGACATTATAATGTGAAAGTTGCTGTTATTCTTTCCATGCTCTAGCCAATAGTTCATTGAGTTAACAACGGTTTGTTTATTATTGGATTCCCAAGAACTACCATATCTAATATAATCGTTGCTGATGCCATAAGCATCAATGCTGAGATTTAATTGTACATCTTTAAATCTGGTCAAGTTGGTCAAAAGCTTTTGACTGGGTATGTAACTACAGTTTGTGTATATTTCTAAACTGATATTTTCAGGAGTGCCCTGCTCACAGATCAAGTCAATGAACTTTATAAACTCGGGATTGATCATCGGCTCACCGCCGGTAAATTTAATTAGCCTTAATGTTTTTAGTGTTTCTGCATTGGGCTCAAATTTAAGATTATCTAGTTTAGGAAATATCAGTCGTTGTAAAGGTTTATCTGCAATAGCATTTAACTTTACTTCGTCGTCGTGCCATGTTGTACTCAAGGTGCTGTTACATGTTAAACAAGCCAAGTTACAATAGTTTCCAAATCCAACTTCTAAAAATTCTATTTTAGGTTTTTCGTAGCCCGGTCGTTTATGCAGATAACCATCGTTATAAAGTATACTAGATCCCAATCGCATAGATATAGCAACTTCGTCGGCATTGTGATCTTCTTCCAAGTAGCATTTGTGACAACCGGATATAGGTTTGTTTTCTAATGTCAATGATCTGGCTTTGTTCCAATAGTTACTGTAAAAACTATCTTCGATGGTGTTGTTTTGAATCAAATGCAGTTTAGATCGTTCTTGATACAATTCAGACAAGTTATTTAATTCCGATTCTTGATTTTTATCAAATGCTTCTTGCCAGTCGTTGCTTTCTTTAACGGTATCATATCGACAGCAAAGCTTTGCTTGACCGCTGGGCTTGTACTGTACATGCATCCAAGGAAGTATGCAAAATTTAGAATGACGTTTTGCATATATCTTACCGGCATAATCTTCGTGTATTTTGTTGTTGCTGTCGGCTATTTCAACAATGCTAGAATAAGACTTAAAAGATCTTAGCCAAAGAGAATGTAAAATATTGTCAATTGATTCCGAGTAATCTGCAGAATTTTCTGGGTTGAAATTTAGCCTAACAAATTGACCTTTGATGTCAAGCGATAACTTGTAAAGTATTTCAAGAAATTCTTGATTTTCTTTGATTACATCAATGTGTATAAAAGTAAATTTTGACTGCCTAAATTTATCCCAACATTTTTTAAAGTCAACAAACCCGTGTCGCGCTATCTTGCCAATGGTTCTATTTTTAATGTAGAAAAATTTCTCTACAGTGACATCAGCTATAGCTGCTGACTGATTAACATGATCGAAGAAGCTGGCAAAGTTGGGCTCAGGACCAGACTTAAATGCAAAAACAGACGGATCGAATACGCCGTCCCACTTTAGCATTTCTTGGAACATTTTTAAGTGTTTGGGATTTTTATCAAATATAACGAACTCGTAATCCGCGTCAGGAATGTCTGCTCGATAACCACAGCTTCTCATAAACAAGGGAAACAAGCTATCAGCAGTACCTATAAATCTAGTGAATATGCTGTTAATCATACCTTTTTCATGATTAACAATTTCATCTGTTATTAATTTGTAGGTTTTCATACGATATCTATTCCAAGATGTTCAATGGCACGATCAAAACTTTGCCACATTTGCAAGTCAGTACCGGGGTCTTTATAGTCTACAAATCCGTCAATGCCTTTATTTCTGATGCTTTGCACGCAATTGATGATATCGTTGCGTAGATTTTTATATCCATAGCTCATGATATTATTGCGCCAACCGGCTATGTCACTGAGACATAGATAAATGGTTTTGTGCTGGATTAGTTTGATTGCATCATAGGGATCAGTTAGCATGTCTGCTTCGATGTATTTGTGAGTGCAGGCCTTAAACTTTAGCCACTGTTCTTCCAGGTCTTGTTCACTGTTAAAAAATGGCAGTATATGATTGTAAGCTTCTTCGAATGTTTTCATGGAATGCATATGAAAAGCATCATGTGGATTCGATCTATACTTTTTACCAATTGTGGACATTACGGATTCAAACGACGTTCTTTTGCCATCCCATAGTTCAATGATCTGCCGCTTGATTTCAACACATTGAGGAATAATATCAAAGTGTATGTATTCAAAAGTTTTTCTTGGCCCGTTTTTGCCCATGCTGACAATAAAGTCTTTAAAGCCGCTGCTAGGCATCATTAGTGTTTGAACAGTTGACCAGTCAACTGTGCCCAACTCGGGATATCTTGGTTCATAGTCTTCGGTATTTCTAATAAAAAACTGCCAAGTGCTGTCATTGATTCGTTTGGGATATTTACTGGTAATAATAGAGTTTAAAACTCGCTTGTACTGGTCTGTTAGTTTTGGCATGTTATATAAACTTAACCAAAATTGATTATATCTATCAACGTTAACTTCAGGATAAAGATAGTTTTGTACACTGCGAACTTCGACAGGCAAGTTATAAACGGTCAACCCATTGAGCAAAGATGTATTAACAATATTCCAAGACTTTTTTGTCTTGGTCATGCTGGTGCCTGCGCCTGCACGAATTTCTAATGGAGTGTAGTTGTCGTGAATACATTCTTCGCTAGCAACGACATTGACCAGTTCGTTAAACTCGCCTTCGTTACCCCAAGCAGGCTTACCTAGCTCGCGCCATTTTTTAATGTTCACAATAGCAGTAATAGGAAATAACCAAAAGCTATTACGCCACTGATCCTTGTTAGTATCATTATACAAGACTCTATTCTCGTATTGGTCAATGATCTGGCCGCAGACTAACCAGTTGCCGTTAGTTTTTGCGTCTAAGTCATTGACAGCATCGATACATTTTTCGTGATAGTTGTGAATATCAAAAATGTTACCTTCCCAGGTTAAAATAACATAGTCAAAGTTTTCCTGTTCAGCCGATTGAATGCAAGCATCTTCTGTACTTTCAACAATTGATCTAACTGGATTGTTCTTTATCCTATCAATGTACATGTTACGTTGATAGAATGTCATTAAACTTTGTCTTACTATGGGATCTATTCCAATATTTGATTTGTCTTTTACTAGGGCATTTGCAAATGTTTTAAGCATAAACCTTTTTCCATGTATTGTAGTTATTGTAAATTCTATCCATCCAACTTGGACCCATATGACCATGAATGATTACATGATATCTATCTTCGTTGCTGTCATTGTAAACCGCATGAACGTTGTATAAATTTAACTTAATTGCACGACCTTGTTGCCATGGTAAGTATCCCACGTTGTCCATGTAAAATTTACAGCCTTCGGGATTGTTCAGTGCAAAATTAATAGGGCCTATATGATTTTCTTCCTGTTTCAAACTGTCTTTGTGTGGTATTACATAACCGCCCGGAGCTAACTTCATTATTCTAATTCTAAAATACTTCTTATAATCAAATTGATTCTTAAAGAAGTCAGTAATTTTCGGACACCAATCTGCTACATCAGTCCAACGCCATGGCGCAGTATCATCAGTGAATCCATAAGTATGACTGCTTTCAGTATGAATGCTGCTTAGGCCGTGAATACACAAACTGCTCCATCCACGATGACTTTCATGATGTCTATGGGGAACAAAGTGCTTGCTTAACCTTTTAGCTTCTTCGTGCATACCCTGCCAATCTTGTTCAGTTTCCCAGTCGATTGGTAGGAAGGCAATGTCCGGGCTTTTGTTAACTTCCTGGCCAGAAGTTAAATTTTGTGGGTAAGGCTTGTTGGCAGCGAAGTCATTTCTTTTAGCAAAGGATTCGATTGGTTCTTTGCTGATACCATATTCGTTTAGTATATCGCTCATATAAATATTTATGAACTGCATTGACATTTTCTTGTCAAAATAAATTTATCATGACAAAAACTTACTGCTCCAAATCCTGGACAGATATTAACATTGACTTTGAAACCAGAACATTAAAGCACTGCTGTAAGGCTAAAACCTATTCGTTTCCGGAAACATTAACCGAACAATTTATCAGCAACAGCGATAAAATACAAAGTCGCAGGCTTCAAAGTCTGTCCAATATCGCACATTCTGACTGTGTTAGCTGTTGGAACGACTACAGTAAAGGTCAAAGTGCCTATAGGGATTGGGCCAATCGTTGGCAGGATTCTTACATTGAAAATCATCGAGAAATTCTCAATGACGATAGGCACATTAATTACATTGAAATAAAAACAGATAGAACCTGTGACATGAGCTGTATCTACTGTAGTGCATGGAGCAGCAGTAAAGTAGCGCAGGAACAAAACGAACCCTATCAAGACTTAACCAAAGAAAATGATTATGAAGTGTTTAAGTCCTGGATTCAAAACTATATCAGCAGAACTGACCTGACTGCTGAACAATTGGTGTTTATTTTCTTAGGCGGTGAACCTACAGCCAGCGAACGTTTTTATGAACTAGTTGATTTCATTGAATCTTGTGCTGCTAATACAACAAAGAAGATTCGTTTGGAAATCTGCACCAATGCCAACAGCAAGCGATTTCTAATGGATAAAATTATCGCTAAGTTAGATACCAGCAAGCTAGTTTGGGGTATAGGAATCAGCAATGAAAGTTACGGTGAAACAGCAGAGCTTATTCGACACGGGTTAAATTGGCAGCGGTTCGGCGAAAACTTTGTCAAGTATATTAGCCATGCCAACACAGAACTTATAGTAATGAGTCCCACAGCCAACGTGTTTAGTCTCAAAACATTTCATCAATATATTGATTGGGTACATGAACAGTTTAGACAACACGCACCGACAAAAGAATTTACATGGTACGGCAATTTTACCAGCTGGCCAGATGAAATGGACATAGCATATTTGCCAGAATCTTATGTCAAATACATTGACCTAGCTGAAGCGGCTATAGCGCGGGCAACAGATATAAATTATGTATACAAAGAAAATTTTCAAGATTACCTACAGCAAATGCGCCGCAGGATTGGCAGTTCGTACAAACCCAATTACAAACAAATAGCCGAAGAATTTCTTTTAAAGAAACAGTCTTACAAAAAGACAGATCAATTAGTTAAACTATTGGACAACTTAGACCTATGACTGATATAAAAGATTTACCTTTACGTCGACTACAGTTAGAGGCCGCTCGAGTTATCAGCACCATGCCTGCCACCAATGATAATATTTACAAGTTTAATATTGCCAGTAGACATAATAGTCAAGGTTGGTATGTAGCCGCCATAGAATGGTATATAAAAGAATACGGCGGCATGCCCAGTGAAGTTGGCCCGGGCCGGGACATTAAGTTCGTTTATGAAAGCGAAGAATGAAAATAGCTATATTTGGCGATAGCTTTGCTGCAAATAATCCTAGGAACCCCACAGCAAGTTGGATGGATTTGCTGTCTGAGATACATGATGTCAAAAATTTTGCCGAGCAAGGATCTAGTCTGTTTTATTCAGTGGATCAGTTTTTAAAAAATCATCATGATTTTGATAAAATTATTTTTGTAGTCACTGATGTTAATAGAATATATTTGCCCGATCACCACATCAAAGATCTCAGACGACATCAAGCGGGCCTGCCGTCAGTTGAAAGACAATTGTTCCAACTGAGTCAACTTAAAAAGTATAATGATAACGATTTACAAAAGTTAAAAATTTTAACTGCGGTAAAGGATTATTTTCAATATATACAAAATGATGATTATGATTCATATGTGTATAACCTTATGATTAAAGATATTTTAGATAAAAGACCCGACGCAGTATTAATTCCTGCTTGCTCAGCGACATCTAATTTTTATAAAGGAAAATCATATATGAAGGATATTTCTTTCAAAGAGTTAGACGGCTGGAGCTTAGACATAAATTGGGCCCAGACGGCAGATTATAGACATGCACACATGTCAGCTGAAAACAATGCAATTTTCTTTAGAAATGTTTTAAAATGGTTGTCTGGCGAAGAAGTAAATATTGACATAGACGAATATGTACAGCCTCCATTTCAGACTTTTTATATAACAAATTTATAAAGAATTTTATTAATAAAATGAGTGATTTAAAAACCAGCGATTACGATTTTACCAAAATACCCTACAAGGATCTTGTTCGCGTAGGACAACGCACAATGTTATATCGTGATATGTTTACAGTTAGTTGGCTACTAGGTCGCTACTGTAATTATCGTTGTAGCTATTGTTGGCCATATGCTCGTAGCGATACGAAAGATCATCGTCCTACACCGTTGATGCTTAAAACTGTAGACGAGATAAAACGACAGGCCCGCGAGCGCGGCTTTAACAGTTTCCACTTTAGTCTAAGTGGAGGCGAACCTACATTTCATCCTGCTTATATTGACATACTAGAACATCTAAACGCAGATGTAGCCAATACAAACTATACCAGCGTTCATATGACCAGCAATATGAGCAGACCTTTAAAGTGGTTTGAACAAAAGTATGTGCCGGCAGTTCGTCATTTCCATCGTGCTAGTATTACGGCCAGCTGCCACAGAGAGCATGTTAACACACAGGAGAAGGTTGCCGAATTTGCTGACAAGCTAGTATTGTGCCAGGAGTATGACACACAAATAACCATTAACATGGTTATGGTTCCTGAGCAATTCTATGAGATTTATGACCTAGCACTTTACTTCCATGAGCGTGGTATTAATGTTACACTAAAGCCACAAAGCGATCCTACTGCCAGTCGTGTGGTAGAAGGCTATACTGAAGACATGCTAGCCAAGCTACACAACGGCATGCCACAGAGAGCTTATACTGAGCAAAAGGCTCGAGCGGCTGGCCTAATAGAGAGACCTAAGCCAACTTACATGATTGACCGAGCTGACCCACAACGTAAACAGCAAGTTGATGTGCCGGCACATTATCAAGTTGAATTCATCGACAAGGACGGCAAGCCATGGTTCATGGATCAAGCTGAACGTTTTAATGCTTTTAACTTTAATAACTTTCAGGGTTGGGAGTGTAGCAGTGGTTATCGCAGTATTATTATTCGCGAACCGGATGGAACAGTAAAGCGTAGTTATAGTTGCGTCGAAGTTCCTTTGGGTCACATTGAAACAGGTTTTAAGCTCTATGACAAGCCAATGCCTTGCGGGGGTAAGAGCTGTGTAAGTAGTGCTGATAGCAAGATACCAAAACGTGCCCCAGGCACAAAGTTACCGTTATTCCCCGGAGATAAAACTTATGAGTAATATCTCTGTAGGTATATACGGGGATAGTTTTGCTGAAGTCAATCATGATAGTCTTGATTTAGGTCCTAGCTGGGTAGAATTATTAAAAACAAAATACCAAGTAATTAATTACGCAAATCCAGGCAAATCGCCATACAAGTGTTATATTGATTACCTTCGCAATAAACATAGCCACGATGTTAATATTTTTGTCTGCCCATCTACAAATAGATTTCATTCTGATAAACTAAGTTTACTATTGAAGGATGTCGACGAATTAAGAAACATTAACCATTCGTGGTACATTGGACACTCGTCTATAGAAATATTAGAAAATCGATTAAAAGCGGTGATAAAAAACAAACCCAATGACTCTAAATTATTAAAAAAATTACAAATCGTCGAGAATGTCAAATTTAGTTATGAGAATTGGATAGACTTTGATTACATCGAAGATACAAATAAAATTCTTGCTGAAAAAATTAAAAAAGAAAAAAATCTGATATTCATTGACGCATCGTCGATGGACAACAATAGTTTACTTAAATTGTGTTTTTGGGAATTAGAACAATTAGATTATAAAAGTAAATATTCAGACAACGGACTTCATCTTGGATATGCTGACGTACAACAGCACCGAGTATTAAGAGATCAACGAAAAAATCACTTGTCCGACGAGAATAACTTGATATTATTTGAAAAAATATCTAATCTAATCGAAAATAAAAAATACGAAGAACTGGTTATTAATCATGATGATTTTGTGGTGCCAGCCGGCCCGATAGAAAAATATATAAATTGGATGAAATTCTAATGACAACTACTTTTTGTCCTATACCATGGATATTTCAAGCAGTACGCAACAACGGCGATATCCGTATATGCTGTCAAGCTAATGTAACTGAAAATCAAGGCGTTGTTCGCAAACCAGACGGCACACCATACAATGCTGCCATGGACAACATGACTGAAGCTCGAAATGCTGAGCTTATGCGTGAAGTTCGTAAGAATATGCTAGTTGGTGAATGGAGCCAGGAATGTGGTCGCTGTCAGCAAGAAGAAGCTGCCGGCCTTAACAGTCGCAGGCAATATGAACTAGATAACTGGAAGTTCAGCATTGACGATGCTAGATATGTTACTGCTGAAGATGGCACAATTAAAGAGCCAAACTTAGAATATTATGATCTACGTTTTGGTAACTTATGTAATCTTGCTTGCCGTATGTGCGGCCCAACAGATAGTCACACTTGGTATGAACAATGGACTGAATATCACGGCAGCAACGAGTACAAAGACACACATGGCACAGTTAAACTAACACGCAATGAAAACGGAAGATTAACTACTCGAGACTATGACTGGCACAGTAGCGAAACATTTTGGCAGCAGATTGAAGCTAACATTCCTAACCTAAAGCATGTTTATATGGCCGGCGGTGAACCTATGATGATTGAACGTCATTATGAGTTCTTGCAAAAATGTATTGACATGGGACAAGCTGGCAAAATGATTCTAGAATACAATACTAACATGAGTAACTTGCCTAATCGTGTACTAGACATGTGGACAAAGTTCAAGCAGGTAAGAGTTGGTGCCAGCATGGACGGTATGGGTGCGGTAGTAGAATATCAACGTTGGCCTTTAAAGTGGACACAAGCATATAAAAATCTACAAAAACTAGATGAGTACGCACAAAAGAATAGCAACATACTGCCATGGATGGCCTGTACAGTAACAGCATATAATGTTTGGCACATACCTACATTTATGCGTTGGAAGCTACTGGAAAGCGGATTTAAAAAGATTAACTCAACTAAGAAGCGTCCTATCATAACTCATCACGTAGCACATGGCCCTAAGAGAGTAAACATTAGAATATTGACCCCGGAGCTTAAACAGCAACTAGTTGAATACTACGCTAGAGAAATAGCTTACTTTGCAGATAACTTCGAGGATGATATAGCTAAAAATGCTGCCAGTATTTTAAACAGCATAACCAAGTACGCACTAGGAGCAGACTACAGCGACAAACTCCCTGAGTTCGTTAAGTTTACCAAATACCTAGATCAAGCTCGCGGCCACAGTATATTAGATATTGCCCATGAATACGAGGAACTGTTCAAATGAAAATACTTGTAGCAGGCAATCCTGAATATGGGTTAGCTCATGAAATAAAACAAGAATTAGCTGACTACGAACTAACCTTTGTAAGTAGATCGACTATGGGTATGGATCTAACTAAAGGTGACAAACAGCAAGAATTCGCCGCCATGACAGTAGACTATGATATAGTCATTCTTTGTAGCGCATTATGGAAATTTAATCAAACGCTATTGCTTGAAGCAGTTTATAAAAAACTTAAAGCAGAAAACAAGCGTACATTAATCATTTGTATTGGCAGCACTACAGATAGGGTAAACAAAGCCACTGATTGGTTATACAACGCAGAAAAGAAAGCTCTGAGAGATTATGCCAACAGTTTAGGCATGACAGGCGTGTGGGCCAACAATCCTCGAGTTACGCTAATCAGCTTTGGTTCACTTAGCAATGTTCAGCACAAACATCCAGATAGAAAAACAATGCCAATAAGAAAGGCTGCTGAATATATCCGTTGGATACTTGAGCAGCCCGGTGATGTTCACATCAACGAAATAAGTGTAGATCCTTTACAGACCTAACTTTGCTTTAAATTCAGTAAGCTCTCGTTTGCTAAGTCCAGAGACCTTAGATTCGTCCCATTTCGTAGGATCAATTAGCGTCTTCAGTAGTTCAAATTCAGCCGAACTAAACTTAGCTGTGTTAACGGCATAGTCCTCAAAGGCCTGACATGCTTCGGGAAACAAAGGCTTGGCTAGGTCGTACATGGCACGAGCGTATTCCTGAATCTCCCATTGGGCATGAGGATCCATACGCAAGCGAGCCATGTGTAAGAAATTCTTCAAGTTGGCTTTCCAATACAATTCAGTATAACCACCCACTGGCAGCACACTTCTGGCTAACTCGCGTGTAAGCCCGTCGTTGTCTTTGCCTAATAGACTAGCGTACTCTTTATAAGCATTAAAGAAGCTACGCTGAAAGGCATGCTGAACATTGCGTCGTTCTTCAAAACCCCATTCGCTTTCTTCGCGACCTTGTTTGTTAGTAGAACTTTGACGCTGAATCTGTTCTAGCTCGGGAATATAAAACTCGTCAGTCATAACACTATAACGAGCACTATATTCGTTCATACTGGCAGTGCGATGGCGCACTAGCTGACGCATGACAAAGATAGGCAGCTTGATGTGGAATTTGACTTCGCACATTTCAAAGGGAGTAGTATGTTCGTGACGCATCAAATAACGAATAAGGTTACGATCGTCTTGAACTTGTTTAGTGCCAGCACCATAACTGACACGAGCAGCCTGCACAATAGCACTATCACTGCCCATATGGTCAACTAGACCGACGAAACCATGATCCAATACAGGAACATAGTTCTTATCTTCGTCAAAATTAATTTCTGATCTCTGTGTCATTTTCCCTCGCCGAATTGGCTTTGCAATAAATGTTTAACGTAATGAACAACTTTGTTCTTAATTTTAGCACTGTCGATAAAAACTTCGATGTCTAAAATATTTTCTCTTAAGTGCTCTAAACCTCGAGCACGCAGGACTTCGCTGGCGTCTTTCATGCCGACTAGGTCTTCTTGAGTAAATTCTAATATCTCGCCATTATTCAGTTTGAGTTGAATGTGGGTAATGTATTCTATAGGAACTTCTTCCATGACCACATCTTTAAGGATCTCTTCAAAACTTCGATCCTTTCTCCTAATTGCCATGTGTCAGATTCCTTAATTACTTTTTTTTAGTGTATTTTCTTTTTGGCTTAACATCGGGCGAGCTAACTGCTGTCACTGCCTTAGCAGGATCAAGAGCTTCGGCTTCTGCTAGCAAACGCTGAGCTTCTTTTTGAAAATACGCTGCCTGACTACGCATTTGATTAGCAAGTTGCGAATCATCTAATACACCTGGGCTTTTAGTTTCAGCAACTTCTGCTTGGCCACTGATGTCGCCGCTAGTCGTTCTTCCGGTATTATCCAGGTCACTAATTTGAGAATTGAGCTCGTTTAGTTTGATTGAAATATCACGAGTTGGTAACATGGTAATGTCACCGCTACTAGACTTTTTAAGCCATCCACTCAGATGTAATGCTTCTAGCATATTTCTTCCATCATGGAATGAACTACGACTAGCATACTTGTAAAAGTCGAGATCGCTTTGGGCACTTTCCGATTCGACAGCCGTCATTAGATCATCATGATATTGCTGTGGCAAGCTTTCGGTTTCGACAATCAAGCAGGAAGATGTATCGCCCGGTACCTCTCTGAATACCACAACACACTTCCTGCCGGTTGCGTCGACTTGCCCAACATGTTTAATAAATTGGGGCATTGCAATCTCCGATTAAGCAGCAGCCTGTTCAGAATCAGCAGCTTGAGCTTCAGCTGTTTGTTGTTCGGCTTGTTGAGCTTCGGCTTGATTCTTAGCTTCAATTAGGAAATTATTGAGCTTTTCAGCAACAGCAGAAACTTGTCCGACTTCCAAAACGCTAAACGTGCCGCGCTTAACAGCGACATCAATAGCAGCTAATAGTACACTTAGATCTTGAATGGTCATATAAACTCCTTTGTTTAATTATATACCAAGTTTATTTATAGTATGAAGTCTTATTATAGCAGAAGTGCTACAAGAGTCAATGAATAAATAACTATAATGGAAAAATTTGATTATCTCAAGGACTTAGTTCCTGTTTCTTGGATTCCTGGCCATATGGGTGCTTTCTTTTTAAGGCTAATGGTAGACAAGCATCTTGATTACAACAATGAAATGGCCGTCAGGAATTTTGCTCATGATGGTACTTTTGAGTGGTCGGTAGAAGATCGTATAGGAAATATCTTTGGCCAAAACAGAAAATATCGCCGTGAAAAATATAAAAAGATATATCAAATCCTTAGCAATTATCATTCTGATCTGATCGAAATAGATCTTGCTTTTGCTCACGTGACATTCCAATATGCAATTGATAAATGGAATTCAAAATTTATATCTCAAAAAACCAATTCGGTTTATGGCAAAACTGATAATATATTTGGTGAAATGGATGATACGAAATTACACGAATTGGTATTGGAGTTATACCATCGTAATAATAACACCTTTAAAGACTGCGACTTTCCGTTCGTTAAATTTCATGACTCGGAACTACATGAATTTGCTCCCAGCAGTATATCTAATTTATTTCCAGAAAGAACTTTTTTTCAACCTTTTTTCTATCGCAAAATAGTTAATTGTTTTTTCCCTGTAGATAAATTTTGGTTAGGTGAAGTTTTGGTATTCTATAAGCATTGTTATTTTCAAAATACTATAAAAAATACAACCCTACCAGTATTTAATAAATTAGATTTTTTTAATACGAAAGACGCTATCCGCCGTCTAAAAAATAGCTTCCAATGGTCAGAAAAAGAAATCGAATTCGAATTTAATAACAAAGCTCAAAGAATTTTTAAGCCTTTGATAGCAAATAAACTAGCAACAGTTATTGATGTTGACATGCACGATCTTATTATCAACAAAAATTTAGATCAATTAATAAAAGTCGATCCTTATTTCGCTACTGCTGATAATTCTTCTATCATTAGTTTGTTAGATAAGGCTGAAAGCCACATAAAATATATTTGTAATGTTTTCGGAATTGATCACACTACTACAACAAAAAAAATGTCGGATGTTTTGCAACAATCCGACATTTTACAAAAAATTATAAACAGCGATCAGTTTACACTGTACTAGGTTCGTATTCGTAGTGTGCAGTGATGCCAAACGGTGCTTCAATTTGGTCATTGCCGTGAATAACAAACACGGTGTCACAATACTTTTCATCGCCCCATGACCCGAACGGGTAGCCGTCAGTGAACATGATGAACTGCTTGGGCTCGATGCCTTCTTCCTTCATGTAATTAAAGGCACACTCAAAGTCAGTGCCACCGCCGCCCATGGGCTCGTAGTCGTGAATGTCATCGCCACTGTCTTCGGTAAAGGTAACCGGATTGTAAACGGCAGTATCAAAGCAGAACACATGAATGGCATAGGTAGTATACATATCCATCATGCCCTTAACTTCGCTGAGGAAGTCGCGGATCATGTCTTCGCTGATACTGCCCGACACATCTAGCGCAATAGCAACATCCAAGTGTTCAGCAGGCAACATGCCAGGAAGAACAGCACCAGTATGCCAACCCTTGCGGCTGGGACGCATGAACGAATAGTTATTCTTGAGACTGCTCTCGAGTTGAATACGCAAGATGTCTTGCCAACGCATCTTGGGAGCGGTAAACTGTTGGATCAGTCGCTTGATGCCCGCGGGCGTATTGCCAGCACCAGCAGCCTGTGCCGATTGCAGTACAGCCTCCTTGAGTTCGTCGCGAATCTTCTTAGCGGTCTCTTCGTCAATTTTGATCTTAGAGCTTTTAGACTTGCCGTCACTGCCCAGGCCGTTTTTTTCGCCTTCTTCGCCTGAGCCGTCCATGTGCATGTCCAAGGTCATTTGGATCTTGACAGCGTTCTTCATCAGCTCGTCATAGACTTCTTCGGTGACCATGTCGCGGTACTTGATGTCGTGCAGAATAGGAACAGTAGTGATTCTCTTGCCTACATTGTTTTGCAGTAGCATGTCGTTGACAATATAGTCACCTGCCATGTTCCACACTTGCGGATCACGCTCGCCACGACGAGTCATGTGATTGAATACGCAATGGCCTACTTCGTGACCAAACAAGAACACCAGCTCGTCGTCGTCGAGCTTGTTGATAAAATCAGTGCAGTAGTAAAAGTGGCGACCGTCGGTAGCGGCAGTAGAGCACCAGTCGCTGGCTTCTACCAACTTCAAGCGGGTAGCCAAGTTACCCCAGAACGGATGCTTGAGTAGCATCTTAACACGGGCCTTAGTAAGCCGATCACGCACATCTAGTTTCATTGCAAATACTCCTTTGTAATATACTTATTATACGACATTTGGTATTAAGTGTCAATTAATTCCAAACTTCAAATTGAATAGGAAAACATGCGGGCCTTCTTTGAAATAGACATCCAGACTACCAGGCGGTACATAATAATGTAGTCTGCCTATGCCTTGTGTATGACACCACTTTTTTAAGTCTTCTAGACTTGCGACACGGCCATAAGAACCTTTATGCCATGTTTCGCGAGCCTGTTCGAAATATTCAATAATCATCCATCTAGTTACAGCATCGGTGCCGAACACACTTCTGATATATTCAATTTCTCCGTAGACTAAGGTAAGTGTAGTCGTAGAAAAAGGGATCTTAGATCCCTTTTCATGTACAGTCTTAGTTACTAACATCAACAACCAAGTGAGCGTACCGCTTGAAGAACTCGGGGAAGTTCTTGAGCTTCTTGTGATCAAACGGCAGGTTGTAGTTCTTGAGTGCAGTATGAGCTCCCATGATAACCATTTCGGCTTCGAAGTTATCCATCATGTACTGGATAAAGTTCTCGCACTGGCTATGCCATGTATCCAACTTGCCGCTCTTTTTGGCATTCTCGTAGCCGTCCTTGAGCTCGTAGCAGAGACTAGTAGTCAGCGAGTACATAGCACTGACTTCCTTGACCTTAAGGTCCTTGACCTTACCTGCTAGCACATCGCTGGGGTTAGGCAAGTCGGCGGCAATCTTGCGATGTGCCATAAACTTGATAGCAAGACCTTCGCCAATGCAGGAGGCAACCATATCGGTCTGCTCGTTCTCGGTCATAGTGTCGTCAATAACATCGCTCACGAAACTCCACGAGCGCGGAGTGGCGAACGAACGATCATGAACAGTAGGATCGAAATTGTAGAGATCATTCTTAGCCCAGTTCAAGTAACCAACCACATCGGGATGCACACGATTCTGCAGAGCCCACAGGTTCCAGTCAGCAAAGTCCACACGAAGTTCGAAGTGCATGAAACGATTAGCCAACGGAGTAGGCATGCGATAAGTCACACCCTTGTCGGTCATTCGATTACCTGCTGCCATCATAACCACATTGTCAGGCAGCTTATAAGTGCCAACACGGCGATTAAGAATCAGCTGATAAGCCGCAGTTTGAACAGCGGGCGGAGCACTAGCCAGTTCGTCAAGGAACAGAACCACGATAGGATACTGACTGGCAAACTCTTCAGTAGGCAGTTCAGCGGGTGGCGCCCACTCCATCTTGCTGGAGTTAGCGTTAAAAAACGGAATACCCTTGATATCAGTGGGTTCCCACAGGTTAAGACGAATATCAACAAGGGCACCGCCCATGTCTTCTGCTAGTTGAGCGGCAATATCTGACTTGCCGATGCCAGGTGCTCCCCACAGGAACACGGGACGCTTGGCTGCAAAGGCCTTGCGGATATAACGCTTCGCTTCGCTGATCTTAACGGTGCGACCTTCGATTTTCTCTTGCTTTGCCATTTAGGGCTCCTTGTTAAACAATACTCGTATTATAGTGCCAACGGGAATTTGTGTCGATTAAAAACTGTCAATAGATTGACTGCGCTTCACAGCGCCGGAATCGGGATTGGGGCGAATACGAACGCCTTCAAAAGGTTCGTCGTTTTCCAACTTACCGAATTCTTTAAGAAGATAGTATTTGGCAATCTTCTTGGTACACTGGTCCATGAGGTTGTCAGTAGTTTCGTCCAACCAGAACCGAATAGGACTGCGACCCCAAGTCTTGTACTTGAGTGCTTCGTGAAAGATTTGTCGATGCTTCTTGTTGAAGGGATCGAAAACTTCGTAGTGCCTGCCGGCTTGATTGATTTTACCCATTACGCAACCTCGAGATGATCTGCTTCAAGAACAGCATCGTGATAAGTTTGAGCATCGAGCGGCACACTTTGGCCATCGGAGAAGATAGCCACATAAGAGCCATCGGCTTCGCGTTCAACGCTGATAAGAAAGTTTTCCATAGTATAAACAACAGCAGGGGCATTGCGCCCCTGCCTTAGTTAGGATTACTCGCCTTGGGCGGCGGCAACGACTTCGTCAGCAGAAACATCAGTGTCTGCCGGGATAGCAAACAGGTTCTGCTCACGAGCGTAAGCGAGACCTGCTTCCTTGGTCATAGCAGCGGGCAGCTCGAACAGCTCGACACCGGTGTGACCGTTCTTAACCAGATTCTTGATACGAGTCGCCAAGTCGTTCGCATAACGAACCTTAGTCTTACCCTTGAGGGTAGAAATGCCGATAACCTTAAAAGTCTTAGAAGTAGCCATGATAAAAATACCTTTCTCTCTGTGTGTCAAAAATGTATGATTAGCACCATTGCTCATCATACCTCTATTATAGTACCTATCACCAATTTGTGTCAATATTCGGTTTAGCCATTTGTTTACGGTTGTAGACTTTCCGGCTTTTGACAGTCTGCGGGCGATAAGCACCGTTATGGAACAAGAAGTCAGCACGGCGCTTTTGGCGCGGGATTTGGACAGTGATAACTTCTCGTTTCATAATTCTTGTATTATAGTGGATTGTTCAATTTGTGTCAAATTTTGATTGAATCTTTTGGATAACCGCTTGGGCTTCGGCTCGATATTTATCGCCCATGTCTTCTTCCAAAATAGCAAGGGCAATCAATTCAACCAGTGCGGCACTGACCATCAGTTGGTCAAAGGGCAAGCCTAATTGCCATTCTTCAAAATCTTCCCGACTCTTGAAACCCCAAATAATGTTCAACATGTCGCATTGTTCGCGAGTAAGTCCGTCAATCTTAATCATCATTTGACTCCGAAATGTTGTTTAATAACCTTACTGATTTCAAAATCATCATCGGATGACAATCCAACTTTGTGTCTAAAATCAATACTAGCACATTCCCTGACAATCAACTCGGCAAACTTTTTACGATTAAAACTTTCAGTAGTGGAAGTACCGTTTAGACCACATTTCACTGTTTCCGTCGCCTGTTTCTCAAGTTCACGAATTCGTTCGTTCACGATTTAACTCCTCCGGTTCTCTGGGATCGATAACACCACAAATAACGCAAATACTGCCATTTTGTATAACTGGGTTTCGGGCACTATACCAATCGTGTTTACAAGCAGGTAGTTTTTCAACTCCGAAATATTCTTTGATCATTGTCCCAGGATATTCACCGCCGTCGTAAGCATAGTTGCCAATCGTGACGCACTTTTTAATAATTAATTCGGCGAAATTTTCCAATGCCGTTGCTTGACTAGTCCCAATAATAGGATTCATGCTTTCTCCAATGAATCCAGCCTGGAAAACAAGTTCTTTAATTCGTTCGTTCATCATTCAACTCCGAAATGTTGTTTGATCCTGCTTACAATAGTAGAACCAACACCATCGTATTCATCAGCAATACCTACACATTCTCGCACAATCAACTCGGCGAATTCAATCAACATTTGATCTCTGCCATCACCTAGATCACTGTTAGTGAATCCTACATCACGGATAAGTTCTAGAATTCGTTCGTTCATTCTACTTGCTCTAAGTGAGTGTCAGAATCCAGATAGTCTGTATCTCTTGACTCCATTTGCTTGTCTTCAATTTCTTCGTATTGAGCCATAAACTCACGGCACTGCTCGTAGAGTTCGTTGTAGGCATCACGCTCGTAGCGATTCATACCCTTGACATATTTGACGCCATTGTCAAACATGCGGCTTAAAATTTCCTGCATGTCGGCACTGGTATTCTCACAGAGGCAATAACTCATGCTGGGCATAACAGTCTCTTTAGGCTCGCTTTTCCATAACATAAGTGAACAGAATCCACTTAGCACGATTCAGCGTTTGACGCACATCTTCTACTGCCATAAAGTCGTAGGTGCCACCGTTGTCGTGTGCCAGCATCTCCTGGCAGTCGCTCATAAGGCTAGCAGCCATCATAGCAGGACCCGAGAAGCGAAAGGTAAAGCTGTCTTCAACCGCTTCACGCATCTGCTCAACGGTACAGCCATACATGCGAACTTCGCGCTTTTCCTGCTCGGTCAACTGATTATAGATTTCGGTAGCCATTGTGGTCTCCGTTTTGTTCACGATAATGCTATTGTAAGCTCAAACCAATTTAGTGTCAATATTTGGGATCAAACTCACAGCCCACATCTACTGCGGTATGGCTACGAGCCAGCATATCATAGTAGTCGTCAAGGGCGTCAGAAATGGCCTTGACATCAGCGAATGTCACATTAAAACGCTCGGCAATTTCCACAAAGGATTCGCTGCCTTGCTCAATGGCATCTTGGATGTCAATAACCAAATCACGCATACGGCTCATAGCCATCTCCTTGTTTACGATTTTGCTAGTGTAGCACCAAAACCAATTTGTGTCAATATTTGGTTTCTACAGGAAGTTGAGCTTGGGTGTTTGGTTCTGGATCCTGATTGTATTGTCGAGCAAAAAACTCGGCTTCCTTACGGAATTCAAAAGTTATTTCTTCAACCACTTGACCGTTAATATCAGTGATGTTGACTTGCCAAAGACTTTTGGTATTGCTCATTGAGTTTGTCGGCATTGGATCTCGCTCCTGCAAGAGTGTTGTACATGCTATGTAGTTTTAATTCGCACTCTAAAACTTCTAACACGCAATATTGATCCTTGTGATCATCATAGCGAACGATGTAATGCTGGATCATAATTTTGTCAAAAAGAAGCCGCATTAAGCGGCTTCCTCTTGTTTCCTTTTGTATGCTCTAAGTGCCATTTCTCTTGCGAGAAAAAGTCTTAGCTTTACATAATCACTGAGTTCATCGTCGTCATTGTCAGCAATAAAATCTAACTCATCTGGCCGGCGTGTATATCCAACATAGATAAAGTCATCGTTTATTTCAATTTCTAATGGATCGAATCCATCAATGATAACTAGTGCAACTCTATGCGGATTACTTCTTAGCAGCTTCGGTTTTAGCGGGCTCTGCCTTAGCAGGCTCACTTTTGGTGGCAGCTTTCTTTTCAGCCTCCTTTTCAGCCTTGGTCTTTGGCTTTTCTACCTTAGGCATTTCCTTAGGTGTGGCAGGAGCTGGAGTAGTAGCAGCCGCAGGCTTCTTAACTTCTTCAGTTTTAGCAGGGGCATTAGCAAATGCAGTACCAACGGCCAGAGCAGCAACGATAGCGATAAGTGATTTCATGTTTATCTCCTTTGACGAAATCTCAGCAAGTAAATTTACTTGCTTATATATTTAACGCCTAGGATACCAAGTCAGTTGACAGGTTTTTGATTATTCTAACCAAATATTGTCTACCAATTTCATTTGGTTAATCATTTCTTTGCTGGTAATGTGTACTAATAATGCCCTGCGATCGTATTCAGTATTATTGGGCATGGTACTGTGAAGAACACGGGGAAAATAAATTAATGCATCTCCTGGCATCATATGCGGTTGCACAACACCTTGTAAAAATTCTTCATTATAAACACCGCGATAGCTATCTTGTACCACCCAATTCTTTTTATGACTACCTGGTAATAATCCTGTTCCTCCGTTGGCTTGTGTAAACTCGCAAAGAGGAATAATACATTGAACACCAAGCAGATCAAACCTTTCGTGCCAACGATCAAAACGATACGGGCTGTCGATGTGGGGCTTGATGTATTTGTTTTTAGGTGTGTTAGTAATGATGTCTGCTACATATACCGCAGGATCTGTAAATAAATGTCCTACATGATTTAGCAGTATTCTTCCCACTGCTTGTACTTCCATCCAATCGTGTAGCTGTTGACTCCACCACAAAGCAAACTCCGGACATTCAAGAACTTTGCCTCTGGGAAAGTATTTGTTATCTACAGCATGACCACGATCGGGTCTTAGCTCCCACCAACGCTCGTTAATATGATCAATGATGATCTTTGGTATTGTATTTTTTACTACAACAAATCCTTGTTCTAGCAGTTGTTCTTTTAATCCTTGCGGGCCCATTGATTTATATCGCCTTGATAAAGTGTAAATTCGAAAGCATCTATCTCGCTGAATAGCACTAGTTTTCGCTTGCTGAGATAGTAAGGCCAGTCCATTCTATCGTCCAGCATAAGCAGCGTTCTATTTAGTATGCGATAATTATCTGGCAGATTGACTGTATAAGTTTTCCAAATAGATTTAGCTAGTTCAAAGCCAGTACCAGTAAATCTGGTGCCTTTTTCGTTCTTGAAAATCATAAAAAAAGTCAGCGGAATATCCACTGACTTTTGTATCTCTTGGAGGATCAGTTTACTTTTCTGATTTTTTGACCAGCTCGTACTCATTAACCACAGCACCTTCGGTAAGCTCAACAACACTAAAGTCTTGACACTTGAATAGTTTATTCATTTTTTCCATCAAATTGAATGCATGACCTGGATTACTAAAACTGACCTTTTTATATTTAGGACCAGGATAATCCTGTAAACTGTTCAAATGACTGCGTAGATTAAATGGTCGTCCTTTATAGAAAACTGCATAGATGGCTTCAGCTTCTAGAATTTCTTCACTTTTATAAGTGCTAGGGTCTACATGAGTTAAAAGTATAGTAGGCTTAGGTCTTGCCATGCGTTTCTCCTATTTGTATTTATCAGAGAAACGCATTAAAGCATTATTTAATCATCTTCAAAATCTTCGGTTTTTTGCTGTCCTAGTACTACTTTAAGTTCCATTTTAGTTTTATATGGACCAACATGAACGTTGGTTTTAACTGTAGTTAGTCTTGGGCATAGGCTACAAACCCATCCATTCTTAAACTTTAGTCCGTACCATCCCGCCACATGGGTACTTTTACTAGCGGCTTTTTTGGTAAAGGTGGGATAACCGTCGATTTCCTTGACATTAAAGACTTCTTCTTGATCCGTGGGATAACCCATGACTTCCAAGTGGCCGCCGTGTTTGAGATCGCGATTTACAAACTCGATTCCCATCTTTTTAAGTTCGGTAGTGTCTTTTACCGTAAAATCTTTACGCCTAAGATTAATAGTATAACTATTGTCCTTGAAGTTCATCATGCCAACACGCTTGGCATTTTCTTCAAGAATCCAAAACTTGTCTTTAATCACGCTTTTTGCCAGAATCATTAGTATGCCGCTCCCAGATAATCTCCATGCTCTGTCATCTTGTCTGCCACATTAACAAGATTCCATTTGGAACAAAACTTTACAAAATGTAAGCCGACTTGACTTACACGGGTCTTGCCAGTTGCAGTGGCAATAGTTTCGTCTAGTGCTAGTTTAATATCTTCGGGCTGTTCAGTCAAGTCAATTAATTGTTTATTGAACAGATACTTGTCTCTGACACGATGCTCAATACCTTCGTGGTCAACCCAACGCTGTAGCATCATGTTGTTCCAATTGTATCCTTTGGTATCCCTGTCAGCAAATGCTTCGCGAAGTCCAACCTTGTTCTTACTGCCCTTTTCACGCACACCGGGATAAGCACTGAATATATTGTCAGTAGTATCACCGCGCATACATTTTTCAAATAGCAGCCACTGAGGATCAGGTGCTGGCAAGGGTTCCTTGGTTTTCTTATCTAAGACTCGTTTGCCTTTTTCATCAAAGACACCTTCGACAGTGATTAGCTGTTTAGTAATGCCATTATATTGCCTGACATTAGGAGCCAATAGTTGATAAAAGTCGCTGTCGCTACTTACAATAACATGATTATCGTCGGGATGATTATGAATCCAACGAGCAATAAAATCATCAGCCTCGCAACGGTCATGCCGAAGTACCGTGCAATTTGTTTTAGCAGTGAGATATTCTTTGAGTTCATCGAATGCTTGCCAGAAGATTTTATCTTCTTCTGCTTCCTTTGGACTAAGTGCAGCACGAGCATCGGCTCGATTACGCTTGTAGCCTTCGTAGACATCCTTACGCCAACTGCGGCCTTCGAGACAGACCACAACGTGACTACCTTTAAAATCACGCCATACTTTGTTAATGCTGTTGAACATAATATGGTATGCCATACCAACTTTAGTTTCAGCGTCCTCTCCTCGTACCACATGACGGGCACGAAAGAACATGTTAGCGGCGTCTACTAGAAGATACATTTTAGCCATTTAAATAAGAGTTAAGAAGTTGTTGTTCAATACGATCGTGAAATGCAGAATTAAAATCTTGCAATAAACTCATCCATTCAGTATATTCTCGTACAGTAAGTAAAAACTCGTCCCATTCATCATTGTCTTGTTTTTTGTAAGCAATTAGAATGTGATCGTTTCCTACCCAATTTATGCGAAAGTTCCAGTTAAGTTTACTTTTCATTGGATTTCTTGTCAACTTTCTTTCGACGTTTTGGTAAAACATCTGCATCTGCTACAAATTTGGATTCTTCGTCCAATTGAGCACCAATGTTCTTGCACAATTCAGTAAACCACTTGTCTACTATTTCTTCGTCGTTTTTGCCCGTGTAACCATGCTCTTTGAGGAATTGGATAAAAGCGTCATTCCACTCTAACTCCATGAAACCTTGTCTAGGGTTACTTTCGTCGAAGTCAGTGTTAACAACGTTAACCCACGGCTCTTTACTTTCTTTTGGATTACTTGGCTGTTCTTTTTTACCAAAAAGGTTTTTAAAGAAGTTCATACCAATTCCTCAACTACGCCAAGGACTTCGGCCGCAATAAGGAAAATACCGGCCATAAAAAGATTGCCATAGATCAAATATAGACCTGCACCAATGCGTATGGCGCTTTTAAAAAGGCTAACATAAAAATGTCCGCGTCCGGGATCTTTTGCGGCAGGGATAATAACTTTTTCAGGCATTGCCATTTTTCTTTTCCATTTCTTTTACAGTATCTAAAATTGCATGAGCAAAGTTTACGGCACTTTGCTTGTTCAACAACATATGATGTTCTTGTTTGTGTACACCTTGAACAAGGATATCAAACACGGCTCGTAGTCGAGCCGGCCATCCATCCCAGAACTGTTTAGTCCAAGTAGTTACATAAAAACTAACTTCTACATCAGGGACATCTTGATCACGTTGTATCTCGATCCACATATGAGCAGCATGATCATCGCTGCCGCAGTCGCATTCTACTTTAAAGTTTTTAGCTCCGCCGTAGTCTCCGGTAAGACTAATTCCTTGTGCTGGCGTCTGTGCTTTCATTTCTTCCCCAATCTATATGGCTCCATAGTCGATCATACAGATAATATGACGTCATCCAAACACAGTTAATAATAATGGTTGGAATCAGAGCCTGTGTCATGCTCTGACCAGTAAGCAATAACATCACATAAGTTGATACTATTACCCATATTCTATAGATAACAGTCTTAACTAATGTTCTAGTTCTCGTTTCTGTTACTTTCCCCAACCATTGCTCCAAATGTCCACATGTAGTCGTGGACTGTAACGATAGCCGCGAGCCAATGCTTCGTCGGCGATGTGTTTAGTATTGCTAAAATAGGCAGCATCAGTACCGCCAACGGGCATAACATAGACAGGTCCAGTAAAGCCAACTCGACGGTATTCTTGAACAGCACGATCAACTTCGTCGAAATCTTCTTGTTTATCAATTACAAACTTCAAGTAAGTAAAGCCTACCTGTTGATACTCTTTAATAACCTCAGGTCTAACTGCATCTTCCCACGATTCGCCGCTGGCACTAAGTTTAGGGCTAACGCTAAAGGTAATACCTTCTCTGGCAATATGGAAGTTATCCATCAAGAAGTATTTAAATTCCTTGTGCAGATGTTGAGTGCCGTTAGTTTCAAAAGTTAGATTACGAAGATCCTTCATTTGCTTATTAGCCAGCAGTTCAGGATACAGCATTTGCCAGCCAAGTAACGGCTCTCCGCCTGTAATAACCAAATGAACATCATTGCCGTTGCTTTGTCCCCAACGATGATTTGGCGTCAAAGCCAGCATAGCATCAATGGCTTCATCAACGCTGTAGTTAGGGCTTAAATGCTTAAACGCAGGGTGCCAGCTGGCATAACTATCGCAACCAGTTTTAGCCAAAGGCAAATCCATGAAAGACTTATATAGATGAACTTGTCGACCTATTTCGTCTGGCTCTGTGGTTTTTTCACCTGCGGGTAAACCAAATCCTGCACACTTAAAGTTACAACCAAAAGTTCTAAAAAAGATACTGGGCACACCGACGAATCTTCCTTCGCCTTGTGCCGAATAAAATATTTCACTGACTTTAAATTTTTCCATTTGTAGTTTCTTCTTTTGCTTTTCCGTATTTTAACTGAATCATGCAGGATAAGTCAACATCAATTGGGCCATCTACTCTATACCAATCTAATTCTTCAGGAGGCACGTGACGATCATAGTCAATTGCCGAAACGGTACATTCGGGATAGTTGTCCTTAAGCCAATATTCTAATTGTTTGGCTTGCCAAAAATTAATCTGAATTAGCATCCGTGACATATTTTGTGTAGTCTCCTTTGCCCGGAATAACATGTCTTACTCCGCCACGAGGATTTTCACAGTCGCCTGTCTTTCTAAGAATTAAATGAATATGCGGCCACATGACAGTTTGCCCGGCAGCTTCGCCGTAGTTCATGCCAACATTAAATGCATCACATATTTCTTGATCTACAAACACAGCACCTTGTTTTACAGCCGCATCCAGGCAAGCTGATATATCATCCATGTCGTTAGTCTTTGGCACAAATAAAAAGTGACCAACTTCACTTACCGGAAACCCGTCGCGGAAAACAAACATGTTATCATTTTCCTTAATGGGATCACGCCATGGATGATCTTCCATGATAAACTGTTCGACATCAAATTTGATAGTCATTTCGGATTTTTTCTTAGAGCCTTTTCTTTTCATGCTTCACCTGTAAATGGTTGTTCCCATGGGAATACGATCCATGGATCTTGTTCGGGATCTTTTATGTGAATAGTATAATCCACAGAATATTTAAATTTACTAGCCGGATTGTCCCATAGTGTAGCAAACTTTACATTGTTGTTCCACACATCTGCCCAATCCGGATCATTAGGCATACAGCCTGAGGGCCAGTCTTCTGTAATCCAATTAAATGTGGCACCGCTATCGTTGATGTCATCTACAATGAGAATGTTTTTGTAGTTAGGGCCCTGCTCAAGTAAATCATTAGCAGCGTCTAGAACAGCACCAAAATCTGTTTCATCACTAACAATGACTTCTTGCTTCGGATAACCATAAGCATCTTCGGCCATGCCTAAGTCACTGACACATTCGCCTCCATCTCGCAAGCTGACCTGCAAGGGTTTCATTGGAATGTTCATATAGTTGCTGAGTGCCACTGCCAAAGGCAATCCACCTCGACTAATACCTACAATATAGTCTGGTTGCCAGCCGCTGACCCAAATTTGTCTTGCTAGCTCGACTACATCACGATCAAACTGTCGCCAAGTATAATAAACTTTAGTCATTGCGTCCTCTACAATTGCAAGCCCTGCGACCCTGATAACAGTCGCCTGCACAGCCAGGTTTAATCCAACCCTTGGCAGCAGCCAAAATCATGCAGGCAAATCCTAATAAAAAGATCAAAATAGTTAAGAAGATCATTTTTTAGTTTTCTTAGGTGTAGTCTTTTTGGCAGCAGTTTTCTTTGCTGGTTCTTTTTTGTCGACAGTCATCTTCGCCGCAACCTTTTTAGCAGGCTTTGATGAAGTTGCTGGAATATTTGACTCGTATTTTAGAACAGCATTTTGCACATCTTTCAGCAATGCTTCGTCGTCCCATTTAAGTTCGGTGCGACCATTGGCCCACGTTGTCACTGTGAGATGACTGCCTTTGACAATCACCGGGTCAGTTGACACTGGTGTTGCTTTCTTCTTTGTTACCATTTTGTTCTCCTTTTACAGTTGATAAACATCCAAAAACTATCCACGGAATAATAGCCAGGTACGGGATAAAAATTGCAGCAGTAAACCATGGATTAATGCCTGCGTCCCTGCATCGTCTTGCTGTAGTTGCCATTACAATCCAAGTTAGTGGAACAATCAATAAAAAGATAAAAACACCTACTGCAATAACGCCGGAAGGTCCCAATGCAGTGCTGATTAAAGCAGCCATCATTGCAAAGACAAAGAATACAATATAAGAAATTATTTGCACTCCCCAATATTCAGACCGTGTTGCTGATCCGTAAAAACTAAAATACTTTTCTATATTCATCTTACTTCCTTAGTTCATCCATAACCCACTCGTGAGCAGCATCCTTGATGTAAGGAAACTTCTTGGCGAGTTCTTCATCATTGGCCATGTCAGTCATCATACGCTTCATTAGTTTAATTACTGCGGTTAGATCTCGAGCCTGTATTGAACCGCCTTTTGTTTCTATCCTGCCATCTGTATGAAAGGTTATAATCGCTTCGCCGTCAGGTGCCATTATAGTTATTCCACTTTGTTGTGTTTGTCCTATTCCTAGGTTATTGCTGGCAGAGATTGTATATTGCCCATTGGCAATAGCAGAATTAGGATAATTAATCCCTGTGCCGCCACCGGTGACATGATAGATTCCGATATTGTTAGAGGTAGTCATTATGCTGTTGAATACGCCACAAATTTATACGCTGTGGTTCATCGCCTTTTCTGTCTCTATATTCTATACGCACTTCAACGCTGTGATTTTGTAGTTCTGCCATCAATGCATTGACACGAGCAACAGAATTTTTAAGATCATCGACCAATTCTTGCACAATAGGATCTTTCATAATTACCTCGGAGCAAACTCTTGCTGAAGTTTAATATTGTCAAAGAATTCTTTTTTAGCACCCGGATCTTCTTTAAAAGAACCTTTCAGTACTGTAGTTTGTGTTAGACTACTATGTGCCATAATGCCACGATTTTCACAGCATCCGTGTGTGGCTTGAATATAAACACCCAGGTTCTTGGCACCAGTAGCTTTTTCAATTTCTCTGGCAATGTCATTAGCCAATTCTTCTTGTAGTGTACCGCGACGAGCACACCATTGAGCAATACGAGTATACTTGCTAAGGCCAATAAGCTTCTCGGCAGCAATGATACCAATATAAGCAACTCCCGACACCGGCTGGTGATGATGGCTACACATACTACGAAGTTCACTACGAACAACTAGCATGCCTTCGTAACGATCCACCGAATCGTTGGGAAAACTTGTCGCATCCGGCCTTGGTTCATATCGACCACTCATTATCTCATTAAAGTACATCTTGGCAAGACGCCGCGCTGTACCTTTACTATTTGGATCAGTTTCCCTGTCAATTAGCAGAGTGTCCAATACTTGTTCAAAGGCTTTAGTAGCTTCGTTGATTAAGTGTTCTTTGTCACTGGGCGCAATGTAGTCACTAATGTTGTCTCCGGCCCAGAATCGTTTGTTGTCGGCCTTCATTCGTTCGCGAAGGATTTGGCTTAGGTTTTTACTTGTATCTGTCAATTTATTCTCCGAGTTATTGTGGTGGGTCACACGTATATTTAGATTATACAATAGTATTTAGGCATAGTCAACGATTTCGGCGAGGTTGTCGAGCAATCGGCCCACGAGGAATTTCGTTTCGATTTCGGCGAGTTGGAATTGAACTCTTAAGTCGTTCGGCCTCTTCCCGTTCTAATCTCTGTTGCTCTCGCATTTGATTATTAATATCAACTTGCTTTTGTAATAGACTCATATCAACATTCTTTTTTCCAGCCGATGTCAAAATAGCACTAACATCTTTAGGAAAACAAGCGCCACCATAGCCAACATCACCATTTTCGCCAGGAACACGATAATGACTTTTACCTAATCTCTGATCTTCTTTGCAAACTTCGGCCATATCATTCCAATTTACACCTTGGCTTTCACACCATTTGGCAAATTGATTATTAAACACAACCTTAGTGGCTAACCAACTATTGGCATAATATTTCATAGCGGCCGCACTACCGATGTCTGTTCTAATAACCTTAGCCTTGGTTTTATAGGTCATATCAGTAGCGATAACAAATTGAGAAACATAACTGGTATCGTGGGCATTACCTCCAATGACAATTAGTTCAGGATGCATATAATCGTGCAGAGCATTGGCCGCGGTTAAGAACTCGGGCATATGAATTAAACGGAATTTATACTTTTTATATTTTCCGCACTCTTTGGAAATATTAATGTAAAATTCTGGTGGTGCGGTACATTTGCTAATAACAATACCTTCGTAATCCGCTAAACTATCCAATACTCCTTGCAGAATACTAGTGTCGCAACTACCATCTTCTGCCATCGGGGTCGGGACACAAACATACACCCAGCCAGTATGTTCTTTAATTTGATCAATGGTATACTGTTCCCATTCTTCTAAAGCATATGGGTCATTGACCATAATCAAGTTTCTGTCATGTGCAGCCGCAACTGCTTTACCTACGTATCCATATCCAATAACACCAATTCTCATTGTTTTAATTCTTTCATTAATTCTGCTTCGACGACACGCTTGCGAAGATTACTAGAACTGAAACTATGATCACGGCGATTATAGATATGTTCGATATTTCTAGTAAGTCCTTGCGATCTACCAGTGAAGTCTTTGTCACGATATTCGACGCCCAAGATTCTTACATCAATAGGCAGAGTAAGAATAATGTCTAGCAAATCTTGTTCTGTTTGATAAACTACTATTTCGTCAACATACCGAACAGCAGCTAGTTGTATTTGTCGCTCAACGACACTTTGAACAGGTTTGTTCTTTGTGCCGGGACGATCAATAGTAGGATCAGTTTGTAGACCGACAATCAAGTAATCGCAGTGATTTTTTGCCTCCGCTAACATAGCAATATGTCCTGCATGCAGCAGATCAAATGTGCTAAAAGTTATGCCGATTTTTAGGCCTTTATCTTTAAGCTCACGAACTTTATTGAAAATCATGGACGATTGGGTTCCTTTTCATTACTGTATTCAGGGCCAGCCTTAACTAATTCCTTAATAAGATTGTAGTGATTGTAAGCTTCGTCTAGTGCTGGGTATTTAGTGCGTAGTGCCTTGAGTTCAGCCTCTTCTCGTTTCTTTTCTTCGATCCAGCGATGCATTTCCCAAATGTCAGGACCGTTAGTATTCATTTCAATGGTATTGTCAATTTTCATCCAACCACCACTGGCTGAATAATTGCCATTGTTATTGTCGCATACTTCAAAACATTTACTAGAACCGTTCCAGCGAACTTGGCCAGTAACACTTGGTAAACTATAACTGCGATCAAGCTGATACATATTAGGCTGGCCGCCAGTGAAAATTACTTTAATCACTTAATGTTCTCCAAGAGCTTGTTGGCGCTGAAAAAATGTTCTGTCAGCGACTGTGTTTGCTTTTTAAGCATGGGCAAACGAGTTTCATAATGATCCATATGCTCCATGATCTTTCTGCAGAGATCCGGTCGATAAACAGAATAAGCATCGAAACTTTCTGTCCACTTACTAGGATACTTAAAACTTTCGAAATACATTTCTCGATAACTTAGCCTATCAGGCACCATTGGAATAGCATCAACAATGGCACCTTCATAACAACTGATACCCAGTGTTTCTTGTAAGTTGGCACTGAATACTAGTTTTGCTTGGCCTAGCAAGTTATGATATTCATTCTTAGTCAACTGATGATCTTGACAAACAACAAACTCATACTGAGGCAAATGTTGCTTTAAGTCTCTAAAGATATCAACTTGCTTCTCGGGTGCGATACGATGCGGAAATAAAATAAGATCACGCTTAGTCATATTTTTGTATGGAGTTAGCGTTGCTTCCATATATTCCATGGGCCAACCTGTGCGAACAAACTTGGCAGATTGGCTAGCCATAATCATGTCCAAGTCATCTTCTAACCAAGGATTTTCTGCAGAGCCATTGTCATTAAGAAGATTACGCACAAACATATCGATATGAAAGGCTGTGGCAAAGTAGTTATGGTCAATGGCATGATAAAAACTTTTTTCTGCATAACGAACCCAAGGCTCATCACCGATAAGGCGTCCTAGAAAGTCATGCGGATCATAACTGCCAGCATGCCATAATGCATGAATTGTCACAGGAATCTGCAACAGTTCACTCATGTACTTTAAGTTTATGATACCAGGATGCCAAGCATCAGTAAAAAGAAAATGATCACCAGGCCTAACTGCTCCGGAGCAAAATAAACGACCCATTTGCTCAACTTGTCGAGACTTATAGATATTAGTGCCGCCAAAATTAAGAAAGGCCCCAGGAGTAGTGGCACTAGGAATGTCTTCAGGGCCACTGATAACTTGAACTTGATGTCCTGCTTTTTTAAGTAGTTCGGGAACATGATGCTTCCATTGTCCTGTGTAGCGTGTCTCGACAGCTTCTAAGTCAACTAAAAATATATTACTCATTAGTTGGTGTATCCTGTGTGTATTGATCCCAGTAGGTATATTTGTCCTTACTCATCAAATCATGCAGTTGGTGTGTCCATACACCAGGGTTAGTAGCACCCCATGTATTATCATCAATCTTAAGTGTTGTATTATAGTTATAGAGTTTAATATAAGGCAGCTTAACACTGATCATAGGCACGAATTTGTCATGCTCACACCAACCTTCTTCGTGCATTTCTTGAGCATACGACGAATCAAAGTCTAGTGTAACCCAATAATCTGCATTTAAACAACCTGTAATACGATCATCCCAGGTCCTCCACTCACTAGTTTCGCGAGGTGTAAAACTTTGACTGGTGCCAAAATAGATTTGCTTGATTTCAGGGTCTTGTCGTGCTCGTTCAAGAATTTCTGCCAAGGGCGGTGTGCCTACAACAAACAAAGTTTTCATACCATAACAAACGGTATGCTCTACCTCATATCCAGTAAAGTAAACAATGTTCTTTCGTTCTGCGGTATTCAAAGCCATTTAATATATCCTCTGCTGTAACCTTCGGGGCGGTTTACTCCGTCGGTAAATGCCTGCTGCCATTCGGTATCCCTATTATAGACTTTGGTCCAGAAGGTGTCAACATCAATATCGCCATCCTCTATCCAACGAGCCGCATCTGCCATACATTGGTAAAACTTGTCAGTTCTGGGGCTGGGAAATACTATAGTACAGGCTTTCCAAAGTAAATTGGCAAATGATGTGGTTATCTTTTTCTCAACACCAAATACTACCAATGCTTCATTGCGTAGGATGTCTTTGGTAAACACATCATCTCTACTACTTAAATCAATAACAACATCAAACTTGCCGCCGTAGTATAGAGCCAGTTGTTGTCCCCAAAGTTCTTTATTACTGTTGCCAATAACAGTAATATCGAATTCTAAGTGATTGAGCATGATAGTGTTATAAGCCACCCAAGCCAAAAAGCCACTGCCAAGGATTAGGAGTTTACGTCCTGGCCCACTGCGTTCAGCGATTTCTCGAATAGGTTGATGTATAACGTTGATGCCGCAAGCCACTGGTTCCAATATAAATCGAGGATGAGCCTCTGGAACCCTAACATATTCTCTATGACGAACAACATATCTGTCGGCATAGGCTGGTTCGCCTCGGGTTGCAACATAGTCTCCAACGATAACATCTTTTACTTCCTTTCCAATTTCGATGACACGACCTAATCCTTCGTGTCCCTGCATATTAATAGGCAACGGACCAAAGTTGCCCTGCATCATATCAATGTCACTGCGACATACGCCAGTCATTACAGATTCAACAAGAATCTGATTAGGTTCAATATCTAAGCTGCCGGTATATTCAGTTTCAACGAACTGACCTTGCCCTGTAGTTGCTAATACTCTATTCATAGATGTTCGATTTGTTTGTGTATCCAAAGATCCTGAGCTAATTGTTCTTCCCAGAATATATTATTATTTAGGTTTGCCACAGCAGTTTCTATCATAGTCTGATACGCTTCCTTAGGACAAAGGCCTAATTCAAACTTTGTAATCTGATCGGAAACATCAAATGTAATGCTACTGTCATCGGCCCGATCATCTTTCCAATTAGCTGTTAATACCCAACGAGTGTCGGCATTTTTAAATTCAAATTCACAGAAGTCGTCGACATCGTAAACACCACTATGATTAACGCTGCCGTAATCAGTATCTTGAATATCCTTGAGTTCATGTCGCTGTTGTGCCTGAGCAAATAGTCTAACACCAGTGCTATAGTTTGTCAACGCACAGTAGTAACTTAACATGTGAGGAATCAAGTCCCTACTGACACCGCCAAATGCCTTACTACGAGTAGTAAACCAACTGCCAGGATGAGGAATACGATTGCGATTGTTCCAACGAACATATACACGCTCGCTCATACTGGCCAGTCGTTTAAATTCGGCAATCTCGGGACGATATTGATTGTTCTTAACCATCATAATCCTAGTACTAGGATTAGACTTGACCAAGTTACGCCAAGACATGCTGTCAACGACACCGGGTTTTTCAATCAGCAATAAGCGACAGTTATTAACTACATTATAGGCCAATATCTCATGCGTAAAGTTTGGCGTGCCAATATAAACAATATCAAAGTTTTTATGCTCTAATATAGCTTCATTCATATTGGTGTAGTCGGGGCTTTTACCTGCGTCTATGTCACAGGTAAAAACTTCATAGCCCATCTCTGCCATCCAGTCACGATACTGTTGGCCCATGCCTAGGCCAATAACTAAGGCCTTAGGCATTACGAACCTCCGCTAGCAGTTCTTCGGCATGATCTTCGTCCCAAGCTTCAGCAGCTTCAGCATCATTGTCGTCGCCCTTGTCATCACTGGCAAACAAGGCACCAAATGCTTCGGCACTGCTCTTAAGAGTTTTCTTGCCGTTGAGTTCTGCTAACAATGCCTGTGCATTATCTAGCTCAGTGTAAGGAGTTTCGCTGGCAAACACACGATTGATTAGTTCAACACCATAGATAACACTACGTGGTACCCAATTGCTGAATTCAGCACTAACACCTTTGGCTTTGCTAAACTTGCCGGGATCGGGTTGATATAAACTACAAGCAGAGTCTAGTAACATATTGGCACGTTGAACGCTTTCGATATGCTGATAGACATTATGTGCCATCATGATGGCATAGCTGAAACTGTCCCATGATGTCTTACATTCTTTGCCGAACTTGTTAACATCACCGGGCTTGTACCAGCACAAGTCTCCCATAGTGACTCGCTCGCCGATTGGACTGCCCCATGGGAAAGGCAACTTGCTACCTGATAGACGCTTGTCATCTATAGCCTTGTCCATGATATAACTAAATCGCTTATTCTGATGAACGTGTTGAGTATAAATCTGACCATAAGCAGTGGCTAAGAACGGACTAGCACAGTCAAATGTTACCTTCATAGCAGGATTAATACTCTTGCGAATATTACGTTGAATAGCAGTTAGCAAACAAGCCAGTTCAAGTTTACTTGTACCCAGGAAGTGAATAACGTCACGACCAGGCTCTAGCAACTTTTCATCGCGCAGTTTAATCAGTCGACGCAACATGAGATCAACGTCCTTCATGTTGTTGCCGCCCATAGCCCAACCTTCGAAGGGATAGTGCTTGACCTGTTCGTACCAAATCTCGGCGTCAACATTGTTACCGCCTTGTAGAACGTTCAGGAACTTGGTCTTGCCTTGACGATTACGCAGGAAGAAATCATTGTTAAACAATGTGCCACTTAGACAGTCTTGGAATGTCTTAAGGCCTGTGCGTTCCTGATTGATAGGAGCGGCCGCCCAAGTAGGAATATCAAGTACCATGCTGTAGTCAGCAGTAAACTCTAGCCAGTTAAGAATGGCCATACGAGTCTTATCTGCTTTGCCTACATAGCCAGCATCGCCTTGCTTTTCCCAGAAGTGCTGCCAGTCAAAGTTAATAACACCTTTACCGATCTGGAATCCACCTGAGTCGCCAAGAATAAAAGTATTCTTTCGATCTCGTTGTTGGATCATGCTTTCTTCGGTAAGGCTCTTTTGAGTGTTGAGCTGTGCATGGCCTGCCGAATACAATGCATCAGGATAGTAGAAATAACTTTGTTCCTTGTTAAGGAAGTTAAGGCCTTCTACCCCAAGTTCGAACTCTGCAGGAATACGATTCCGAGGAATCCAGTTTGGATCCTGCTGTTGGTTGCTGACTTGCTCTTGGTAAAACCCGCTAATGCTAGGTAAGAATATGGCATAATCCATATTCTTTGCTTGCATGTCAATTCTTGTTTTTTTACTTAGCGACATAACCTGCACCCGTGTATCGCATACTTGGTGCCAAAGCAGGCCAAGGACTCTTGTAAAGGCCAACGTGGATCTTTAGTTTCTTAGGAGTGCGATCATTAGTGATCTGCACAGTTATATCATATGTATAACTTTGTTCTTTAAGAACAATTTCAGAAATTTCATATCCGTGAATCCAGTCAGATTCACGAAGGTCGTTGAGATATGCGTTATACATATCTGCTGGCATATGACCCAAACCTTCTTGCAGAACTCCGTCAAAAAGTTCAGAAATTTTTAGTAAGTCGTATTTGATATCGTTGATATTAATCATCGCACGACTTACATGATTAGTATAATTATTCATAGGCTTTACCTTAGTTCTTTTCAAATTGAATGTGGCATCCATTTTCACCGTCCTCACTTACATCAATCCAAACTTCGCGTTGGGGATAGCGGCCGTTAATAGCCTTGTACAAATCCATTGCGATCATTTCGCAGGATTTAAAATCAAGTTCTAAAGTCTTTTCACTATAGAGTTTTTCTAACCAGCGTTTGAACTGAATAAACTCAATGTCGCGGTCGTCATGAAAAACTTCAATAGCAACTTTAAAATGGAATATGTGTCTGTGAGGATAGCCTAAAAAGCTGACATCATATTCGTCGCTTGATGCTAGCTTGGGATTAGTGCTAGCATCAGGGTAGCGGTGAATACCTTCCTTGCGAAAGGTAACCCAAATCATTTTCTTTGCCATATTAACGAGTATGTCCGGGAAGGATATAATTGTATGTGCCAATACCACTGTTAATGGTAATCATACATGCCACTTGGCTAAAGTGTACACGGCACTCGCCGGCCATGCCTAACTTAACAATAGAAAGGAATTTGTCAATAGGCCAAGCATAACCTTCTTTGATTGAACCAGCAACATTAGTTGCAAAGATCATCTTACCAAAGTGACTGCCGCCTGTGTCGCTACCGAAAACAAATACTAGGTTGCCGTTTTCAGTCTTAACAGTAAATGTAGGTTCGATGTTGCTGTAGATGCCAGCCTTAGCAGACATTTCGCTGACCTTGGCCTTAGTAGGCTCAAATTCAACGTCCCACTTGACGCCTTTGAACTTACTTTGCTGTAGTTGCTCGTCGATAATTTCCTTGCTCATCAGACGATACTTGTCGCTGTTGCCGTCCTTGTCAGTGAACTGCAAATAGTCTGGAACTTCAACGCCGTTCTTAGTGCCAGTTAGCACTTCAACTTCAGCACCATCCTTGTTATACAGTCCGCTAAGACCATTAAGGAAACCCAAGTTGCCAAGACCAACTTCGCCAACAAGTCCCGCCTCGGGATTGTTAAGGCTAGCGTCAAGCACTACAGTTTTCTTTTCATCACAGGTCCAAATTTCAGTAGTTTGGTCTGTGCCGGTAATTTTGGCTAAATCAAAGAAGCCAAGGCTTGCCGTATGCCTGACAATGTCAAAAATAGAATCTTTCAAGATATTCTCCTTATACACTAGTATAGTGTATTTAGGTTTAGATAGTCAAAATCTATGTTGCCAAAACATAGCTTGCTAGGGGAAAGATATGTACCAAACATATCCTGTGATTTTTATTTAGTTAGCTGAACAACAAATCAAAGGCTGTCTTTTGATCACTAGCACTAATATCCCACTCAAGAACACCAATAAGGTTGTCCACTTTGTTATCGATAATAGTTTCTTCCATGGCCGCATGATCAAATGGCAGCTCCTTAAACCAATCAGGCAGTCTAAGTTCGTCAATGGGATAAGCAATACTGGTAATGCCCATTGGATTAGATTTGAGTTTACAAACAATAACCTTCATGCCGTCGGTAATATCCATGCTACGCTGGTCACCAAAAGCTCGCTTAAAACGATTCCAGTTAATAGCTGCCAGTGCATGTCCAACTCCGCACTTGCCAGTCTTTTCAAAGACCTCTGTATGCTTGGTCAAGTTATTAACACGTTTAGGTGTGCCTTTCTCCCAACCTGGACGCTCCTTGAAGGCGGTTCTAAAAGTATTAATGGCGTCAACAATGTCCAGTCTGTCTTGGCCATTTAGTACCATAAGCAGAATTTCTTCCAGGAATTTTTGCATGAACTCGGGAGTGTCTGCTCGCTTAAGGTCTAGACCCATGGCCTTAATTTCACCCAAAGAACCGTCAACGTCTTTACGCTTGCCTTCCTTGTCATAGATAAGAACTGCATACCGCTTCTTAGTAATGAACAGGCCTTTGCTGGCAACAACTTCACGACCAGCTTTAATAACTTCACCATAAGTGCTGGGGCAATTAAATGCTTGATTCATGAATGGTGTAAAGCTAGCGTTGACTTCTTCTGCTACTGCGTCATAAAGCTCAACCACTTTGTCGCGATTCCATTCGATTTCATTGCGTTCAATCTGTCCTTGATAAACAGGATAAGCACTGAAATAACAACTGTCAGTGTCACCGTAGATAATAGTTTTGCCTACGTGGTTGTATTCACCAGTAAACAGTTCATTGGTCTTGCCGGCCATATGACGAGCAACACAGCGTCCTGTTAGTGTAGTACTTTGACCCATGCGTTGATCAAAGAACCTACTGCCTGCGTTAAGCAAAGCGCCGTACAAACTATTCAAGTTAATCTTTTTAACTAGCTGTCGCTTGTCCCAGAATTCAAACTCTTTAGGATCAGTTGCTGTCTTGGCTTTCTTTTGTAGCTCTTTACGTTCGGCATACCAACGAGCCAGCAGGCCTGGAATAACACCTTGCTTTTCGTAAGTAAAGATTGTGCCGTTAGCACTAAGCATCCATGGATTGCCACTGAGATAAATCAACTCATAGGCTTCGGCTGCTGACATTTCAGTAGCACGACCATCCTCCCATTCGATGACCAAGTCATAGCCGCGATTACGATTCATGATTTCATCATATTCGTAGACACAGAACTTGCCGTCCCAGAAGTCAGCAAAGCCTTTACCTTCTGCCAGCCATTGTCTAAGTTCGCCTTTGGTTTGTGTAAGACGCACTTGACCGATGATTGTTTCAGGACTCATGTTTAGCGCACGAATCAGCGAGGGATACAGACTGTTCAAGTCCATTGATCCAATCCAGTCGTGCATGCCTTTCTTGGGATAAGCAACATAGGCACCTGCTGCTTGTGTTTCAGCATCATCGCCGCGCTTACGATCAGGAACCATAAGTCCACGGCTGTGTGCTTCATTGATAATAGCCTGATCCGTTACAGCCACCGCGCCCATTGTAGTGCGTAGCGTAACAGTATTGGCATGTGCCAGTACGTTAACGAGATCGATATACTGTAGCTTTCTATCCAGCTTGACTAAGAGCGCAGTATCTTGTCTGTTGTATTCAATGAACTTTTCAAAGTCATTGTTATACAATTGATCCAATGTACCTTCGTATTGGACCTTTGTCTCCCCCAACTCGTATTCGCCAATGGCATCCAGTCTGTAACTGTGCATTTCATGATAGGTATACTTGCGATACAATTCTAAGTAGTCTAAGTGTACACGGCCAACAAAGTCAAAGGTCTCGGCTATTTTGCCATACTTTTCAAATTCTCTGCGTTGTGGCTTCATGTCCCACAAACAGAATCTACGAGTGTGATCTGCACCTAGTAGCCTGCTGATACGATTGACCATGTAAGGAACGTCATAGCCTTCGCTGTTCCAACCGCTGATAGTATCAGCATCTTCTAATAGGCTTAGGAATAAATCCAGCATGTCTTCTTCGCTGTCGCAAAGAATAGTATTTTCAAATCTGGCCACAATGGCTTCGGCCTGATCCAGTTCCATGCTGTCGGGTTTGATGCATAAGGTAATTAACTTGTCCATCCAGCCGCAATAGACTGTGACAGCCGTGACAGGATTGAAAGGATCACTGGGATCCGCAAAGCCTTTTACTTTGTCAAAGGCAACTTCAATATCAAAGAATGCTTTATTAAGCTCTGGCGCTTCGGCATTGAGATAATTGGCTTCTAAACAACGATTTAGTGGCTTGATATCACTTTCATACAGTTGTTTGTGTCCGTAGATTTTCTTTTCTTTTTCAAAGGCCTTGCGACTGGCCACGGCAACTTTAGCCAGTCTCTTACCATCAATACCAGTGTATTGACCTTTTGGATCGGGATAGTAAAAAAGATAATGGGCAGGATATTGTCGTTCTTTTCTCTGCCCGTCAACCCGCTCGACAACTTTGATTAAGTCTTTTTCTTTTAAGTAGATAGCGTCAACATAGCTCATAGAATATTATATAGTCCGGCAATATAGATTATTGTAATGATTATCTGAACAACAAACAAGCTCCATTTGCGCCAAATATAGCCAATGGCCAGCCAGCCGAAATTACCGGCTAGGCTGATCCAAAGGTTAAGTGGGTAAATGTTATAACTGGTAAGAGCTACACCTAAGATTAGTGTAAAGGTACAGGCCCATTCAAACCAGAATTGCCAAGTTTGTTGGCGTAGATAATCTATCACCGGTGTCCTGCAATTTCAAGAACTTCTTCAACTTCGGTAAAGCTGTTTTGTTCTTTTTCAAACTCATTCTTATAAGCAATCTTGATAGCTTTCTTGAGTGTAGCAGGCTTCATGTCCAATTCTTCGGCCAAGCCTTTAATGGTATCATTAAGACCTTCATTGAGCGCAGCCACTTCGCTCATGACTTGCATGCCTTCGGCAAACAGTTTCTTAATCTTGGCTTTTTCGTCGGGACCAAACATTCGTTGTGGCATAGTAACTCCTTGTAGTTAAGTGAACCACAAGTATAACATGCTAGTTTGGTTTGTCAACGAGTTTTGGTAAACAATTCAACTTCTTGCTGGCGCAGTTCAACTAAATTTTGATATTTTTGACCAGAATTGATAACCCAACGATTGAGTTCTTTAGGTACTTGGTCGAACTCTCCGCGATTGATTACTTTGAGTAGGTTAGAGTTTTTAAAAGCACTAACGCCGCGATCATTGATAAAAGAAATCAATGCGTGAGTTTGATTGTCATTTAGTTCAACTCGAACTAGTTCTTTGATTGCTTGTTCAGGTGTCATCTATTCTTTAATGTAGCTTTGAGCATCCATGCATGTTTGGCAAATGCATCTTGACGCTCGGCCATTAAATTACTTAGTCCGTGATTCATATTTTGTTCGGCCAAGTCATAGCAAGTTTTGATTCCAGATTGAATAACGCTGATGTCAGTAAGAAGCTTTTGAATCATGTTCATAGCTGACGGAATTTCAATTTGATCTTCGATATCAGATAGATCAGCAAATCTACGAAAACTTCCAGGAGCATAAGCATCTAATGTACGAATACGTTCGGCAATAACATCTACTGCGCCATAAACTTCGTCATAAATCTGTCCAAATAGCGCATGGTATTGACTGAAGTCAGCACCTTCCACGTTCCAATGGAAATTTTGTGCCTTAAGACTAAAGGCATAGTGATTGGCTAAAACTTTTTTAAGTGCTTGAACTAGTTCGTCCATAATTATATTCCTGTTTTATTATTTATCATTTTAATAAATTACAGCTAATACTAAAGTTGTATTTTTAAGTTAGACAGTATTTTACTGCAACTAGAAAATTTTGTTTCAAGCTGGTTATATAGTTTATCGTTGCTGGCAACATAGGCCATGCCGTAGGCAATTTGTCCCATGTCTTTATAGTAATTAGCATTAGGCCAACGTTGGTGTTTAATTTTAAAGCTGTCATAAAATAAACAAATGTCAGCAACTTGGGCTAGTTCATGTTCCCGTGGCTTTTGCATGGCAGTCATTAGCAATATTGCCACTGGTGTTTCGGGCGGTATATCGGCACGGTCAAACCAACGAGCTAGTAATCTCACGAGATAACTTTCTATATCATCATTGAGATATACTGCTGTTTTACCTTCTGCTTCCAGAACAAGTTCGTAACTACTTCTTACATATTCCTGCCAGTATTTCATTTGGTGTCTGTGCCCCAGCCAAAAAATAAGGCATGTAATACATGCCCAGATAGAATTGTACCAAGCTATCGAAATAGATTTCAAAGACTTTGTTTAACATCAAGTATTTACCTATAAACGTTCGATACGATCATAAATTTTGTGCAGATGATCAGTATCAGATACAGTTAAATCACCTAGATCTAGATTGAAAAAATCTAATATGTCGAACATGTCTCGTCTGGCCAAATCTATCATATTTTTACTTTCAGCGTCATCAGTAATTAAAAATTCCAATCCCTGAGGATCATACTCTAAAAGTAATTTCATTATATCAAAGTCGTAATGATTTTTCTTTTCTAATATCTTGTCTTGTACTTCAGACTGTCCTCTTACTATTGGTCTATTATTTTTTGCGGCAGTTAAAATTTTTTCAGTGTCGCTGATAAATTCGTCTCTGGTTTGAAATATAGAAGCAGAATACCTTTTTGCAGATATTGTATTTTTATACAAGGGTAATAAAAAATACAAAGGATACAGTGCTGTGTCTTTGAACCTGGAATATATAAAATTAATATTCTTTAGGCGTTGGCCAGATACTTCTGTTCTGCTATAAAAAGTAATGTTTTCGCTGACAAAAAAATAAGGAATTTTTTTTAGTTTATTTGGACCGGAGTTACGAACAAAAAAATGTGCTAGCTCATCGGATGAGTTGATCATTTCCTCAGTTATATGAAATTTTCGAAGATTAGTGGTATTTGTAGGATCCGATGAATGAATGATATTCTTTCGTTCTTCTAAATACGTTCTAAATTTTCCTGTTGTAGAGTCATTGACTAGCCATTTTTTGGACCATGGCTCATAATAAAAAGAGTCTGCTATTTCTCTGCGGTGAGGTTGGTTGAATTTTTTATAAAACGAATAGATCATTAAACTGGCTAAAAAGTCTCCCATACTGCCAGCACCATAGCCCAGCAAGTAAGCATCACTAAAATTGTCAATTGATATATTGTGTTCGGCCATAAAAAATGCAGGACTAAGCCTGCATTTATTTACTTGATATTTCTATATTATTTTCCAGCGTTCTTGCGTTTCCATGCAGTTGCATAGAGTACTTCTTCCCAACGATCACCATAACGCTTTTTGAAATCTGCTTTACGATCTTTGATCCAATCTTCCATGCCAGGAGGTGCAACTTCGCTAACTCGTTTGTTGATTACTACATAATTGCTTTTGTCTAGCTTGTTAATATCTTCGGGCTTCTTTTTATTTTTATCTTTGAGCTTTTGGTCCAGGGCAGCATAATACTTACGCATCATAGTTGACTTGCTAGGATCTTCTGCGTCTTCGTCGCCGTCAAAATACGATCTCATTGTAGCTAAACTAGCTTCGTCAATGTCTTCGACTTCTTCACCTACTAGGCGACCTTTATAAGGATGCTGTTTAGGAGCCTTACCTAATACTGGCCCAATCTTACGAGCTGGTTCTTCACCGGCAACTTGACCCACACGCTTTTGGTTTTTGTCTAGGCTTTCTAGTAGTTCGTATAATCTCATTGCTGGCTCGCTTTAACGACTAACTGGTGCACCAGTTAGACGCACTTCCCATTGCTTACCAGTAGCAGCACTCTTGCTTGCTGCCCACTGTTTCATTTTAGTTAAATGATTGCGTTCTTCTCGACTGTCGGGCAAGCCGCGTCCAGCAAAAACTTTCCATGAACGACCATTGATACTAACTTCAATATTATTAGGTATTTTATCAGTGCCTTCGTCCCAATCTTCGGGATCTCTAACTCTTTCAGTTACACCCTGCTCTTTAGACTTCATATAATCGCGAGCAGTATCAATATAGTCTACAGCCTTAGTAATTTTTGCTTGAACCCACTCAGGCAAGTTATCTTCTGCGTCTAAGATACTGCGTAATTCTGTGGCAGCGTCTTCGATAGTCTTTAGTTGATTAATGGCCATGTCACCTTCGCGATCATATTCGCCACGATCAGCAGGATTGATTTCATCACCTAAGCCTTCTTTTGTTTTCTTTTTATTACCATGGTCGTGCTTAACACCCATGCTTTTGTCTAGTCGACTAGTTAGATCCTTGTTTAAGGCTGTTAAGTCCATGGCAGTTTTTTCTAAGCCGTAGTCACCAAAACCGGTTTCTCCTGCTCCATACTTGTCTGTGGCTCGATGAATAATGCCAGTTTTAGTTTTAGTTACTTGGCCTTCTTTGACAGTTTTGCTGTCAACAAACTGTCTAAACTGTTCTTTGGTTGCTCGCTTGGGCAACATATGAGTTTTGCCTTCAGGACTAACAGCACTATAAAATGTTACATTACGGTCATCTTCTTTTTGAAATTCAACTTCAAACTTCCAACCTTTATATGTGTCTTCTATATCAACGCTCTCTTTGATCTTTTCGCAGTCGTTGACACGCTTACCGGCGTTCTTGCCTGTACCTGGCTTAGTGCCTACTTTACGATAACCAGGCCAACAATTCTTAGGACCTGCTACGCCTTCGCTGATGTCATTTAGTCTCATTTTGCTGCTTTCTTATGTGCGTCATCATAAACTGTGCCCACAGCACCGTCCCACTCGCCTACGCCCTTGCCATCTTTCATAGCTTGGCAAATATCGCGGTCACCGTCAAACTTGTCGGCCCCGGCCTTTTTACAAGCAGCCTTCCAACCGCTGTAAGTAGTGTATTCTGTTTCGCCCATGTCATTTTTAGCTTCTACGACATAGCGTAGATTTTCGATGAACTCACGAACTTTCTTAGGACGACCTTTGGCACTCTTAAAGCTACTTAATTGGTCGGCAGTCATTAGTTCTCCTGCTTTAGCCATAATACTACCTTTGCTGCCATCCCATGAACCAACTACAGCAAACTTCTTACCCTTAGGAATAACTGCCACAGCTTTGTTAGCACTGCCAGCAATCTTACGCTCAGGGTGGCTGCGCTTGCTCTTACGATACCATGTACTGTAGTCACTGATTGTTTCACTGCCGTCGGCTGATTTGATAGCAGCACTTGGGCGTCCACGACTGCGTTTTGTTTCAGCTGCTTTATCAGCTGCCTTTTTAGCAGCAGCCTTGGCCTTAGCTTCGGGTTTTTTCTTGCCCCACTCATCGTAGTCATCGTCGTCGCCATCATCACCTTGGTATTCACTGCCATATTTGCCTTTGTGAACAACACCGGTGCCGGTTTGTGTAACTGTACCGCCTGCGCTGGTCTTACTAGTCTTTTTGTCTTTTAGACCCCACCAATCATCATCGTCATCATCCCAACGCTCAGAAACTGCCTTCTTAGCTTCGGTTAGACTTTCATGTAAGTGAAGATATGGTTGTGCGTCTTTTTCGAATCTGTCACCAATCCACTGAATCGGATCGGCTGTGCGAGCCTTAGCAACGCCATATGGCATTTCGCCATGCATGTTGTAGTAATCAAATAACGCATCGTATAAATGCTCATCTAGTTCGCCTGTACCGAAAAACTCTTTAACTTCTTTAGGAAAACGCTTGACAATATACTTTAATGTATGTGTGTTTTCAGCAGGTTGATCTGGAGTTGCCAAAGGAGCATCTTCTTGCACGCCAGGCTGACCGATACGAGTTGCCGCAGCACCTGTCATGCTAGGGTGTGTACCTGACATCTTTTGTTGAATGGTATCCATGCGAGTACGCATGCCGCCCATGATGCGATCAAAACTTTGTGGATCACTGAGCATTTGCATAAACTGTTCTTGACGACCATTCTCTAATGCGCTCTTGTACAAACTATAAACATAGTTTGCTTCTTGTGGCTCTAGTGTTACTGGTTCACCGCCCAAGCTGATTTCAGCACTGGTACTGCTTCTGACTGCGTCGGCAATAACTTTTAGATTGCTGGCCCCAGTCATCATTGGGCTTTCGAATAATTCAAATAGTTTCATAATTTAACCTTTGTAATCGCTGAAATCAAATGCCTTCTTGAGTCTGTCGTAGGCTTCTGTGTCAACGGCTTCTTTAACTTCATCTTCACCGTGGCTTGTAGTCTTTGTAAACTCCTTGCCACCTACTGTAAACTTTTCACCTTTTTTAACTTGACGCATTGCATCAACGAAAGCATTGCGTTCGGCTATAGCAGCAGTGCTTTCCTGCGGAACTTCGCGAGGATTGCCAGACTTGATTAAGTTAGCAATTCTTTGTATTTCTTGATCGTCGCTGTTCTTTAACATTCCCATGAACGCATTAGCTAATACCATTATATCTGTTCTTGTGGGGTTGCCCTGCATGTGTCTTGCAATAGCAGCACGAAGTGTTCGAGGATCAGCATTTAAAGCACCACCAAGTTTAACAACATTAAAACTTGTGTGCAAGTCTTCTTCGTCTTCTGCCATACCTTCGCGCTGGGTGTTTGGACCGAATCGGAGCGATTTATTACGGTTATGCATGTCCATCTGGTTAAGTTGTCGTATCACAAAATCTTGAATAATTCCAGCAAACGTAAATATTTCCATTGACAATCTTTGTGCGTCTAGTTTTGCAACTTCGTTGGGATCCTTACTTATAACGAACAGCTCATTGAGCTCCTTTACCCGTTGCATAAGTTGTGTTGGTTTATAGGCTGGATTGTAACCAGATATAGCCTTCGCATACTGATCTTTATAATGGTTAGTATCGCCAGCGACCGCTGTAATGTCTACCTTAAAAAATTCTGGCAATAGACCTCTTGGACCTAAAAGTTGAGTAATCCTTATCATAGCCTTACCGCCTATCATAGTATCCAATGGTTTCTTCTGCCACTGTCGACTTAGCTCAATTGCTTCTCGTGCCACTCTATCATAATATTCAAGGTCTTGATCAGTAAAACCTCTGGCTTCCGCCACACCCTGCTTCATAGCTTTTAGTTCTTCGCCAAGGCGTTGAATCATAGCACTACGCTCTGCTAGTTGCTGTTCATTTAGGCTACTTGTATCAACTTTGCTTAAACGATCAGCAAGTTCATACATTTTACGGGCTTTTGCTTTATCCATTTTTTCTTCCTTGGCAATGTGCTTTTTGACTAAAACCTTTAGGGTTATCGCAGTTAATACTACGCTTGTATTTTTCGCTCCACTTTTCTTCCAGTGAAGCCATTAATTCTTCGGCAATATTATTATAAGGCATTCTGCGTAGGATTTCGTTGCCGCTTTCCCGACGCATTGTGCGTGTTTTGCGTTTGCGATGAGGACGCATAAAAGGCATAGCTACAGCAGCAACGCTGCCTGCTCCCATGCCGCCTGCATCTTCCGCGATAAGTTCTACTATTTTCATAGTATTATTTAGTCAATTTTGTTCGATTATTTTAAATTGAAATTAGCGTTTGACGCTAATTAGCTTAGACATTAGCGGGCCTTTTTCGATGTAGTTACGCAAATAACTACCGCCCTCTACTTTAGCACGAACTCTAAGCAGCCATTGTCCTGTAGCTTCGTCGTAAATTTCAACTTGAGGATTCTTGGTTGTTTCGCTAAATCTACTGCTGAGATTGATGTCTTTTAGCTTGCCTTCTAGCAAGTCAAAGTTCAACACATCATAAGTGCCGCCTTCCATGCTGACTAATAAGATATTAGGCATGTTTAATGTAGCAAAATAATTAATGGCTTTGACAAAGTCCTTTAGATACAAATATTCTTCTTCGTCGTAGTCACCGCTTAATAGTTCTCTAAACATGCTGTCAGCGTTAGTATACATCATGGCAATGGCCTCCAATAGGCCTTTATCCTTGAGTAAACGCTCAAAGTCAGCACGTAGACTTTCTACATCTATACCAAAACGACTCCATAGTGTTTTTTGGCTTTCAAACTGACTGCCGGCAACAGCGGCCTTGCCACCGCCAACTTGACCGAACTGATCGGCTCCAGCTTTTAGGCTTAGATTCAATACACGCTCGCTTTGTTGACCAGTCTTAGGATCAGTTACTACGACCTTAACGTCAACTTTACTGCTTTTCTCTTCAGTAACCCCGTCGGCAATAACATTGATAATATCAGGCTTGCCATTTAAGTAGAAATACTTACTGTATTCTTCAGCATCCTTACTGTTAGAAAACTCAACTACGCTACCCACTAAGTCAGTTAATAAACTACGCTTGGCTGGATTTAGCAAATCCTTATAAGGACCTTCTTTTAGCCTTAATGTAAACACAATGCTGTCATTGACGACTACCTTACCAGCATCACGAATCTTCATCGAGTATTCGTCGGCACCGGAGCTTTTTAGTTGGTCAATAACACGCCAAATATCATCTGGGCCAATAGCATTAATTTTTCCGCCGGCACGAGCAGCTAGTTTAGCAAATAAACCTGCACCCATAATGCCTTCAGCAACTTCACCGCGATTACTTACTTTACCTTCTTCGCCACCAGTCTTGCCGCCAAACTCACCAGTCTTTTTAAACTTGCCCATGGCAACCATTCTGCCATCTGCTAGCTTGATTTTGCCAACAGCAGCAAAGTTACCAGCTGCAAATAATTGCTTTAGTCTAGGTAGTTCTTTTTTATCAACTACACCGCTGGTTCCGTCATCTAGTTCAAAAGGACTTTGATTTTTAACTTTTTGTAAAAACACTTCTTGGCGGAAAGGGTATTTGGACATTTCCTTGGCGGTAAGTGTTGTAGCTTCTAATAGTGATTTAATTTCTAGTAATCGCATAATATATTATTTACCTTTACCAAACATACCTAATACCTTTGACAGTAAACCAGGTTTTTTAGGAGCACCCTTGACTTCACCATGTCTTTGATGCTGCCCGCCATAGTCATAGATTTTAGCCACAAGTTCATAGCCAGGTTTAAAAAATATAGCAGCAGGCACAGTAGATTTGCGTAAAAATCCCACTCGCTCAAGTCCTGCAGGTGCAGGCTGTTTTTCTTTAGTTGAACTGCTAACGGGCTGTAGCCATGCTGTAGGTTTTAATTTGACTACCCATACATAAGGTTTATCAGTAGCATAGGATTCTTTTTGACTGAGATAATATTTTAAAGGGTAAAACCAAAGTGCTGGACTACCTTTGTTTGTTCCTATGTAATCAACATCAAAATCAGGAGCGCCGACATCGGGTGTACGACCAAACTTTTGTCGTGCTGAATATCCCAACTGGTCAACATCTGTAAATCTAACAAAATAGTCATTTAACTTGCCGCCATCTTTTTTAACAGCCGCAATGATTTGATCACGGACACTGACTTTGGCTTCGGTGATAATGTCTGCAACTTTCACTTGCGGCCACCCTTCATGTTAGCACACCAATGTGCCATACGCTGACGCTCGCCTGATGAATTTTTAGCAATCTTGCGTAGTGCAGTTTCGCTTTTGCTACAATCTACACCCATGCGTTTTGCTAGTCCTTTGCGTCCAGGTTTCTTTCCGTCGGCAAAGTTTTCAAACTGTTGTTCTAATTCCTTTTGTAGGTAATAAACATCGTCTGATAATATTTCCCCGCCGCCTTCCATGATGGCTCTTTCCATGTCAGTATATTCACGCTGGACTTTTTTAGGACGACTCTTTCCCATTAAATCATCAATGTTCATACACCATCCTCTATATTGAACCACGGATCAATAATAACTATAGTGCCATCTCGTCTTAGCATGGCATTTTCTGTGTGTAAATCCCAACCCATCTTGTTTATTCTACCAGTGTGATATAACAATACCATTACATTGTATAGCACTGATAATTTTGCTTCATCTAATTCATTCAACTGGGATATTTTCAATGCGAATTCATTAGCTTTTCTTTCAAAGAATTCAGTATCATGCCATGTTTTTGGCAGAGTGAGTTCTTGTTTAACTCGTTGCCATGGTATTCGTTTAGTAGCATAATCGCTGAATACATAAACTATACCTTGTTCGAAGCTATTCTTCTTTATGGGATATAATTGTTCCATGGCAATTTGTAAAAATGTTCGACCTTTTATTTCAAACTCTGCGTAATGGCTACCTTGTATTTTAATAAACTTAGGCAAACATTCTATGTCCTGGTGTGCCATACAGAACTCGTAGAACTTTTTAAATGTAGCAACTGCTTGATCCGACTCAGATTCTTCGTCTTCGGGTACAATAATTTTAATTACAGTTCCTGCATCTTTGGTCCATACAGTAGCATCAGCACCTGATCCAAGTTCTTGATAGCCAGCTTTTCTAAGTGTTTGAACTATAGTGCTGTAATCTTCAAATACTTCTTGTTCATGAACTATGGCTTGACCATTAGGATCAACATAGTAGGCTTCGAACTCAACATTGGGGTATTCTGCCGCCAATGCTTTAAATACCTTTAAGTTTGTTCTGCTGTCATCATATAATCTTACACGACCATACTTGCCAGTGTCTAAGTAGCGACGAACCCATACGGCTTTCTTTTCAGCAGGTATATCATCTCCAGGCAAGTTGCCAGCACGATGTACATGAACACGACTCATATCAATGCCATACTTTTCAAATGTGCTTAAAAACTTTTCTTTATCGTCAAAGTCGGCACGAGCAGTCAGCATGATAACTGTGCTGTCTCCGGCGTTCTTTAGCATGGCTTTTAATTTGGCAATCATTGGTCTAATAGGTTTACTTTCACGATTAAACTTTTCGGCACTGCGGAATTCACCAAAGTCAAATGACTCGCCGGGTTGTAATTCGTAGTTGTTGAATTCTTGATTATTTAGACTGCGAACAATTTGCCCGTTCTTAATTACTTTAATTTCGGCGGTGGTGTGAAACAGCGTATCGTCGATGTCGAAGATAGTTAGTCCCAGACCTTGCTTTAATTCAAGTAATCTCATGCTGTCATTCCTTGAGATTTTTTTACAGGTTCATGAATCTGACGATAGTGCTGAAGTTTTTCAGGATCTATAACAATAAATTCTTCGGCCATAAAATCTCGCATGGCAATCATGCCTAAGACTAAGCCTGCGAAAAATGTTACGCAAAGAGCTGATACAAAATAGAACCAGTGTATTGTTTTCATTTTTTCTCTTGTTCTTTTTTCTTGTCTTGTTCGGCACGAGCACGAGCCATTACTTCTTTGCCTGCTCGATAATGGGCATCAGTTTTGGCACGCTCGCGATCCATGGCACGCTGAAATCTAACAGCAGCACTCATTTTGGCTTCCTTAACTGTATCACCGGCCATAATTTTTGCCGCCCCGGATTTTTTGAATGCTCGCCACATTTTTTTACCGTCAGGCTCTAAATAAGGACTTGGCTGAATATCATTGCCTAGCATGTGTGCGTAAGCATACATATTGCTGGCTATACCTTGGCCTTGGTATTGACTACGAACTTTAGTATACTGACTTTCAAGGTGGTCTCGGTAAAACATAAACTGAGCGTAGCCTAAAAGTGTACCTTCACTATCGTGGCATTCTATCCTTAGGCCACTGGGAGAGCCTTTGGCACTATAGATGTAATCGCCTATTACGATTCGATGCTTAAACCCAGGTTGTTTAACTTCGGGATTGATTTCTTCCGCCACACCTTGCTCATTATCTAGATTTTTTTTTGCCCGCATTGCGGCATTGAAATTTGGGCGCGGTGCCTTACCACTTAGAAACCTACCAACATCAGACCAATGACCGACTATTTGGCCTTGTTTGTTCAATGCTACAATTTTATCATCTTTTTTTGTAATAGTATACCCACTACTTATAGCCTGATCTTTCCAATCATACCAACTAGTAAATTTATCGGATTCATTCAATGGGCCTTCTGCCACACCTTGTAGTTTCTTTAGTTCTAATTCAAGTTCTTGAACTTTTAATTGGCGACCTTGTTCTTTGTACTTGGCAATAAGATTCTCTAGACTGCGGATCTTGTCTGCTTTCATTGCGTCTTTGGTCATTGGACTGTAGTCTGATTCGCCCATGGCTGCTGCGGCACCTATGCCAGTAGCGGCACTGGCCAATGTATACTTAATAGTTTCATCCCAACTGCGACCATTAATGCGACTAACTACAGTAGGAATAACTGTATTCAATACTGCTTGTAATAACATATTTGTTTGACCAGGAGTTAAGCCAAATCTCTGTGCTGATGCTAATAATCCGCCAGTAAGTACAGCACCAATGGTAGTAACAACACCACCTTGTAAATAAGGACTTTTCTTGGCTTTAACTAATGCTTGCTTTACTTGATCGCCAAAACCCTGTTGCTGTGCTTTTTTATAAAGACTGTTAGCAGCGTCTACATAGTTATCAACGGCTTCTTTGTCTACATCGCCAACTTTACTGTTAAAGAAATGTACTGCTGCCTTTTGTACAGGATTTGCGTCTTCGACGACAGTTTGACTTTCTTGTAAATCGCTTAATCTCATGAGCCTGCTCCCTGTTCTTTGTATTCTTCCGAAGGCGTAGCTACAATGTTTCTAGCATATCGCCATTCTGGGTATTCTCCCTGTGCCTTGGCAATGGCTTCTTCTTTCGTGGCAGCTACTACTCTAATGCCAGCTGCTGAGTCCGGCTTAGATACATCCCACCAATAACGCTTGCCCGCTTGAGGACCTGTTTTCTTCATTGTACGCTGTAGTTGTGCTTGTTTAACAAAACTAGTCAACGCACTGCGAGGTAGTGTGCCAGCACTGAATCTAGCAAAGTATTGTAGCGTATCTGTTGTGTCATTGCTAGGGGCTAATAACTTATAAAGCTTCTTTGCGTATTCTTCTTTGTACTTGTTGGGATCCACTGCCGCATCCATGGCCACTACAAATCGTAATAAGGTTGCTTCAATCGTAGCCAAATCTTCATTTAACCAGTCGCCGCCAGGACTACGAAATTCTATATAGCCACCCTTAACATTGATACTGGTATACTTTTCAGTAACGCCGCTGTGTATTAATTTACTGGCAGCAGCATTTAAGTGATCCTTCATTTGCTTGAGCAGAGCCTCGGCGTCTTGCGGTCTCTGTTGAATATGCTTTTTAACTATGCCTAAAGCACTCTTGGTATAAGTGTTACTGCTGCGACCAAACTGAGCTAGAATATATTCATCGCCTAACAATACAGCTAGTTTAACATAATCTAAGTCTTGTAAATTGCCTTGCCAACCAGGTACGCTGACATTGATATGTAAGCCAGTACTGGAATTTGTATAAGCACCTGCTCTTTCGGCCCATTTTTTAACTTTAACCAAATCACTTAATAGTTCTTGTATGGGTAATGGTGGGCTAACAAATTCTAAGCCAGCATCACCAGGATCATCGCCATCTAAACTGCCGTCGGGTTCGACCACATAAGTGTTGGCTGCTCGCTTGCCGCCATGATAATTGCGGCTCCAATTAACTGGTCTGCCTATAGCATCGCCGAATTCATCAGCAACTTGTTCAATGTCTATTTCACCTTCGGTTTCAGGCGATTCCCAATGTGGCCATGTGATTTCATAACCTCTTGTTATGTCACTCATCATTCTCATGCCTTCTTCCTCGGCCCAGTCGGTGAACATGTCATCGTCGTTCCAAATTTCAGGCCAAACTTCGTCTTGCCATTCTTCAAAGGCCTTGTCGTAGTCGTCGCCCATGTCGCTGAGGATTTCGTTGACTTTGTCTAGGAATAATTCTTTATAACGAACCTGTACAGCTTGTTGTAGTTCTTCAGCGTTCATGCCGAATTCCGGTGCTTGATCTTTGGCTTCTTCCTCAGCTTGTTCTAAATATTCATCACCATAGTCACGCTCTACTAAATCACGGATATGATCTTCGGCAACTTCATCCCATGCTGATTGTTTCTTTTCGCTGAGCCAATCGCTGTCCGCGTAATCGTTCCAGATTTCATCCATTAAACTCTCTACATCGCGACGACTATTGAAGTTACCATCATAGAAAAAGTCTCTAATATCACCAAATCTACGAATACGCTCGTCGGCACCGTAGTCGGGTTCCATGTCGCCTTCTTCATCTGCACCACCAACACCTGGCACTAACATTTCGAACTCCATGCCAGCACGAGCATCAATCTGGCTGGCCAGTGTTCTTAGGCTGCTGGGGCTCATGTTGATTTCACTGAGCATTTGCTCGAATATTTCTAAGTATTTCATGTTGCTGAACCTAATCTGCTGTCTAATATTTTCTTTATTTTTACTTCATTAGTAGCACTGGGATATAGTTGTTTGATTAAATTTAATCTTTCTTTGTCATTGGCTTCTTGATACATGTTACGAACTTGTGTGCCGCTACATACATCTTTGCCGCAGAGAGTAAAGTCATGTTTCTTAGTTACAAAAATATAAGCATGCTCGCCGAATGGTTCTGCTGCTTCCATACCTTGCCATGGCTGATAATAACTAGTGGCTGTGGTCTTCATTGGATCACGCTCGCTGCGTAGAATAACTAGGACATCTTTGTTTGGATCGTATTTTTGTAAAACTTCTAAAGGATTCAATGGAGTGCTGGTTACTTTACGGCCAGCATCATTTGTATAACTCATAGTGCCCACTTGAACAACAGGATCACTAACACCAGCTTGTTGTGCTAAAAATTTCTTTTCAGTAAAAGGTATTGGACGCTCGCTGGTTACATTACTGGCAGCAACATAAAAGTCAGCATCAGGAAATGCTGCCTTGCCTTGTAAGTAACTGCTCATGTGTCCCACATGAAAAGGCTGAAAGCCGCCACCGTATACGACTATAAGTCTACGCCCGCCTTTTAATTCTAGTAATCTCATCCTCGAGCCTTTTCAAAGTTTTCGCGACTGAAATCTAATCTGTCTACAATCTTAACTGCTTCCTTGCCGCCTTTGCCTAAATGGTCAACAATGACTACACCTTCTTCGGGTTTAACATCAAAGCTGCCATCTGGTCTGGCAATAAATGTATCTATTTGACGAATAGCTGCGTAGTGTTTCTGTAAAACATCTTTAACACGCTGAATACCAATGAACAACAAGTAAACATTTTCAATGCTTTCAGTGTGCTGCTGAATATATTTTAATGCTTCTTCTTGTGCGGCACGCTTGCGATCCTGACCAGCTTGTGTCTTTAGTTTTTCAATGTCAGCAGTCAATCTTTCAGCTAATCTCTTAAGGAACTGCTGAACATACGCTTCTGGCTGATCCATGGCACCAGCACGAACCATTTTGTTAATGTCTATCTTGATTAAGTCTCGTAGGCTATGCCCGGCCACTGAACTTTCTAACCATTTAAATGTTTCTTCACCGATTGCCGACAAGTAGTTCCATAATTCAGCAACGGCCATTTCCAACATGTTGCTTTCGCGTTGTGTTAGTGTTACGCTGCCGCTAACATCTTTAATTGTAGCATCACGAACATAGATATAAGGTGTGCTGCCTATTTCACCGATGTCAGCACCAAATCTCGCCGACATGTTTTTAAGAGTAGGACCACCTTCATAGGTTGTATGAAACACAATACCCACCTTAGCCTTGCTCATGCGCTGTGCCAGAGGTGTGTCGGCTGGAACAGCATAAGTTAACAAGTTAGGAGTAAATGTCCAATAGTTAACGCCGTCGATCATTTGGAATCCGCTTTGACCGTCGCCTTGTGTCCAAAGCAAATCGCCTTGTAAAATCTTGTCGCCGTAGTTTAAGTCTTTTAAGTAGTTAAAGGCTGTTTTGAGTTTAGTTCTAAGATCACTACGATCTACTTTCTGGCCTTTAACTTCTTTGTCAGGCTTTACACGATCTACATCGCCGGCCTTGTATATTCTGTTTTCTTTTGTTGCACTAAAAATGCCTTTGTCGCCCATAACAAAAGCGCCAGTTTCGGGATCTGTGCCTACTAGCAATGCTGGGCTACCATCCCACTTTTTAGTAGCAAAATACTTTTGATCGCTAGATCCAAGCAATAAGCCAGCAGCACCTTCTAAGTATTGTAGTGCTTCAACGGCACCTTGATGTCCACGATTCCAAATCTCATCATCCAGATGCTCGAGATGGAGATTTTTACCGTCGACTGTTTCTGTGATTAATTGCTGGATTTTCATAGTTTAAGGGCAGATATTAGTATATTTACCTGACTTAAACCATTTGATGAATTCTTGCTGACCTGCTGCTAGTGCTGTTTCCCATGTGTTTCCCGCTTCGCTATCAGCATTATCGCTGATCCATTTGCGGCTGATCCACCGAACATTGTGGTATTCGCAAACTTTAGCTATGCTCCAAAGTTCCATATCGACAATATCGCAATGATTTAGCGTCCAAGTATCGGGCTTTGTAACAAAGTTATTGCCACTGCCGCAATAAACACCATCTTCGCCGCTATGATAGTATAACACATTTTCACCTAACATGTAGCCACGATCACGTAACGGGCTACAATCTGCATCACGCTGGCAAACACGATTAACAGGCAATAATCCTTTGTAGTTTTTCAAACTACCTGCGCTACCATAGTTGATGACTAAGTCTGGACTATGCTCTATTATAGCATCATAGGTCATCATAGCAGCATTGCTGATGCCCACTCCTGTATAAACAACGGGCACATCAACTAGACTGCTGTCTAGTTCTTCGGGTAATGCTACAAGTATAATTGTTTTCATAGTCAAAAATAAATGCTCACTTCGTGCGCCTCAGGGTAGCGAATCCGGGCAACACCGGCAGCAGCCGCCGGACGCCTTAGGCTCAGATAACTGAGTAACGGTCCTAAGGTGTTAAACTATTTATTTTTTACCCCAATTAATACGATTCCAAATTCTTTCGTGTATATAATATAAAATAGTATTAGACACTAACTGAATAACAGCAATAGTTCCGCCCACAGTTAAGTTGCCTGATATAAGATAAGCAATCAAAAAAGTGGCGCCCGAACCAGTCAAGCGCCAACTTACGGTTTTTACAAGACTACGAGTATTAGATTCATTCATTAATCTTTTCCGGTAACGATCACAGCGACCTTATCCACCCATACCAAACGACCTTTGCAGGCTATATTCCACTTAGTTTCGCCATGCTCTTCGGTGCATTCAGTATAAGTTTCGCCGATGATGCGAACATCTGTTGCTAGATGTTCTACACCATTTTCAAAGATACGCCAAACTAAATCACTGCCGTCGTGTTTGGTATTAAACCGAATGTGATACTTGTTCACTCTATGCCCATTTGTTTACGAATTTTTGTAGCACTGATAGCATGTGTGGCATCATCGAACACTTCTTGTTCAATCTTATAGCCAACATCTCTGCCATAAGTGATGTTTACAATATTAGGCACCAGTTGAATAGTATATTGGCCTTGATATAATGGATCTAAATCACGCTTGATAAAATTCTTTACTTGTTCAAAGTCAAAAGGATTTGATCCATTCCAACCTTGACAATCGCGAATCATGATGCAAACCTGTCCTGTTTTAGCAATACTACGCTCAAACAAAGCACGATGACCTGGATGCCATGGTTGCCAGCGACCCAACATCTGTACAGTTTCTTTGCGCCAGTCAAATACTGGTCTACGGCGATCTTCAATGATATGTTGACCCACAAACTCTACCCACTTCTCTGCGTTTTGTTCAGTGATGCGGAAGTCATAGACATCTGGTGCTACGAATGCTTTGTTAGTGTCTTCATAACGACCTGCATCAATAGTGTCAATCCAAATTGTCCAGTCTGCTTTGAAGTTTGCTCGCATTTCGGGCAAAGGTGCAACAAAGTCACAGATTACATATTCGCCGCTACAACGAAGCGCAAATTCAAACATACGTAAACTTTGACGAATACGACCTTCCTTACTAAAGTCCCAGTCGTTGTATTTTCTGCGAACATCATCGGCATTGAACCAATCTACTTTTGCTCGTAGTTCCATAGCACTGGGTAACATCTCGTATTGACTTAAACGCTCTGCAGATGCTTCGCCGTTGCGTTCGAGCCAAGCTTTGAGACGCTCAGCAAAATAAGTCTTGCCGGCACCGGGTAAACCCATAATCAAAATCTTTTTAGTCATGCCATTTCCTTGAACTATTTCTTGCTAAATCATCAACCCAATGATCGTCGATGGGTCTTAGATATTTTTTGTTTGCATTTTCGCCGAGAATGTCTTCGACTTTGGAATTACTAACATCGACGGGAAAATTTAAATCTTTGCTTATTTTATTTAAGTATTGATGCCTATATAAAATCAACAACTCGTGACTTAAAAAGTAAGTTTTGTCCATGGGCAAGTTTTGGTATACTTCGAGAGCTTGATGATAAGTTTCTGCTAGTCTGAGTCGTTGTTCTTGCATGGACAATATATTTTTATCACGCCCAATAACACAGACAGTGGCTTTGATATCCAGAGATTCTAGACATTCGACAAATTCATTAATCTTTGGTACAGTAGCCATACCGTTTTCCATGTAGGGAACACTGATGCTGGAAACATAGTAATCACTTTGCTGCCAATCAAAATCTTTTAATGCACTAATGTTTTTCCAATAAGTATTAAATGGTTCTCTGTCGTGACCTATCCAGAATTCGTTGTTTAGGTCACTCCAGCCATAGACGTCTTTATGTAAGCTAAAGATTTTACTCCACATGTGATTACCCGAGCCTTGCGGCCCGGTAAGCACTATAAAATGTTTCATATACGATATATTGAATCAGCTGTTGCAGCCGCTAGAATTTCTCTAGTTCTTGCAGTTTTAAGACCAGTCATCATTAAAGTTGGTCGTAGACTGTGGCTAGCATTAGCAGTGGCATGGGGAACATTGGGCCAATCAAAAGTATGAATATCACCAGCACGCCAATGACTTAGAGTGTAAGTGCCATACTGATAAAACTGTCCGGGTTCCCAATCTGCCAAATGCACAATTATTCTCACAGTATCCATGGGATCATCTGAACGCTCATACAATTTGTCTATGTGCAGATTAAACATCTGCCCGGGCTTTTGTATGTGCAATCTCACCCATGGATTATCTATGGCAAAAAATTCATACATCTTCGAGATCATAGGACCAATGTCGTCTTTTTCCAACACATCAGTTAGCTGTAGATTAACATCAAAGCCTGATCGTTTAAGATCATTTTCTTCTTGTTCGATCATAGTGCTTTGAATCTTAGTACCGTCTTCTTTGTTGTAGTAGGGACTGTATTTTCTTGTAGCCCATGTTATAGGACTGGTCATGCGTTCCATAGTGTCAGCAAGCTCTGCGGACCAATCACCTTCAAATCTACCCAAGGGGAAATAATATTCCCCGGGCTGATCTCTGCGAGTGTAGTCAAAGTGATACCGGCTGTTTGCACGAGTCCATTCCCATGAACTTTCGTATTGACCCTGATCTTTATATGCCATTATTTTATTACCAATTGTGGTTTGAATTCACTCTTGAATCCATAAGCATTATCGTGCCACCATACTAGATCTTGTAGTTTCTTTTCAGTGACATTTCTGCGTAGACGATCTACAACTCTATTGCCTTCGTCGCCTGTAATCCATTCATATTTACCAGTGTCTGCTTCTAGAGCAGCAGCAGCTTCTGGATCAGTAATCATACGCTGAACAGCAGCACGAAGTCTTTGTGTATTAGGATTGCCTTTGTTGACCCATAAGGCCTTTTGTAGTACATCACGGAATGTTCTGCTTAGTTGATAAGCTTCAAAGAATTCGCCCTTGGGTGCAACGCCATGGATACTCTTGAACACATCTTCAAACTTATAGCCCTTGGGAAAGTTAGGATCGTCTCCTACTCGTCCTGTCTTAAGATCATAAATGCCATGATGGAACCATAGTTTGTTTTCTGCTACACTGGTATAGAACTTAAACCAAGCAACAGTAGTTTCACGAGTAGTATTCAATTCGCCGCGCATAAATCCTAGTCTACGTTCGGCTCCTGGAATACCGTTGACCCAAATTACACGCTTTTTAAAGCAGGCAAGATAGTCTTCCTTCTTAGGCAAGTTGCCGCACATCAACATAGCCACTGCCATGCCATCAGGCTCTAAGCCACTGCCACCAGCTAGTCTGGCTACACTGGCAGGGTTTTTTGGATCCATTGATTCTTTACGACCTAACACAATGTTTAGGTTCTGCATACCAATGCTTTCATATTGACTGTAGTCATAGTCTACCTTGTCAACTAAGAAACTAACACCATTACCACCATGGCTGACCATAATGGTATTGTTATCCATGCGTAGTTTATTGTGGAATTCGTTAAAGCCTGGAATGTCTTTGGCACCTGGAATATGTTGAATAACAACCTTTTCTCCCAGTTGCTTTTCCAAGTGCTTGGCAATGATACCTGCCCAAACACTAGTTCCTTGACCCGGGCCCTGCGGAACAATCATTCTAAATTCTGCATGAGCAGTGGATGCGGCCAGCACGGCAGCAGCAACAAGAGTTTTAAAAATAGTCTTAAGTTTCATTTTTTCTCCTTAGTGATAATCAATACCACGATTTTTCTTTGTTAAACTGTAAACAATGACTACAATAGCTACTGCTATTAAAATCATAAACAGTGGACGATGTAATAAATCTTCGGGTTGATATAAGGTAAATGTCTGCAGGCTGTATTTTTCTAGACGCTCTGCTAGAATAAAGGAAACCATAACTGCTGGTCTGCTGATCTTTGCATACTTACAAATCAACCCTAATATACTGCACAATATCAAAATATACAAGTCATTAATTGTTCCTGTATATTCCATGGAACTCCAAACTATTACTGACAATATCAGTGTGGCATAAATCCAATAAGGTATTTCTAATAGCTTTACTACCAGTCTAACTGTAAACACAGATATAAACAGCACTAAAATTGTGCTGGCTATAAACGCACCGCCGAGACTCCATAAAAACTTTTCATCTTGTGGTAGTTGCGGACTGCCTAGCTCCATGCCAAAGTAAACACAGATGGCCATCAGCACCGCAGCGAAAGGTGCAGCGGGAATGCCAAATAAAACTGTCGGAACCAGACTCCCCGCTTTTTGTGCATTATTAGCACCTTCACAGCCCAACAGCCCTTTGACATTCCCGTTGCCAAACTTTTCATTGGGATATTTGGCCACAGTAGCACCATAGGCCATGATGTCGCCAATTGTCCCGCCAATGCCTGGTAACAATCCAGTAAAGAACCCAATAACGCCGCCACGCATCATATCGCGCCAGTGTATAACGCAGTCTTTGAATCCTTGGAACAGTTGATTCCAGTAATTAGTAATTGCAGCAGCCCTGGGACTTTTATTTCTAAATCCTTCAACTATTTCTGGTATGCCAAATAGGCCTGCTATCAAAGGAATGATCTGTATGCCGGCTTCTAAGTATTCCCAGCCGCCAGTAAATCTAGCAACACCTGTGGCAGGGTTTTGCCCGATGAATCCTAAAAATATTCCCAGTCCGATACCTGTTAAACTAAGCCAAACATTTCTGCTGGCAATAAATCCCACACAAGCCAGTGCTATAATCATAAAGGCAAGGAACTCGGGTATACCAAATATTAAAATTAGTTTTGCGTACAATGGCATCAGAGCAAAAGCAATCAAACCCCAAATAATGCCGTTGATAGTGCTGTCCATAATAGCAATGCCTAATGCTCTGGCAGCTTGCCCTTGTTGTGCCATTTTGTATCCGTCAATGATACTAGCCGCGGTAGTATTGCTGCCAGGTATGCCAGTTAAGATACTGGTAAAACTGTCGCCAGTACTGGACGCTGCCACTAGGCTAGTTAAAAAGATAATGCCAAGATATGGATTAGCAAGAAACTGGTCACTGAGTGCAAACACAGTCAGCAAGCCTGTAGTAGCACCAGCCATGGGTATAATGCCAATAAGCAATCCATAAACAGTACCCAGTACTAACCAAAGTGCGTATTCCATTTAGATAACTTTTACTCGTATGTCAGATTTTATATAATCTTGTTTGTATTCTTGCGGAGGTCTACGAATACCCAAGCTGTCGGCCAATTCAGTATTGTTTTTAACTTCAATTCCAGAATACTTTTCCCAGGCTGTTAGTAAGTTTTGATTTTGGCTTTTAATAATTTTAGCCATTGTGGCAAGGTCTTTGTAATAGTCATTGTACAAGGGATAAGTGATGTTAAAGTGACCGCACTTGACCCACCATCCTAAGCTAGCGTCATCTGTTCGATGAACTAAAATAACAGGGCTTTCTGGCCATGTGGCTTTCAAGTAGTCAATGTGATTGCAGAACACGTGGCTTTTGATAATACGATAGTGTTCTTTTTGAAACGGTTTGTTAAATGCACGATTGAATTCGTATTCACATTGACTTTTAGTTGCTTGATTTAATCTGTCAAAAAAGCTGCCAAATTCCATGCCAGGGTCAAAGTAAGCACCCGTGTGCATCAATTCTAATTTACCTGACGCATCGTGATAATATGTACGCTCATCAGTATAGTCGCTACGGTCAATATTAGAGCTATAGTAGATGTTTTTACTAACGCTGCTCCATTTGCTGCCAGGAACTCCGGCCATGAATATGTATCGCATAAAATAAGGTTAAAAAGAATATATAATTAATATGTTGGAATATTTAGTTCTTAATCCAATTTTTTTAATATGAATACTAAAATTTTTGCACTTTTAATAAAAAATTTAAAGCAAGCCTTTAATTTGCCCAAATATCAAAAAATTTCTGACGGCCTAGACGAAAATACTGTAGTGCAAGATTTGCCGTGGACGCCTGCTCGCTATCGTAAATTTAAAGATGCTGTTGAAGCAGAATTGCATTTACCTTGTGATTATATCGGCACTGTTCGCAGTATTACTGCGGATCTCAGTGAGCGCTATATCAACAGATTTTTTGGTGAAATATGGAAACCCAGAACCGGGGAATACGATTATACGGGTTGGCAACTAGTTGACGAAATTAATAAATTAAATCCCAACTCTGTTCTAGATGTAGGCTGCGGTTATCATCCATTTAAAGAACGCATACAAAACATTGTGGGCATTGACCCTTATAATAACTGCGCTGACTACATGGTGGACATTCTGGACTATAAAGTTAAGTCCGGATCACATGATGTTATTATGGCCTTAGGCAGTATCAATTTTAATAGCAGAGAAGAAATTGAACAGCGATTTGGCCGTTGTATAGAATTATTAGCTCAGGGAGGTCGCATGTATATGCGAGCAAATCCAGGTATTCCCCACAAGACAGGTCCCTATGTCGATATCTTCCCTTGGAGCTTTGAAATTGTAAATGAGTTTGCGGAAAAATATAATCTTAAACTGCTAGAGTTTAAGAAAGACAATGACAGATTATATTTTGTCTATGAGAAAAAATAAAATGGCCCCTAGGGGCCATTTTTAATTACACCAACTTTGTTTTGCTTCGCCGTAATATTCTCGAGCAAAGCCGTTTTGTATTAGTAGACCACGTAGGCTAACATTGTTATCTAATACAATGTCGCCCAACATACGACCACCGAACTTGTCCCAATCGACGACACAGACCTTAGCTGTGTTGCTGGCAGTAATTACCTTTTTGGTAAATTCTGTAGCAGCTTGGCCGCGTTTGGCTTCGCTATCGCACTTGGCACGGAATCCTTTTTCAGGAGTGTCGACACCAAACACACGAACGCTCATCTTTTTAGGCATAGGATCAGGAACCCATGGAGTGGCAACTTCAATAGTGTCGCCATCGACTACACGATTTAGCTTCCAATCATAGCAGACCATCGGGGGTTGTTTTTGTGCAACTGCTGCGGTCGAGAATACAGCAAATGCTAATAAAGTTAATAGCTTTTTCATTTAACACCTCTTTAACAAGTGTTTTTATTTATGACCCAGAAACCTAATCTATCACCAGCGGGGCTTTCATACCAGCTAGAGTTTGCAGGCTGGGCAGTAGGTTCGTCTTTCCAAACAGGATAGATAAAATCTGCGTCGTGATTTCTAAAATCGTCATTGTACCTTAGGTGAAATTCTATTGCGTGACCACCTATGTATTCGACATTTATCCACTCATATTTTTTAGACAGATCTAACAAAATATCCGGCAGCGGAAGTTTGGCATTAACTTTATACCAACAATAAAATCTATCTAGCCTATTATTATTTTTAATGCCTTGTACAGTAAGATCCTGTTGACCATAACGATAGTCGACTGAAATATGGTCCCCTGTAAATATTTCACTCCAGAAATATCCATCAGGAACCGAATCGGTAGTTTCAGGTGTTAGCCATACTCTTGCCGCGCCTCGGCTCATCATTCTGATATTAGTAATAGGACGAACAATGTACCAGTCTGGTTTTGGCACTGGCACACCTGCAGGCCCGGCAAGATGTCCTAGTTTTTTTGCTACAATTAGTTTATCATAGATCCATAAATCTTCAGGATCTAATTTAGGCCAAACATCCCGATCTTCAATGTTGTCCAATATTACCACTGTCCTTTGTCAATTTGATCTGCGAACTCATGATTAACATCTCTGTGACCAGCTTCATCGGCCCTTACGGCTATCACTACATCGCGCAATCTGGCATCCCGGGCCAATTTCCAATAGTCTATGGCTATTTGAGGAGCAGCAACATTTTCAATCCTGCCTTCGTCAATTTCTTTAAGGAATTCAGTGTAACTATAAACTGCTTCTTCTTCAAAGTATCCTACAATTCTATGTGCTGTCCTTGGAAAGAACACATAGATAAAAAAGTAAATATGCCAAAATATTCCTTGTGCTAAAAGAACAATTAGTCTTTCAAACCAAGTGGGCTTGGCTATTTCAATAAATGTCATTAGATGCATTCGTTCATTTTCCGCCTCACCTAATAGAGTGCGAATTTTAGGACCGTAGCCTGTCCGCATTTGTCGCAGGCTTTTAAGATGCGTCCACATACCAGCCACCATTCCTGGCACACCAGCAACAGTTTCTAATATTACAGCACGATGGCCATAGCGTTTCTTAAAAAATGTATCTGCTAGGAAACGCAGACTTTTAGTAAACGCATAAGCAAAATGATCTGAAAAAGTAATAGGGTGATGAGATCTCATCACCATTTTCTACAACTCCAGTAGCGAGCTTTTGTTCTTGGTCCTGGATTCTTGCAATTATGTCTTGCACGGAAACTGCGGCGTCTTGCAGGATTGCTTTTCTTAATACGCATGTTGGGATCACCAAAGTTTACTTTGATAGTTTTGCCTGTAGCAGGATTGCGAACATAGACTTTAAATTTCTTAACATCACCAGCCATTGGTTTGCCTAGTTTAACTTCACGACCTTGATATTCAGCTTCGTCTAATTGAATGTTTTCTAATAGTAAATTGCCGCCTTCAACATTGTCTGTTTCACTGATGATTTCATCACCGTCGATTTCAGCAATAACAGCTTCGACGATTTCGTCGCCAATTTCAATTTCTAATATATCGCCTACTGTAGGCTGGTCAAGTTCGTTAAATCGCATAGTAAAAAACCCCGCTAATCTTATATTTAGTCGGGGTTTTTATTTGGAGCTAAGTTTAATTACTTAGTTTGTGCTTGATAAGCCTTCATGATGCCTTCGCCGAACTTGCTGTAGTCGAACTTGGCAGCATTTTGAACAGCACTAACTGTTTCCTTGGCCACAGTTGAAAATGTGTTCATGCCAACTTTGCTGGCATTCTTTGTGTATTCTGTCTGTGCATCGACAAATTCGATTAGTGCAGACTTAACCTTTTCGTTGGTAACGAAAGTATTAACAAAAGTCTTCTTGCTGGTTTGTACAGCGTCAATCATAGCGTCAAATGTAAACATAGTTTTCTCCTTTAATAAGCAAGTTTACTGGCGACCTCTTTGGAGCATCGCATATTACTATTTAGCGATTATAACAGAAATTATGTGGCACCGCAGCATTTTTCCGCAGTTTTTTCTGAGTTTTGGAAAACCTCATAAATATCAACATGGATAAAATCTTCATTAGCATTGCATCATATCGAGACAAATTATTAGCAACAACAATCAATGACGCTTATAATAAAGCCAAATTCAAAGATAGTTTAGTTTTTGGTGTATTTGAGCAAGCCAATGACAACGAAAAATTAAATCTAAATCAATTTGATTTTCGAAAGCAAATAATTTATGCCAACGTCGACCCAAAATCAACCAAAGGAGTTTGCTGGGCAAGAAAAAATATTCAAAAAATGGTCAGCGACGAAAGCTATTTTTTGCAGATCGACGCTCATACACTGTTTGATGATGCGTGGGATCAAACTTTGATAAATCATTTGAATGAAATAAAGAAGTATCATTCCAAGCCAATATTAACTGGATACCCAAACAGCTTTAACCCTGAAACTTTTGTAAAACAGCCGCTTGTGCCAAATACTATCTGTTCGATTTTAAATTTAGAAGAACGAAATCATTTATTTTCGTTAAATGGTTTTCATCCCCCAGTAGGAAACTTTACACCCACAATTCATAATATAGTACATGGTTACCACATTGGTGCATGTTTTATGTTTTCCGATGCAAGTTTAGTCAAAGAAGTTCCCTACGATGACGCAGTGTTTTTTGGGGGCGAAGAAATTATAATCAGCATGCGGGCATGGACAAGCGGATATAATATCTTTCACTTGTCCAAAATTCCCTTAAATCATTGCTGGGACAAATCATACGGCGGCGTAGTTCAAAGAGACTATGCTCCAGGCCACACTGAAAAAATTCAACAAGAAGCTAAGGAACATATCAGCAAGTTAGTTCGAAATCAACTAGCTGCTCCGTATGGACTAGGAACCGTTCGCTCCATTGACGACTACATGAAATATTCAGGCTTGGATTTTTATAATTATGATTTTAAACTTCGTATGGTAATTTTTGAAACACCTTACTCTGATCCATTACCTGTGTAAGCTGATGAGAATATTTTTAATCTCTTCATTAGTTCTTGTAGCGGCAGACTTTTGAATGCGTTTGCAAACTTGATAGAACCAAATATTTCCAGAGTCTGCATGCTCTTCATTAGCAACTAAAAATGTTTTTTCTTTACAAACTGCTTTAAACTTTTTTTGATATTGTTTATAAAGACGCCGTTTAGCATTGTCGCCGACAGGTACTTGATTATAAACTTTTAACAAAGCCACAATAGCAGTGGCTCTGTCGATGATTTTATCATTCCATACAAATACATCGTCAGAAACATTTACTGGCAACCCACTGAGTCGACTAACCAGTAATGCTTGATTATAATCAGTATCCGAAAACTGAGCCATCGAATTCATAATTGATTTCCTCTTGTTCTAGAACTTTGACAAAGTCCTCAGGATTCATAACATATCCATAACTGACATATTTGCTGTAACGAGCTAAAAATCCTTTAGTGTCTAACCGATTAACAACTAACTTGTAATTTTTAGCATCTTCGATACCCGGCCCATAAGGTTGCATGTTTTGGTCAACAGCAACCTGACAGCAGGTAAAATCAAAATCCTTAAACACATCCTCTAGGCTATTATACCACTTGCGTCTAATCAATTGAACTTTAACATCGCCGATGTTGTAGGTAATGGCATTGTCGCTGGCATAAGTTTCATACATTGTGTTTCCATACTTTTCCTGCAATCTTGCTTTTAATTGCTCGAATTGAATGGGATTTTTAAACCATACATCGATGTCATTGAAATCTGTTTCTCCCAATACCATCTGACGACCCATGCCGCCTGCGATCCATGGCCCGCCGTCGATGCCATTGTAGATTGTATTAACAATGTCTTGAAGGGTTATTGGTGAACTTATTTTTGAAAACGAGGGTCGATCTAAATCATCAAAAGAAAAAGTCAAATTTTTAAAAATACTCATTGTTAATAGCCGTGTGTTTTGGTGTAAAGATAAAGCCTGAGATAATATGCAAAGACAAGTGGATGGTGCTCGGGGTTGGGCAGTTTGTCTCCGAACACTTGTTTCATTTCTTCGTACAACTGTATCAGCTCTTGATCAGTCATTTAACATTTTAGCCAGTTCAAAACTAGCTAGATTCTTTCCCTTGCTTTCGCACATTATATCTGCCCAGTCATTGTGTGTCAATGCCCACTGATTGACAGCATCGTTCCAATAGAAGTCGCTGTGTGCTCGCAGTTTGGCTTTTTTGTAACCTGACTTTAGCAGAGACTCCATGAGTGGAAGATTAGAGGCGTCATGGCTTTCGAGTACATCTTCACGACTAACGCTGTAATGTATAACAGGACGAACGCCGCGCCAACTATCAATAATCCTTTTAATACGATCATCGCTAGCTTCAATGTATTCTCCGGTTTTAATCCAATGATGGTGGATGTCTAGCACCAAAGCGAGATCCCCGGCGAGCTCGAGCGTGCTGTCGAGTCCCCAGGCCATTTCTTCGTTTTCGATTGTGATGCAGTTTCTTGCTTCGGGGGACATGCGTTGTAGGGCTTGTCGGATACCCGCTGGACCGGCTCTACCCGAGATATGGACGTTGATTTTAAAGTCCTGAAATTCCTTGCCGTATCCCATCCAACGGGCCATATCCACATGATATTCAAACTCCTCTATTGAACGATTAACGATATCAGGATTTTCACTAGCAAGTACACAAAACTGGCCAGGATGAAAACTAAGCCTAGTATTATTACTCCGAGCCCAAGTCCCAATGCGATGAAAATGATGCTCACAATAGCGGACAACATCAGGCTGACGCCAGAAGTAACTCCATTTGGGCTCAGTATAAGCAGGAAGAAGATCACTGCTAATACGCACCATGCGAAGATTTTCATCTAAACTACCTACTCGTTCTACCAAAAGCCTTGTTGCTTCGATGTTGGACTTCATTAAGTCCCACAGTTTTTGTTCAGCAACTTCCCGGCTTTGTCTATTTAGCCAGGTGATTGTTGTAGTACCAGTGTTGTACCGCTTGCAATCATCTTTAGGCTTGATACCATTAACTTGATGTGGGTGGTCAATCCACTTGCAAGCAAAACCAATTCGTTTAGTCATGCACTTATTATACATGACTAAACAAATACAGTCAATTTAACTTAAACCAATTTTTCCCCAAGTTTAACTAAAATGGCTTGGTTCAAATATTGGTTTTCGCTGACAGAATCCATACTACTTTCTGCGGTGAAATCATCGGTTGGGAAAATTTCTTCCAGGCCTGCGATAATTTGATCGCCTTGTTCGCCAGTAATATCTTTGGATAAACGAACATCGTAACAATGAGCACCTGTTTCTTCGTCCAAATGATAAACCATGACGACATCTTCTGCGTCTGCTTCGACATCTGCGTGGTCATTGACAGCGAAGAGGTATAACCTAGCCTCTTCGCCAGTAATGGTTCGACCCATGCAAATTCTAAAATAGTGTTGAAATTCTTCTATAATCATAATAGTAGTTATTGCTTGCTTTCAAGTTTCTCTTTAGTACGACCGTAGGCTGCAATACCAAGTACGGCACCCATGGCAATATGGTAAAGTCCAGCACCTTGTAGCGTAATTGGATTCCATTGTGTATTTACTGAACCATGGCTAAGTGCCTGTAATGCACTCCATAGAACAGGGAATAACACAAAGTCGGCGGTACATGTAGCCATATATACCCAACCCATTACTGGACGCCATTTTTTGTTAATCCAGTCTTCGCTTTCTTTGCTGTGTTTAACTAAAACATCAGCACCTTGTGCAGCGTTAGCACCACCAGCATTGCGATCCATTTGTGGTGCAGCGTTAAATTGTTGGCCAATGTTTGTTGTGCCACTACCAAAACCACCGCCCATGCTCATACCACCGCCCATACCACTAGGACTAGCAAGTCCGGCTGGAGGAGGATTTTTTGGTCCTGCAATAGGAGGTAAATTACCTGGGTCTACGAAATCGTCTTCATCTAATTTAGGCATTTTTATTCTTCCTTAAACATAAGTTAATATAACTGTTACATAGCCGATGCCCAGTGTGGGCAGATTTAATTCGGCTACAACCTCTGTGTATGTGTTTGTTCGATAATCTGGCGTAGTGTTATATTGTCCAGATTGAGTTAAGATAGCATCATTTTCTTCAAAAAATTCATTTGGAGATGTATCAGTTCCAACTGTAATTGTTGTTCCTGCAGGACATACACCAGTGACTAGAACTTTTGCGCTAATAACTGTTCGGCCAGCACTTATATGACCTAGGCTTTGTCGAACAATGCCAGTTGATGTTATACTACTCAAATCAAATTCAGTAGTATAAGTTCTGGCATCTGTAGCGTCGCTGCGCTGATTAGATACACGCTGCCAAGATGCTCCGTCATATAAAAATACTGCCCATTCGCCATTGCCATCATCAATCACATACGCTTGATCTCCAGGCAAAGGATATAAGGCATTTCTGGCAGCAATATTAGCTACCATTGTTGTTTTACTACTGCGAAGACCTTGTTCAATGTAAAGTCCAAGAGCATAACGACCATTCTGACCGCTGATTACACCGGCGGTGGTAAAGAATTGTCCTTGTACGTCACGCAATGTCATTGGCCCACCGTCTAATCGCTGTAGGCGTAAAACAAAGTTAGTTGTGTTAGCGGCGGTATTCAATGCTAAACTTGATAAACTGTTCGCGCCAGCCCATGGAGTTCCGTTAGCATCGTTAGTGATATTAACAATAGTTATGGCAGTTCCTATTGAGTTAATAAGAACAAGTTCTCCTGCGCCTGATACACTGGCATTTATGTTGGGAATCTTGGCAGCATTAATGTCTTCAGCCATGTCGCTAGCATTGGCTACAGCGGGATCACCGAAGGCTACACTACCGCTGGTAGTTGTTGTAAAGTTTATTGTTACGCCGTTGATACTAGCAGAAAAGGGAGTGTAACCAGCGACCACACCATACGCACTTCCAACACCAATAAAGTCACTGATTACACTCGTAGCTCCGTTAACAGCGTCAGCAGTTAATTTATGATCGGAAGTTAATGCGTTAATGTCTGTGATAGCATCTGTTAACGTGTAAGTTCCGCTGCCGCTGCTTAATGTAACTTGAATTTTATTTATCTCAACTACATCCCCGTCTATGCCAGTGGGGTCTAGGTTACTGCCGATAGTATATGTGGAAATAGCATCAGCGACTTTCATAAAAATTGGTCGCTGACTTTCATCGTTGGTAGTCAAATCACCAGAACCATCAATCTTTGGATATATGTAGTCGCCTACATTACCTGGTAAGCCTGGTACAAAGTCGATGATACCATTGGCAGGTCTTAGAATAAATTGATCTGGACCTGGGCCGGGCTCGACTACTGTACCAATAAATTTTGTAATATTGTCGGGATCACTGAGAACAAACTCTCCGCCTTCTATACAAATAGCATCGCCTTTTTCAAAACCATGTGCTGTTTTTTCTAGTACATAATTTGTTAACGGATTCATGTACTGAAATCTGCTCATTACGTTAGCATAAAAAGTCGAGCCGGCCGTTCCTGGCAATGGGTCCAACATCGGGACACCTAGTTCGTTAATTTGGAAAAAGATTACGTTACCTGGAACGTTAAAAATACTAGAACCAGTTTTGTATACATTATAACGAAGTCGGTCTTCGACTATGGCCACTAGATTATAATCATCCTTACTGATTATACTCATTACTTGCAACACTTTACCATCGTCGGCACCAGCAACAAAGTCGCCTACTTCGATATCTTGAGCGTTGTATAAAAAAGGTGTTCTAGTTAAATGACTACCATGACCTTGATCAATAAAAGAAAAAGTCATTTTATATCTATAAGGCAGCGGGTTAACACCGCCAGACCAATAAGGATCATCTGTTCCCAGGGCGTAAGGCCACAGTTCTAAGTTTTCACTAGCAGATACTGTGGCACCAAGTACCTTAGGTGGCTTGCTAAGTCCTATAAAACTGGTCTTCCACGCACTAATAGTCATTAAGCAACCCCAGTAATTTGTACCACACAATGAGTTGTTTGACCAACACCTGCGCTGGCTAATGTAACCGATCTAGTTAAAGTTAATGTTAGCTTATGTACAGTCGGATCCCAACTGCTCCACATTGTAGGGCTACCCGAAGTGCCGCCAGCTGCAAATCGTTTTGTTGTCCATGTTGCATTGTCAACATGTCGCATCGCATAAACGTTGCTGGCCCGCTGATAACCATAAACTACTGTAGACATAGGTGGCGCACTAAATCCTGTTAAGGTAAATTCAACTTCGGCAGTAGCAGCAGTGGCAGCAGTAATTGTAGCACTACCGCTGCCATTTAACACAGTAACACTAGTTAAGTTACCGCTGGCATCATAATCTACCTGAACTGCTAAACGCTCTAGTGTTGTACCACCACCGCCTGCTGTAGAACTTGGTGTCCAACGACTGGTGCTGGCATTCCAAGCAAGAACTTGTCCTGCTGTTGCAGCAGTGTCAGCCACATCAGCCAATTGACTTAGATTACTTTGACCTAAGCGAGTATCGAAGCGTGCTGTGGTATAGTATAAGTTTGTGCTACCTTCACTTACTCCATCGGTTGTTGGTGTAGTGTAACTCATTACACCAGTTGTACTGTTGTAGCTTAGGTTTCCGCCTGCACTTATAGCAGCACGAGCGCGAGCATCTGTAAACCATTTGTTATTTGGACTGCCATCTTCGGCAATATCATCTGTTACTAAAGTTACTGTGCTAGTACTATAACCGTTGATATTGCTAATACCGCTACTGCCACCGCCTGCAACTGTACCTGGTTTCCAAACAGTACCGTCCCAAACAAGTGCCTGTCCTGATGTAGGTAATGTAGTTGCTGTGTCGACGTCTTGCAATGCATTAATGCTGCTGGCAGCAATTCTTACATCAGCACGAGCATCTGCTCTAGCATTGGTAAAATATTGATTTGAACCTTCGGTGATGTTGCTGGTAGTAAGTGTACCACTGCCACCTAGTGTAATACTTGTACCGTTAATAGTTATTGAGCTTGCGGCCAAACTACCTGTAGGAATACTGCTTAAACTAAACACACCAGTGGTGCTGTTATATGTAATACCACTTAATGTATTAGCACTAACACTAGCACGGGCTCTTGCAGTTGTATGATATTGATTTGTACCTTCGGTTACATCGTCAGTAGTAACACCGCTTAGGCTTGTAGTTAAGCTGATATTTCCGCTACCATCGATACCAGTAGCAAGACCAGTAACTTTACCTGTTAAACTTAAACTGCGAGCAGTACGCCATTTATTAGCAGTATCAACTTCTAAATCGTAACCGGCAACTGTAGTATTGCCAATACCTAATACATTTACACTACTGGTTTTGCTGTTTAAACTGAATGCTGGACCTGTGTCGCCTTTGGGGATTGTAAAGTCTAAAACCGCAGCGCCACTTGTTCCGCTGTTTGTAACAATAACACTGGAACCTTCCGCGCCAGTTGTAACTGTGCCAACTGTAATAGTAGCAGCAGCACCAGTAGCACCTGTTGGACCAGTCGGACCAGCTGGTCCAATAACACTGCCAGCAGTAATAGTATTGCTGGCATTAGTTGTGATTACTAATTGACCGCTGCCGTTAACTGTAGCACCAGTGATATATTCACCAGTAGCACCAGTAGCACCTGTTGGACCTTGTGGACCAACTACGCTGCCAGCATTAAAGCTATTGCCGTCATCTGTATAAATTACTAGGTTACCACTGCCATCAACAATAGCATTGTTAACACTAATACCTTGCGGACCTGCTGCACCAGTGGCGCCAGTAGCACCCTGAATACCCTGCGGGCCCTGAGGACCAATTACACTGCCTGCGTTGATTGTTGTGCCATCTTGCTTGGTTAATATTAAATCACCGCTGCCATTTACAGTGGCGCTGCTGATACCTGCAACACTTCCTGCGTCTACAACCGAGCCACTGCTTAGTGTAATTAATAATCTTCCAGTGACACTTACAGTGGCAGAAGTAACACTAACACCTGCCGCACCAGTAGCACCGGTAGCACCTTGAATACCTTGCGGGCCTTGTGGTCCTGCTACACTTCCGCTAACAGTAACACTAGATCCATCGCTAAGAGTTAATGTCAATGTGCCGCCGCTAACGCTGGCAGAACTTACTGTTGCACCAGCTGGACCTTGAGCACCAGCTGGACCTTGTGGACCTGTTGAGCCGGAATTACTAACGGGAACCCATTTGGCACCGTCCCATCCTAATATTTTACCTGAAGTAATGCCAGTTAGATCGACATCTCCAATATCATCTAAGCTGGTAATTGTTGAACCTGCGTTATCAGCAGCATTGACCCAATTGGTACCATTGAATTTAAGAACTTGACCAGTAGTAACACTGCTTAGTACAACATCAGTTAGCTCGTCTAGAGTAGTAGCGCCACCGCCACTTCCGCCGCCTGTAATTGTAATAGTTGCTGTGTCACCTGCTACTCCAACTGTAGCACCACTGAAGTTAAGTTTAGTTACATCGCCTTTAACAACGCCGCCTTGCTGAACTTCGATGCTGCTGATAATACCAGTTAGGTCTGGAGCATTAACAGTAACAGTATCTCCACTGACGCTTAGGTCAAATCCACGGAAGTCGAAATTTTGAACATCACCAACGTTTACGCCAGTGTCTTTAATACCAATGCTATCTAAAAGGCCTGTTATTGTTGCTGTGCCGCCAGCAAAACTTACACTAGCACCATTGAAGTCTAGCGTAGTTGCTGTGCCACGAGTAGCACCATTTTCTTTAACTACTACGCCGCCAGTACCGCTGCCACCAGTTGATCCAGGATCAGCTACTACATTAAAAGTTAGCTTACCAGTTACGTCGTCATAGGTGCTGACCAATCTTAGGGCAACTTGTGTGCCATCAGGATCAACTTCCAGCATGTCAGCTACTGTGTCTTGTATGACTTCAGGACTGGCACTACTTGGAGCATTAACAAATGCGCCAGCAGTTTCATCCCATACAAGGCTTTCGCCTTCTTGTGGATTGTTTAGTGTTACTGGGAGATTGCTATCACCCAAATTATCTACGTAAATTGCCATGTTTATACACTCAACATAACTTTGGTAATATCACCTACTGGCGATGTTGTGTTCAAATAACTGCGTTCTTTTCTAAATCTTAGTAAAACGAAATTGCCTCTAAAAGTAAAAGCTTCTGTGCCTGTTTTTGCAGTATTATATTCTTTATATGAATGACTAGGTGTTAACCAAATGGGAAACCAGTCAGCACTTGTGGGTTCTAGCTCTAAAGTAGCTTCGATTTGTATTCTGCCAACAAAGTTATCAAACTGTACTGCCATTGTTTGATAGCCTTCTCTATAGCCATAATAACCGTCGCCGCGAGCAGGGTCGCTAAGTTGATCGTTTTGACCGTTACCAATCATCATAGTAACAGTGCTTAAATTAGTTGCCATTTTCTGTTGCTACCTCTACAATTACATCAGAACCTACTAGCTCTTGTACTACTGCTTCTAGTCCTGCTGCTACTTCGTCGTTGGCTATAGAACCTGCGTCAACGGCCTGCGAATCTTTCACTAGTTTGCTTAATTTGATTACTATTATTTCTTCATGTATCTTTGCCATGATAACTCTCCATTAGTAATATTTAGCCAAAACAAAAGGCGCAAGGTGAATTGCGCCTTTGTGTGAGTAGTTAAATTCGCTGATTAATCGTAGCGAATATCGTCAGAACCTAACTTTGCGTTCCAAACAGTAACACTAAAACCTAGCTCGTCGCTGAGGAAAGTTGTTAATATTGAATTTTGAGCGCCGTTACCTGCAGATTCGCCAGCTGCAAATGGTACAGAACTAGCACGAACAGCCGCAGTAAAACGACTAGTATCATTGACCTCGCCGATATCGTACATGTCAATACCTCTGCTTTGTAGCAGTAATATTGCTTGAGCGAATTCGCTGTTTGACTCAGCATGATTGCCTGAACCGTCATCCCATGAACCGTCATTGTGCTCTACCACAAGATAAGTCAATTGAGGTGTACCTAATGTACTTGTTTTTGTTGCTTTTTGCCAATTGTCGCTAATTGCCATAATAAAATCCTTTCAAAAGTTTGATATCGTATTTATAACGAATCAAAGATCCGATACTAATACTGCTTCTTCGATTTTCTGAATTTTTTCATTAAATCGCAGTTGAAACATCATGAGATCTTGCGGGTCATTGAAATAAACAGCTACAGTATAACCCATGCCACGTGGACTTTTATTGGTATAAAAGAAATTCTGTAGTGAATTATTAAGTCCAAATTCAGTAGCCGAACTTTCCAGCCAATCTTTAGTTTCCTTAAATCGAGCTTCTCTATCAACCCAACTGGGTTTTAGATATACTTTAAATCGATATTTCTTTTCGAACAAACTAGATCTAACAACAACTTTAGTATGCTCGTCTAAAAGATCAACATGAGCCACACTCACTGGTCTGTAAAATTCAATAACTCTGTGTCCTAGAAAATTCATTACAGATACAATGTCGTTTTCACTATTAGTAAAATAACTAACAGTTAGACTTTCACTGCGAAAACGATAATCATCGTCGGTAATTTTTGATTTTACCAATCTAATTAAATCATTTAACAATGACAAACGATTCGTAAAAGTTGCATAACTTGAACGCCATGACCGAAACCGGCCATCTTCTTTTAGCTGCGTTTTATCAATTTGCAAAACAATTTTATATACATATTTGCTATAAAATTTCTTGGGAATATGTTTTACCTTAACATGGGTAGGTAATTTACAATTATCTAAGCTCGTATTCTGATCCATTGTGAAGTACCATCATGTTACAATTTCGAAGATTTTCGAAAACAATTTTCTTACTTAGAGGTTTCTTGATTTTTTCAGCGATCAATCGCTTCATGGGTCTGGCGCCCATTTTTTCGTCAAATCCCTCTTCGGTTAGTTTGTTTAGTGCCTCGGGGCTGAGATCAATATGGATATTTTTGTTAGATAGCAGTTCATTTAGTTCGCCGATAAACTTCATTGCAATTCGTCGAACTTGAGTCTTATCTAGACGATCAAATTCAATTACGGCATCCAATCGATTTCTAAATTCTGGTGTAAAATGCTTGTTAACGGCATCAGTACTGGCACTTTTATTAGGACTGTTATCGAAACCAATCTTATTGCGTTCGCCGTCCCTTGCACCTAGGTTAGACGTCATAATAAGAATGATATTGCGACAGCTTACGGCTTTGCCGCCGCTGCTGGTCAACATGCCATTGTCCATAACACCCAACAAGATATTCAAAATGTCTGGGTGTGCTTTTTCGATTTCGTCCAATAGTAGAACAGCGTTGGGAGTTTCTTCGAGATCGTTGATCAACTTTCCAGCACCGGCCCCACCTTCTCCGTAGCCAACATAGCCCGGAGGGGCACCAATCAAACTGGCTACTTTATGGCTTTCCATGTACTCGCTCATATCATAGCGCAGTAATTTCATGCCTAGGGATTCAGACAATTGTTGTGCCAATTCGGTTTTACCTACGCCAGTTGGTCCAACAAACAAATAACTGCCCATTGGCTTATCGAGATCCTTGAGACCTGCTTTGGCAATGTAAACGCTATCAAGTAATTTTTCTACAGCTTTGTTTTGGCCATAGACTTTGGACTTGATCTTAAATTCGTAATCAACATTTTCGCTAATGTTCTCGCCGGTATTCAATTGCTCAACGGGAATGCGAGCTTGTTTGCTAACTTCTAGTTTGATATCTTCTAGTGTCAGAAGCTTGTCACGTTGACTGACTTTTAGTAACGCCATGGCACTATCTAAAACGTCAATGGCTTTGTCTGGCAAATACTTGTCATGCATATGAGTGGCCGTTAAGTCAACAACAGCGTCAATGGCATTCTTTTGAACCTGAATATCGTGATACTTTTCATATTCAGGCATAATTTCATGAAGCATTGCTTTACAATCTTCGGGATCCATTTCTTCCACTTCCAACTTGGTAAAGCGGCGTGCTAAGGCACGTTCAGGTTCAATGGTTTCGCGATATTCTTCCCAGGTTGTACTGCCAATAATTTGTACTCGACCACGAGTTAGTGCAGGTTTAATCAAATTGGCCATGTCCATGCTATTAGAACCTGCTGCGCCCGCACCAACTACTGTGTGAATTTCATCAATAAACAACACAGCTTCTGGCATTTGTTCTAGCACATCAATAACTTGCTTGATGCGCTCTTCGAAGTCACCTCGATATTTTGTGCCAGCCATAAGCGCACCCATATCCAAGCTATAGATAACAGAGTTTGCAAGTGTATGACTGACATTGCCTTCGACAATTTTACGAGCAAGACCTTCAACAATGGCAGTCTTACCTACGCCCGGCTCGCCAACCAAAATAGCATTACGCTTTTTACGTCGAGCTAGAATTTGTGCCAATACACCAACTTCTTTGTTTCGACCAATCAGCGGATCAATTCTTTGTTGTTTGGCTTCTTCGTTTAGATTGACGCAGTATTCAATGAGAATTTTTTCGGCCATGCGATTATTTTTACTAGTTTGTTTTGTGTGTTTAGACAACACTTCCAAGAACAATTCTTTGGTAATACCATGTTCAGCCAAATAGAAACAGGCATGGCTATTTCGCTCACTGAGAATACTCAGCATCATGTCCTGTGGAGCAATACCGCCACGGCCATTGAAAATAGCCTGAGTAAATGCTCGATTAAAAGCTCTTTCTAAAGTTTGAGTTTTTCGGGGCTTAGTGAGGCCTTGAACAATGAGATATTCTTGCCCATTTAGAAAATTAATCAAATCCTCCATAACAGGGCTAGCACTAATTCCCATCAAACTGAGATATTCTTGGATTTCACTATTTTCTAATAGAATCAGAGTTAGATGTTCTAACGTAACATACTCGTGTTCTTTGTTTAGTGCCAATCTGAATGCTTTTTCTAGAATTTCATTGATTGCACTATTTTCTTCGGTAGCCATGTTATTTCCTTTGCTTACATAGACTATGGTTCAAAAAATTTTGAATTGAGTCTGCTGATGTTTACAGTTCTTATTTTACAACATGAGCCAATAGTAGTCAATTAGAAGCCAAGCCAATTTTTCTTTGGTGGTTCAATTTTTGGTGTCTGCTTCTTACACTTTTCTACTTGTGAAGTAATAGCAGTTTTGGTAGAATTGTCGCCACCTTTAACACCTTCGGCAACTACCAAAAAACAAGCAGCTTCGCTAGCATTAACAGCCGCAACAATTTTGCTAGTATTTTCGGCGTAGATTTGGTAATCTTTATTTGTGGCGCAACCTGTGGTTACGAGCGCGGCAACAATTGATAATAAAGCTTTCATTTTTGTCTCCTCAGACATTATTTAATTTTGTCGTATATCTCTTTTTGGTTTTTATACCATTCATTCCAACCATCATTTTTAAGACTGCACTGATGATATAGATTATAATTGTTTACCACTGCCTTGAGCAAGTCAGTGATAGCCACTTGATCACCTTTAATAGTTTCTAAACTGGGACAAGGTTCAGTTAGTTCTTTAATGGGTTCTGGAAATTTTGGTTTAGCCGGCAAAAATTTAGTAAACATGGCACAGCCTGAAAGAAGTGCAGCAGACAAGGCAATTACTATTAATCTCATTTCTTGTCTCCTTTTGGCAATTCAGCTGCCATGTTGTGTGCATCAACCAATTCCTTAGGCACTGGGCAGCGTTCTACATATTTGATAACTTCTTCAACACGAATTCGTTCAGGACCTTCGACGGTTTTTAATACTTCGCGGTCTCGAAACTTATCCACATATTTGATAACTTCTTTTCCCTTTTCAACAATAACTGTTTTCTTGTCTTGTAATGCTTGTCCCAACTTTTCGTTGGCTGCTTCGCCTTCGACTTCGGCTTCTTTAACTTGTCGTTGCAATTCTTCTACTCTTGCTTGCCATTTTTCTTCATTAGCAATTACTCCATAGAAATAAACTCCGACGATTATAGCAGTCACACCGCCAACACGTAATGGTATTTTGTATTGCTTGACAACAGGAATTTTACCTAGAATGTACGAAGCAGTAAGAGCCAAGATGCCGGCCCATAAAACTAATGTCCAAAACCAATTTGGTATTAGGTCTATCATCCAAATTAACTGACTCATGATTTGTACCTAAATATAATGCGGCCTTTCGTAAGGTCATAAGTGCTAAGTTCGACATCAACGACGTCGTATCTTAATATGTTTATGTTGTGTTTTCTAATTTTTCCAGAAATAGTCGCAATGATAATTTTTTCTATGCCTTCTAGTTCCACTCGAAAAGTTGCATTTGGCAAACATTCGATAACACGACCTTTTACTTGTATTAAATCTTCTTTGCTCATTAATAATTAAGTAAAAATTTAAGACGATTTTTTATTGATTCGGCCAAAGAACCTTCTTCGTCTTTATCTTGTTTAGGATGCCGTTGTTCATAGGCCACAGGGTCGGTAATTACATATTGATTAAATGTTTGTTCATCAAACGGAACTTCGCTGTCATTTCCCAATGTTCGAAATTTCCATTCTGTAATTCCACTTAATTTACCGCCGTCGTCGAGCAGGCCTGATATTGTAGAAAACGCTTCTGGGTTACGCTTAATTTCAATGTAGACCAAATATCTTCCCTTGGCATCGGTGGCCGGACTTACTTCAATGTCTTCAAAGTCATGAACACTGTTTTCTAAAAACCTTGCCATGTCATGCGCTGGAGTTCTGTCATTTAATGCCACACTGACAACAATGTAGTCTTTGTCTTCCCCTAGCTTAGTTTTGTGCATGTCAATTAACACACAGTCATTGACTAGCCACTTTAAATCATTTTCACTAAGATGTTCGTTAAGTGTTTTGTTGTTGTGTTGTTTCATCGGCTGCATTACCTTTTGCTACTTCGTCGCTGTTGAGATTTTCATCGTATGCGTCAGTTACATCATCTAAATCGATGCTGGTGTTTCCTGTTTGAACTTTTTCTGTTTTCTTTTCATCGACAAAGTGTCTGGGCATACTAATTTTAACAAGCCACACTGGACTTTCGACGATTTTGGCGTTTAACCTGCCTTTTTCGTCAACTTCGTAACTTTCTTCGCCTTTGATTTTACCCACTTGTTTTAATGTGTCTTCGCCCCACCAAATTTTACAGCCATGGTCAATTAATCTTTTTCCAGCTTCGGGGTCGGGCATCAGTTTATGAGGATACATTAAAGTTACAGTTATCCAATAACGATCAACCTTAGGGCCTTCGACAATTTCGCCTTTTATCCAATTTTTATAAACATAGATATCCAGCTCGTCAAAAACACGTTCAAATTCTACTAGAATATCTAATATATTCTCGCTGCTATAAACGTCGTCTAAGGTGGTATAAATTAGATCAATATCAATCATAAGTTTATTTATGCATGTTAAATTAGAAGGTGCCGCCGTCTAATATGCTAGAATCAGTTAATAGATCGCCAGGAACATCTAATAAATCATTATAGCTGCCAGTTGTTGCTATTGTAGCCAATTCGGGTGCAGTATAACTGATAACACCAGTGCTGCTGTTATAACTTAAAGATCCGCTGGCACTAATAGCAGATCTGGCTCTGGCAGTAGTATAATAGAGATTTGTTGATCCTTCGGTTAGTTCGTCGGTGCTTGAAGGCAAAGAGTTGATTGAGTTATCAACATATTGTTTAGTGGCTGCGTGTAATGCACTAGTAGGATCGCTACTAAGTGTTAAAAAACCTGTCATTGTTGAACCAGTCTTTAAGACCACAGAGCTGGCAAAATTAGGATCATCACCTAATGCTGCTGCTAGTTCATTTAGAGTGTTTAATAGTGTAGGCGCCGAGTCAATTAAATTACTAATAGCACTATTAACATAAGTTTCAGAGGCCAGGCCAGTAGAATCAAAGGAAATAACTTTGGCGCTAGAATCATACAAAATTCTTCCGGTGGCAGATAATACCCCAGAATCACCGGCTGGACCGCGGTCGCCTTTGTCGCCTTTGGGTCCGCGGTCGCCTTTGGGTCCTTTTAGATAGGCATAGTTTTTATAGGAAATAACAGACATTGAAAAATCCTTACTTTTTAATATTTACCAAAAAAATGCATTATCAACACCGGCATCATAGTCTCTCGGTAAATATTATTGTGGACAGCAAGACCCATAGTCAAACTAATCATCCCATTAATGGAGGTATTAGAATGACAAAACGACATAAACGTGCTCAACCACAGGAGCATGCCGCAGTTCTGCATATTGAAAAATATCGTAAAGAACGCCAACGACAAGTAGAAATCCTGCCAAAAAATATGCGTCAGGAAGATTACTTGGCACTTCTAGAAGATCAAAAAAAGCACATTGTTTTTGCTATTGGACCAGCTGGTACAGGCAAAACCCTATTGGCTTGTCTATTAGCAGTGCGCGAGCTTAAAGCAGGCAGAATTGACAAGGTGATTATTACGAGACCAGCAGTGAGTGTTGACGAACAACACGGTTTCCTGCCTGGCACACTTATCGAAAAGATGCAGCCTTGGACACGACCAATTTTTGATGTATTCGAGCAGTATTGGGCTCCAAAATACATTGAAAATATGATCGAAGAAAATGTTATCGAGGTTGCGCCTTTAGCCTACATGAGAGGACGCACATTTGAGAACGCAATAATTTTAGCAGATGAAATGCAAAACGCTACACCAAGCCAAATGAAGATGTTATTAACTCGCATTGGTAATAACAGTAGAATCTTTGTAACTGGCGACCTTGCACAGCATGATCGTGGTTACGAAGCAAATGGCCTCAAAGACTTTATTACAAAGTTACAATCAACATCTAGCAAAATGATTGGTGTAGTAGAATTCGAGCAGAAAGACGTAGAACGTCACCCTGCTGTTGCTGAGGTTCTTAAGATTTACGGCGAAAACTAAACTGTTTGACTAGGGTCTTGCAGTTCTACAGTTTAGATAATACCTCGGCGCAGTCGGTCAAGTTTGACCATTGTTGCCGATAAATTAATCTCCGGGTCCGAACAAAGACTGTGATTTACCATCCCCTCTTTAATGACGACAATAGCAAGATCCTGCGTGTCCTCATCCTCGCCCCAGAACTCTAAGTTGCGATACAAGAACTTGTAAACTTCCTCGTATTCTTCCATGCCAATCTTTTTACAGATATGTTCTCGAGCCTGGCGAATGCGTCCATTTTGTATCATAGCAATAGCTTCTAGCTTCCATTCACTAGTATCCGTTCCTTGACCCGCACTTGGCAAAACAAGTTTGCCGCTACTGCTGTACTGTTGTGCAGTATTGATTGCTTTACGCAAGTCAGGATACATGACCTTGACGAAGTTAGTTAAGTCGTCAACTTCAAAGTCTCGGCCTTCTTCAGCAAGAATGCTAGCTAGACGAATCTTAAACTCATCTTCACTAAGCTGATGGAAACTAAACCCCTGACAGCGACTGTGCAGTGCTGGCATGATTTTGTGTGGCATATTACAAGTTAGAATGAAACGAGCAACGTTGCTGTATTGTTCTAACATGCCGCGCAGCACGGCCTGAGCATTAGGACTTAGATAATCTGCTTCGTCTAGGATAATAACACGGAAGTCGCCAAAAGCCATACTGCGACAAAAGTTAGTAACTTTGTCACGCAAGTTTTCAACACCAGTTTCATGACTGGCGTTAATGAACATGATGTCTGCTTTTTGCACATCTAGCTCATTGCACAGTACACGAGCCAGTGTAGTCTTGCCAGTACCGGGTGGCCCGCTGAGCAATAGATGCGGAATGTTTTTATCATGAATCCAACCCTCTACCATGAGTTTTTGGGCAGGATCAATCCAAACATAATCTTTTGCAGTGGCGGGACGATATTTCTCAATCCAGAGATAGTTGCTAGTAGTCATTTAGCGATTGTATAAGATTTTGTCGGTAAAGTCAACTTTAGCGAGCGCCAAAGTCTTCAGCTGTATGAGTTGAACCGCCAAGGTCAAAACTTTCGCCAATAATTGTATCGGTCGGTGCTTCGTCTTGTACAGCCATAATGCCATTGGGATCAATCTTTTGGAATTTTAGTACTGATCCATCTTCCTGGCGAACTTCAATAGTCATGGTCCAACGACCGTGTTCGCAGAGAATCCATTGTCCAGGCTTAATGTAATCGATATCTTCAGCTACTTGCCATACACGGCCCCAGCGAGGACGAATGCCGTGATCTTTGCCGTTATCATCGCGAAGTACAATGCCTGATGCAGTAACACGTTCGCCAACTTCAAGTTGAGCAAAAATATTTCCAGGTAATGGTCTAACGTTCAATTATAAATCTCCTAAGTTTGGTTCACGATCAATATTAACTTTTTGATTTTCTTGCGGAATAACTTCGATGCTGCCATCGGCAAATTTAACTTCCCAATGTTTACTGCCATCAGCACCAACAACTTCTCTACGTCCAACTTCATATTCCGAAAGATTTAAATTAACCTTTTTGCTTTCTGTACTTGTCGAAGATTTCTTTTCGATTTGTTGGCTGGAAGCAATAATTTTTCCGCCAGGCCCGATTAAATCTCCGCGAGCATTTCTGCCACTGTTACCAACAGCAATAGTGTCTCCCTGCGAAGAAGCGAACGACTGCATATTAAATTCAAGGCCGCGTGCTGTTCTGTGTTTCATTTGAGGAATTCCTTAATATCCAAATTAAATTTAAAACTATTAATTCTATGAACACCTAATAGGTATAAAACGTAACTGGCAATGCTACTGCCTCTGCCTACGCCATAGATAACATTATTAGTTCTTAATACTTTAACAAAGTAACAGAGAAAACGCAATAGATCCATCAAGTTACGTTTGTCAAATTCTTCAAGTTCATGCTCGACTCGAAGTAATTCTTGTTCAGTTAAAGTATGTTTACTGATGATGTATTCTTTGATATCTAAATTTTTATATTCGTCCGGCATTAGCCATTCAATTTTATCAGTAACAGTGTCTACTTTAAACGGAACAGTGAATCCATAAAGCTTGCACTGATTTTCAAAATCAGCAAAGCTATTGGGATTTCTCGGCAGTATTTTTGCTTGCCTGTTGGCTAGCATCAACTCAATTATATCATTGTCTTCGATGTACATTTTGCCTGTGTGATCTAACATTTAACCAATACTTAAATAATCGTCAAAATCATTACCATTAGATTTTTGTTTGATTCTTAATTCTTGCTGTGCAAATCTACACTCTTCTAATAAAAAATCAAATTGACTTAAAATTTGAGGATTTGCGCCTGCACGGATAGCTACATTCATCTTTTTGATCAGTTCACGCTCGCGCTCCATTAGCATTTGCAAATGTTGCTCTATAGTAGGTTCATTCATTGTTTGAAATTAACACTTTCACCGCAGCCACAAGCGCCAGCTTCATGAGGATTGACCAACACTAGTCGAGTGCCCATTAACGAAGATTTTTCTAATTTTACTTGACTGTCAATGACGAATGGCAATACTTGCTTACTGATAATTACATAATAACTATCTTGTAAATTTACTAGATTATCTCCGGAAGCGGAGCTTACAGGATTCCAGATATACTTATATCCATTGCAACCCTGTGGCTCTAATTTAAGCTCAACTGCCGGCATGCCGGCACGTTCTAACATTGATATAATGTGAGCTTTTGCTTCTTCGGAAATATCTAATATGGTCATACCTTGCTTAGTGTCTTTACTAGATCAGCTTTGGCTGCACGAGCCTTGACTGCTACACCATGCTGAGCTGCTAAGTCAAGCAATTCTTTCTTAGTCATTTTGTTAAGATCAGCTTTCTTGTATTTGGCCTTAACGGTAACTACTGGAGTTTCAACTACTGGAGTTTCAACTACTGGAGTTTCAACAACGGTTACAGTTGTAGTTTCAATTTTATAAGGCGCTTCGGCACGTTCTTGTGCTGTGCGTGTTGCACCATCTAACGGATGCGCGGTTGTCGTCGAACCCGAGTCATTCTTGCCAAGGATCCAATCTAGAATTTTCTTGATCATAATCATACATTCCCATTTCTAAACGAGCCTCCTCGCTGACACGATCGGGTGTCCAAGGGGGATCAAAAACCACATCTACTGATACAGTTCTAGTAGTATTTAACTCTTTAACAGCATTTTCCGCTTGCCAATGCACCTCTTGTGGAATTTCTTCAGCACTAGGACAAAATGCACTAGTTAAAGTCATGGTGATTTTAACATCTTTATCGTCAACATACAAGTCATATATAAGCCCTAAGTCGTAGATGTTTACTGGAATTTCCGGATCATATACGCCTTTTAGATTAGCAATGATTCGATCTTTAATATCGTCGTACATTATAAAGTTTGAATAGTTTTAATTAGATTAGCAACACCATTTTGGCGACCCATACTTAGCAATGGTGCAAGCCCGATACTTTCTAACATTGCCAAGGATAATTCTTTTCGTTGTTCTTCGTTGGCTTGGTTATACCAGTCACAGATCATTGCAGCAATACCATTGACTATGCTACTGTCACCTTGTGCTTGCAGTCTGTTATTGACTTTGACAACCCAAAGAGGACTAGTACAACCACGAACCAAGTTAGCATCTGTACGGTATTTGATGTCGAGCTCTGTGGTATTGAAACCATAGTCAATGATCCACTCGTACTTATCCATTGGATCTTCTAACACCAACAAATCATCGAATAGTTCTCTGAAGTCTTTCATGAATTTGTCCCAACACATCAAAAACTAGCTCCACATCTTTATTTTGAGTATAGGCGGCCCAACTAATTCTAATCAATGATTTATTTTTTGTTAACTTGCTGACTATAGGTTCAGCACAAAGTTTACCAGTACGAACCATAATATTTTTAGCATCCAACATAAGACCGTAATCTTCAACTGCACCAATTGCAGGTTCTAAGCAAAGCAAGCCCGACTCTGATTCAGTGACAGCTCTAAACATTGTTGCAGAAACATGCTGATTAACTAATTGAGCCAAATGCCTGTCGTGCCGTTCTATTTCATCGGCATTTGCCATTAACCATTCGACTAGTTTGGGAATACTAACAATCGCACTTAAATTTTGTGTTCCACTTTCAAATCTGCCAGCAGTTGTTTGCCAAACAATGTTATCATAGTCAACCTGAATGACACTACCGCCGCCTGGTCTGATAGGTTCATTCTTACGCCATCTGCTGCCTAAATACAAACAGCCTAGGCCCATTGGTCCATAAATTTTATGCCATGACCAGGCAACAAAGTCAAAGCCTGTAGGATCAAACTTTCTTTTAGAAATTATTTGGCTGGCATCTAGTATAGTAGTACAGCCATGAATTTTTGCCAGAGTCTTAATTCTTTCTAAATCATTGACCATCCCCAATACATTGCTGACAGCAGTACAGGCAATAATTTTCGGTTCTTTGTTTTTGTGTAATTCTTCTTCTAGCTTGTCTAAATCCAGTCTACCATTGTCATCGACATCAATTAATTTTAACTTAAAAAAACTACTGTTGAATGCTAGCATTCTTAGAGGAACATAAAGACTGTGATGGCTGTCGGCGCCAACATAAATTGTGGCTCTGCTGAATTCTTGCTGAATCATTGCCACAGCATCATATAAACCCTGTGTGGTTCCGCTATTGAATATAATGCTGTCTTCGGCATCTTCGAGGCCTAGCCATTCGCCGATAACTCTTTTAGCCAGATGATATTGATGGTCAGCAAAAGCACCCATTTTGTGACCACTGCGATGTGCGTTTGCTCGACAGTAGAGATCAAAATTTCTTTGATCCTCGATTACACTATCCAAGACCTGCGAGGTAGCAGCACTGTCCAAATAGATCGAATCTGGATTATGTGTAAAGAATGGAAAACGATTTTTAAGAGTTGGCATATTCTATTAGGCTTTGTTTAATCAAATCTTTGTAATTATCAATGCCTTTCGTTTTTAGATAATATTGTTCGGCGGGTTTAAGAGTTCCCAGGGCGTTGCCGTGTGCAGCTTTTACATTACTATTGGCAATAAACATTTCAGGCCTAGAAGAAATTTTACTTCGATCAAAAGGCCAGCTACGCATTTGTATGTCTGTTTCCACACCCTCTACTTCTTTTGGTACTACTAAGTTACAAACACAATTTACTCGAGCAGTGCCTTCGGCAAATATGTTGATGGTAATCTTACTTTTTGTATAGGGCAAAGGTTCAATAATAATACTGGCGTCGCATGTACCTTCAGTTTGCACTATGCAAATATCAATCGTCTGAGTTTGATCAGTTGATACGGTGGCAAAGTGCATGTTCACTTTATCCATATCTTCGCAGAGTCGTTTAACGTCTAACGATTTGACCATTTTCTAGCTCAATATGATTTTTCATGTAGATACTCTGCAAGTCGCGATCATGTGTAACTAACAAAGTAATCCCGCCCTGCTTGCTGTTCTTAGCAATAAGATCAATAATTCGTTGTCTGCTGGCCTGTTCTAAGCCACTGTCAGGTTCATCTAATAATAATAGGCCACCGGCAAATAATTCAGCTTGAATTAGTTCGTTCTTTTTACGTTCGCCTCCACTGGCACCTGAATTAAAAGTTCGCTTGGTCCAGTCTGAAGGTAAATTGACATCGGCAAACATTCGTTTAGCATTATCAATTAACTCTCGCCGGGATAATTTATTATTTTGCAGATTGTTAATTTCATTTAACAGGGTCATGGTATTGACGCCGTCGATGGTAGGCGGTGCTTGATGAAACATAAACACACCTTTTTGTGCTCGTTCATGACAAGCCATGGCTTGCAGTGCTAGACCATTATAATCGATATATCCATTGGATTCGATGTCGGGTCTGCCCATAATGGTATGTAGCAATGTACTTTTACCACTGCCATTGTGTCCTGTTATTAAGAGGCACTGACCAGGAATCAGGTCTAAGTTAATGCCATGCAGTATTTCTTTATCCTGTATTTTGGCAGTTAAGTTTGTAATTTTCAACATTTTGTAAATTCGTTTATGTAAACATCAAATGGGGGTATTTTATTTTGTTCTGCGACATAGGTATCGAATCGTTTTTTTACATGATCATTAAATTCGCCACCGACAAAATTTATTATTCTATTAACATTTTCAAAATTCAAGAGGCTATCGTACTCGACTTCGAGTAAATTCTCATGCGTTATGATATTAGGCTTTTGAATTTTAAAAAACTCCCCGCAAAGTTTATATAAAATTGTTAGTGCTTCTATATTCCAGCGGTTGAGTGGTAGATCGAATTGATCTCGAACTAGGTTTAACTTTAATCGATATGGTCCATGCTCTGATTGCTCGACAATTCTTTTGGCCAGGTCTAATCTTTTTTGATCGTCACTTAAAGTAGAAACAAAGTTTTTGTAAAAAAAATGATTGTTTATTTGCTCGTATTGCTTATGATTACTAACAACAATTCTTATGACCTTATGACCTTGACTCAATGCATATTCCAGTGTGTCTTTTAAGAGATAATGAGTATCTACGAAAAAGTTGTTATTCTCAAATTTAGATAAACATGAACTTATGCTGTCAATATAAAACTTATACTTTTCATGCTCGGGATCGAGATGATGCACATCAGTCCATTGAATTCCTAATTTTTCTAAATCATGTTGAATGAAATTGATCCATGTTATGTTTCCGCCGGCGCTGGTTGGATTTCCGTAGACTTCTCCGGTGGTCATGGATAGTTGACATAATTCTGCAACAAACTTTCCTCGAGCTCCGGGTATGTAAGAAATAAATGTGATCATCCAATACTGCCTTCCATCTGTACACTTAGTAGCTTATTGGCTTCGGCGGCAAACTCCAAGGGCAAGGTATTCAACACGCTGCGACAAAAGCCATTTACTATTATACTGGCTGCTTGTTCAGGACACAAGCCGCGTGTTGCCAAATAATATAATTCTTCTTCACTGACTTGACCCGTAGTGGCTTCGTGTTCTATTTGAGCAGAGTCGTTATTGATTTCAGTATAGGGAATAGTATTGGCACGGCTATTGTTGCCAATCATTAGGCTGTCACATTGTGTGAAGTTGCGAGCATTTTTAGCAGTAGGTGCCATACGCACCAAACCTCTATAGGTGTTGCTGCTATTACCTAAACTGATACCTTTACTGATAATCTTACTGCGAGTGCCTTCACCAATATGAATCATTTTCGTACCAGTGTCGGCCTGTTGGCGGCCTTTGGTAACGGCCACTGAGTAAAACTCTCCCACGGATTCACGACCTTGGAGTATGCAACTAGGGTATTTCCAAGTGACAGCTGATCCTGTTTCCACTTGAGTCCAACTAATTCTACTCCGTTCACCACGACACCGCCCGCGTTTGGTAACAAAGTTGTAGATACCTCCGCGGCCTTGGTCGTCTCCTGGGTACCAGTTTTGTACAGTCGAATATTTGATTTCGGCCCTATCAAGGGCAACAAGTTCGACGACTGCGGCATGTAGTTGATTCTCGTCACGTTTGGGTGCCGTACATCCCTCCAAATAAGATACATAACTGTCCTTGTCTGCTATAATTAATGTGCGCTCAAACTGGCCACTGTTGGCGCTGTTGATTCTAAAGTAAGTGCTGAGTTCTAGTGGACAACGCTTACCTGGCGGTATATAAACAAAACTACCGTCGCTGAATACTGCTGAGTTAATGCAGGCAAACCAATTGTCTTTTTGTGTAACAACTGTGCCGAGATATTCTTTTACTAGTTCAGGATGTTCTTGTACTGCTTCACTAAAGCTACAAAAGATAATACCTTCTTCTGCTAGTTTTTCTTTGTAGGTAGTGCCAATACTGACGCTGTCGTAAACAGCATCTACTGCCACCCCCGCCAAGGTTGCTCGTTCATGCAAGGGTATTCCAAGACGCTCAAAGTCAGCAAGAATCTCTGGATCAACCTCCTCAAGGCTCGCGGCCAACTTCTTGGGACGGCTGTGATAATAGATCTCATCGTAATTGGGTCTATCATAGTCGAGTTCCGCCCAGTTGGGTTCTTTGAGTTCCTTTAACTTATTTAAGGCTTCTAGTCTCCATGCCAATAGCCACTGGGGTTCGTTGTTCTTACTGCTGATTAGTCTGACTGTGTTTTCATTTAGGCCTCGTCCTAGCAGTTCAGTATCTATGTCCGAACTCCACCCAGCTGTGTATTCTTGTTCTAATTCTTTCATTGCCACCTTAGCATAAACATCATTTTGTCTTCATTGCTTGAAAATTCTAATATCATTCCGTTTAATCGAACATTGATATTGCTTTCTTTAGCCCAATCAAAAATTTCTTTTTCATTTTTGATGTACCAATCAAAGTCTGTGATTAATATAAACTGAACATCTGGCTGTACTTTGATGTAAGCATCGATGTATTTTACGCCCTGGTCTTTGAGCATTTGGCTAGCAGCATTGGCGTGTTTGATAACTTGTTCATACCTATCTCCCGCTGGTTCAGTAACTACTATTTCCCAACAAAATTTACTACTATTCCAATAGGCCTGATTTTTAGTCATCGATTTATTTAACTAATGCCCCACTTTAACTTGTAGTATAAGGCATCTTCTTCAGTGAACATGCCAGTTATTGAATACTTATAGCCATATGTCTGGTAATCCATGTGTCGATGATAAGTTAGATCTTGGCCATGGGTTTTAATCCATTGACCTTGTTCTGTCTGCTCAAAGTCATACCAAGCAGCACCCAAATAAATGTCGGGGTCTTCTACATCCCCGACATTTAGAGTTTTGACCAAAAGTCGAATCATTTAAAAATGATTAGAGCCATCAGTGTTGCTTGAATTACAAAGCCAAGACCAATAGTTACAATGTTCAATAGATCCTTGCTGATAGCAGCCTTGATAAAGAACATGAACAAACCAGCCCACATGGCCAAGACCAAATCAACTGGCGGGGTCTTTTCGGTTAGGCCAGTAAGGATGGCCAACAGTGTTGGAATAGTTGCAAGGTGAATAAGAATTACACCAATCCATCCCAATGTTTCAGCACTGACTGTGACTAAGTGAGTCTTGATGGTTGTCGAAGCGTCAACAAACAATTTGTTAAAAAATTCAATAATCTTTTTCATTTACTTTTTTCCTGGGTTATCACTGTAAAAGATATGACGGCCAATTTTGGCAATCTTTTCTTTATTCCATCCTGGGTTGACATGCTCTGCGTGAAAATAAATCGCATTGCTTAGACTGGGTAGTCTGAATCCTTCCAGTAGGACCTTTTTGGCTACTTCCATGCTTTCCTTGTAAGCAGCCGGATGCTTGGGCTTGAGTCCACCGCTTTGTTCGCAGTACCAACTAAACTGGCAAATTACCTTATCGTATACAACATTCTTTTGATAGATAACTCTGCAAACATCGTTAGGGAACTTGCCACTTTCGACTCTGTTTAATGTAACCTGTGCCACAGCTACTTTGCCTTCAAATGGTTCATAGCCGGCTTCATAGTAAATGTTCTTAGCCAAACATTCGAGTTGACGGTTTCTTACTTCGGCAGTGACTTGACTCATTTCCGGAGACTCAGCAGCCTTAAGTTGTTTGAGTTTATAACTGATAGCCCAATATGCCACCCAGCCGACGGCTATGGCAGCAATGACTACAATTACAAATTTTAATATGCGTAGCATTCAGTATGACCTCCTTTTACGCTGGAATTAATACATATCCGCAACAACGGATCCGTAATAGTAGCAGTTAATGACTGCTGTGTCAATGTTTTTGGTTAATCTTTAGGCTTTGGATTTACAGTTAAATCCCTAAAATCGGATTCTTTGCCCAATCCCAAAATACAGGCTGTTGACTTTTCAAATTGTATAAAAGTCCATGTTTTAGTTTTTGGATTTACTAAAAGTACAAAACCACTGTTGCCGCTGTCACTAAGTCCAGTCCATTGGGGAGATTCTTTAATATCTTTGCCAGTGATTTCTGAAAAAACTGCCGTTGCATCACCGCAAACTATGGGTCGTTGAACAACTATTTGCCCAAAAGCGCCTGTAGAAAAAAGAGCAAATATACCAGCTAAAAGTGCAGTTTTCATAAGAGTATTTAGCGGCGTCGAACTATAAATACCTATACATAATATGGATACTTTATTCCTATTGCTCTTGTTACAAGTCAAACACTATGTGGCTGATTTTGTAATTCAGACCTACATGCAGACAGTTAAGAAAGGCGTGTGGTTGCATCCTGTTGGCATCAGTCACAGTTGTGAACACATGATTGGAACTTATGTTGCGCTATTGATTTGCAGCATGGTAATTCCAATGAATGCCTTTTTAATCATAGCAATTGGCATTGCTGAAGGTATCTTTCACTATATTATTGACTATGTAAAAGTTAGATACGGTTGTAAAGATAATACTAAACCACTGTTTTGGAATCAGTTCGGACAAGATCAGCTGGCGCACCAAATCACTTACTTAGTCATAGCAATGATTTTACTACCCATTTAATTCCACCCAAAAATGCTTTAAATACTACTATCGTATGACAGTAGTCAATTTATTTGGAGCATTTATGAAAAAGGTTCTGTGTTTACTTCTATGTGTGCCAGCCATGGCATCGGCAGAGTTAGTACATCAATTTAAAAATCCAGCCTTTAGCGGCCAGGGTTGGAGTAGTCATGCATTGACTATTGATAGTATCGAAAAGAGCCGCAGAGATGCTATCGAATCACAGCGCAAAGCTGATATTGCTAAAGCAGAAGCAGACATACTAAACACACCGTTAAACAGATTTATGAGTCTGTTTCAAAGCCAAGTATATGCCCAGTTGGCCACACAGTTAAGTAACAATCTATTCCAAAACAGATGTGCTGGCCTAGACGGCCCAATACCTGGCTGTGTTAATCCTACCACAGGATCATTTGTATTAGATGGCAACACAGTTACATGGCGCAAAACAGAAACTCATGTTGTGTTAACAGTAGTTGATGCCAAAGGCACTGTTACTACAGTTACAGTACCAATAGCAAGTTTTGGATTCTAAGGACAAACTATGAAGGCATTAAAATTATCATTGATCACACTAGCAGCTTTAACACTAGCAGGATGCAGTACAGTAAGACCTCTAGGCGATTATAACCGAGGAGACGAAGCTACTGTAGCAAAAACTATTGTTAAAGATTTCGAATCTGCTCCGGCACCAGCTGGCGCCCCAATTACTGTGGCAGTTTATGGTTTTAAGGATCTAACCGGTCAACGCAAACCTAGCAATACACTCAGCACATTCAGTACAGCCGTAACACAAGGTGCTGAAGCATATTTGATTAAAAGCCTGAATGAAGTAGGCAATCGTCAATGGTTCACAGTAGTCGAGCGTGTTGGTCTAGACAATCTATTAAAAGAGCGTCAAATGATTCGTCAGACTAGAGAAATCTACGAAGGCGACAAAGCAAAATTATTGCCTCCCATGACTCTAGCTGGAGTTATTTTAGAAGGCGGTATCATTGACTATAACAGTAATACACTAACAGGCGGCACAGGTGCTCGTTGGTTAGGTATTGGTCCTTACACACAGTACACACAGGATATTGTCGTAATCAGTCTTCGACTAGTCAGTGTTCAGACAGGTGAAGTGTTAACCACAGTTACCGTTGAAAAGAATTTACTCAGCACTAGTGAAGGTGTAACTGCATTAAGATTCTTTAATCAAGCAACTAGAGCATTTGAATTTGACAGCAGTCAAACATTTAACGAGCCGGGAAATTACGCATTGCGTAGTGCTATTGAGACAGCAGTTCTTGAATTGATCAAGAAAGGCGAAAGACTGAATCTATGGAAGTTTAAAGAAAATCCCGCAACACCTAAACTTCCAGATTTAAAAAGGAGCGACAAATGAAAAAGGTTCTATTAGTAATGGCATTAGCCGGAGTATACGGAAGTGCATTTGCACAGACCGCCGTTACTGCACCAGCAGCGCCAACAATTCCTACAATGATTACAGTTAGCCCCAATGCTGCCACAGCATTAGCTAACACAACTACCAACCGTGTGTTTATTGACCAAAGCGGCAATAACCCTAATGTCAATGTCACACAAGAAGGCAGCGGCAACAAGCAAGGTAGTGCTGCTCGTCCTATCTATCTTCGTGGTATTGATCAAACTATTGTTACCAAACAGACTGGCAACAACAATGAAATCAACCTAGAAGTAGTAAATGACACAACAGGTTCCGGTAAGGGTTCTACTGTTACTGTTCAACAAATTGGCAACAGCAACACTGTTGATGCAGCTTGCGGCTATGGTACAGCCAGCGTAGGTGGTACAGCTCTAACAGGCTGTAACAGCTTTGATGCTAACTGGAAGTTCACTGGCAACAGCAACCTATTACAGTATCGTGGTACAGGTGCTGATCAAACCAGCAGCGTTGATGTAACAGGTCACAGCAACAGTTTCTTCATGGATGTTATTGGTGACAAGCACACACAAACTATCAAAGTTTTAGGTGATACCAACACATTCAACATCAATCAGCGTAGCAGCGGTGCAGCCGGTTCTAGTATTTGGATTGATCTAACTGGTAACAATAACAACATTACAGTTAGTCAAACTGGTACTGTTGACAGTGTTCTTAATATTAAGAGTGTAGCAAACAGCGGCACATTTAATATCACTCAGAAGAACTAAGGAGTCAGCAGTGAAGCTGATTGCCCTGTTGTTGGGATGTCTACTTGCAGGTCCTGCACTTGCTAGCATTGGCTCGGTAACAGAATTATCGGGCCAAGCTAGCATTAAGCGTGGCAAAGAAACTATCGCTGTTACTAAAGGTACAGTTGTAGAGCAAAACGACAAAGTAGAAACCAAAAACGGCAAAGTAAAAATTGTTTTTAAAGATGACACACAAGTCAGCGTCACTGAACACAGTAGTTTAGTTATTGACGATTTCGTCTACGATCCAAAAAGCGGCAAAGGCAGTTTAGGATTAAAGGCCGGCAGTGGAACAGTTCGTTATGTTTCTGGTGCTATTGCCAAAGATCCCAAGCAAGTAAAAATTAATACACCCACTGCGGCCATTGCCGTCCGAGGCACAGACTTTATTATGAGTGTCAATGAAATAGGCAGCAGTATGGTTATTCTTATGCCCACATGTGATTGGGAAACCAGTGCTGTTAAAGGTCTAGTCTGCGGTAGCGGGGCAATTGATGTACAAAGCGGTCCTAATATGGTCAGTATGAATAGACCATATCAAGCTACACTAGTTGAAAATGCTGGCCAACCACCGACTCCTCCTATTACTGTAAATTTATTCGGTTCTGCCATTGGCAACAATTTACAGATATCACCGCCAAGAACAGCATCGGGTGCCAGCGTTGTTGCAGCGGCCAGAGCAGCGGCCGCAGCTACAGGTGCCACAAAAGAAAATAAACGAGAAGATAAAGATCCTCCTGCTGAAGAAAAACAAACTGCCGATAAAAAATCATCTGACAACAAGCGAGTAGCTAGACGAGCTTCTGGTAAATCAGCAGCACAAGAATCTCAAACTGGCGAAGCACAACAAGAAGAAAAAACTGAATCTGCTGTAGCTGATACTACAGTTAAAACAGACTTAGCTGCCGCATTAGAAGATACTACAAAAGTACCAGAAGTCACAATTGCACAAGTAGAAAATAAAGAAGTAGCAGCTTCAACAGCCGCTGCAACTGCGACCACAACTACAACCATTGAGCCTGAAAAAGAAAAAGAAAATCCATACCTCAAAAAGATATGGACCGATAAAAGCGAAACAAAACAAGCCGGATGGGGCTACGAAAGCCTCAGCCCAAATAGCCGAAACTATGCTAATATTGTGCAGCCTTTGAATACACAGATTCAAATTGTTATAACACAAGACATGCAAACACATGGTTGGAACTTTAGTGCAGGCAAACCACAGGGACAGATTGTTATCAATCAGTTATTCAGATGAAAAAAATATTTTTATTTTTATTTTTGTTCATAACATCCATTGCACATGCACAGACATTGCCCAGTGGTTGGGTTGGCAGAGTTCAAAACAATACGGCTAACCAGTGGGCCACATACAGTTTTAACTTTACTGCTACTGTTAGTGGTAGCCAATATATCATGTTTGCCTTTAGACAGGATCCTGCTTATTGGTACTTTGACAATGCTCGACTAACTGTTCAGGGGCAGACTACTAACTTATTAACCAATCCTGATTTTACTACAGGCGGAAATTTAACTGTAAACACAGCCAATTATGGACAAGTTAATATTAATGCTCCTACTGCTTGGGGCGTAGGTTATCAAAGTGGCATATATCCCAGTGCTGCTGGTACGTGGAGTAACGGTCAATGGATCGACGGCGCTGTGGGCAGCTTTGACAGTATCTATCAAGCTGTGACATTAACTGCTGGCACCACATATACCATAACATTCAGCGCCATGAGTAATAATGTGGTGGATAATAACGCTGTTCAGTTAGGAGTCTATGCTGGACAATGTACAAACTTATCTATGGCACCCAGCAACTGTGCATTGCCTAGTAGCAGTGGATTCGAAACTGTGGCGGCACCTAGTCAAACGGCTACCACAGGTTGTACCAATGACTGTCCTCAACCACCAGCAACAAACAATTGGCAAGTTATTAGAACAACTAGTAGCCCCGTAGTTATTAGCAATATCTACCCCACTACTTATAACAGTCCGAACGGGGAAGGTGCTGCCAATGCCTTTGATGGCAACACTAGCACAAAGTATTTGAACTTTGATAAAAAGAACGCAGGTGTTACTGTAAAGTTAAGTCAAGGTCGTGTAGTTCAAAAGTTTACCATTACCACTGCCAATGACTTTCCTGGTCGTGATCCTACCAGTTACAAACTATATGGCAGTAATGATGGTGTTAACTGGACACTGATTAAACAAGATACTTTGACATTAAGTGACACTCGTTTTTGGACTAGTCCCGAAATAACTGTAGCAAACACTACAGCTTATGTTTATTACTTCATTTTATTCCCCACAACTAAGGCAGGTGATGGATGCGGTCTAAATTGCGATAGTATGCAGATTGCTGAAGTTACCTATTACTATGATTTAAACGATGGTATCACTAGTACTGATACAGGATCGGGTGGAACTCCTGCTAACCCAGGACAAGCAGGTAGCGTTTGTAGTGATTGCTTTAGTAGCAATATAACTTCTGCTCAGCAGGCTTTATTAGATGCTGCTCGTGTAAGAAGAAATGCTATTGGATTAGGCAACAGAATTGACCTGTATACAGACGGGTCTGGTAATAGTGTAACAATTGAACAGACAGGTAACTATAACAGAGTGCAGGGTCTGGGCGGCGCAGGAACTAATGCTCATGTTGCTGGCTTTGGCACAGCCGTTGATATCAAACAAGGCGATACACTTAGTGGCAGAAACCTTATTGAATTAAGAGTTCAAGGCAACGGTAATAATGTTACTATAAGTCAGGCTAGAAATACTACAACAGGAGCACAAGACGGTGCGGAAAGCGGCGGTCATATTTCTCGTGTATCTATTACCGGTGATGTAGGAACTTACATATTCCGACAAGGCAACGACGGTGGTACAAACAGCGGACATTTTTTAAATTACACGATGGCCGGTAGTGGAGGTACACATAGAGTTACACAAAGCAACAACGGTGAAAAGTTGGCTTTCATATCTATTACAGGTAACAATAACAACGAAACCATCTTACAAAGTGGCACAGGTAATCACTTCTTAGATTTGACTATGACTGGCAATGGTAATAGCGCAAATATTACACAAACCGGAGCAGGTAGTCATAAAGCCACTATCAATCTTGCCAATGTTGGTGGCGCCAGTTCATTGACATTGCTACAACAAGGTAGCACTAATCAAGTATACAGTATTACTCAACAATGTGCTAATTTATCGGGCTGTAGCGTTAGTGTAACACAAGGCGGTGGGGGTTAATGGCAGAACAGTTATTCCCAGACGAGTTACAGCAACGATACGAAAAGATATTAGCCCAAACAAGAAAATTACAAAAAGAATTGGGCATAAAGTCACGCACATTAGAAGAGCGTTATCAGGATTATTTGGCTCGTCGAGCTGAAGAAGAAAAGCGACTAGAAGACCAGCGTCGACTAGAAGAAGAATTAAAGAAGTTAAATTTTGCTAGCAGAGCCAGATTGCCGATTAAACGACCATAATTTATTGGCAATGTCGATTAAATATTTTTATGCATAAATTTAATCGAACATTAACTACCAAGTGGAATGAAAATTATTTTGCAAAGAATTATTTTCTTTGGAAAGATTGCGCCGATGACGATATGGTAAAACGATTCATTGATCTCGGCGAATCTATAGATGAAATGGACGCAAAAGTCGGCGGCGGCGTAAACGAAAGTCGTGTTGTTGACTCTGTTCGAGTAAGCAAATTGAGCTGGATTCACCATAATGAACAATCAAAACCTATTTTTGATTTTTTAATTGATAAAATCGATAGAATAAATTATTGGCATTATGGTATGCATTTAGATGCCATGGAATCGATACAGTACACACGATACCCCATTGGTGGTCATTATAAATTTCATAATGATATCGTAGTTCGTAATGATCCTATCATGCGTAAAATGAGTCTTGTTCTGGCATTAACAGAAGACGACGAATATGAAGGCGGCGACTTTTTACTAATGCCCCACGGAGATAATCCCGAGCGTATCAGATTTAAAAAAGGTGAGTTGATAGCATTTCCGAGCTGGATACCACATAAAGTCGAACCAGTAACAGCCGGACATAGAATTACTGCTGTATCTTGGGTATATGGACCCAAGTTTGTTTAACTTTGTAATCATTTTGTAATCTTTGATTATATAAATAATAGAACCGACCACAAGATAAGGTGGTGCTGGATATCCGTAACCAGCAAGGCCCGTAAGGGCCTTTTTTATTGTGTAATTGATTTGTAATCGAGTCTACGATAAATATTACTATGATCCAAAAGACTTATCGTGCTATTTTTGTCAGTGATGTACACCTGGGTACCAGAGACAGTAAAGCCGAACAACTAAACAATTTTCTTAAGCATAATACTTGCGAGACATTGTACTTAGTAGGAGATATTTTAGATGTTTGGCGTATACAACAAAATAAATGGCGTTGGAAGCAAAGTCATACTAATGTTGTCAGACGAATATTAGGTCATGCCAAACGTGGCACTCGCGTGATTTATGTGGCAGGCAATCATGATGAATTTTTGCGACCACTCATGCCCTATAATATAGGCTTTGGCAACGTTGAAGTAACCAATCAAACTGAACATATTGGCGTAGATGGCCGACATTATCTTGTGATACACGGAGATTTGTTTGATGGTATTACTAGATTAGCTCCTTGGCTGGCATTCTTAGGTGACAAAGCATATGATGTTGTATTATGGCTAAACAACAAGTTCAATTGGTGGCGTCACAAATTTGGATTTGGCTATTGGAGTTTGAGTCAATATTTGAAACAGCGAGTAAAAAAAGCCGTTGATTTTATATTTCAGTTTGAAAAGAATTTAGTAGCATATTGTAAAAAACGAGGCTTTGATGGCGTGATCTGCGGCCACATTCATCATGCCGAGATCAAAGAAATAGATGGTGTTGTTTATATGAATGACGGTGACTGGGTAGAATCGATGACAGCATTAGTTGAACATCATGATGGTCGCTGGGAAATCGTAACTTGGACCAAGGAGAGTGACAATGTGGTTACTAATACTGATAGCAGTTCACGCAAACAATCCCGCCGACATTCCCGGGAGAGCAGTAATAAAGTTTCAGACACAGACGGAATGTGAACAAGCTCTGAAATCAGTAGAATACTGGTTGAAGTTTGATAGTTTTAAGATTCAAGGAGGTTGTTATGAAAGTAAAAAAGTTGATCAAAAAACATTACAAGGCCTGCGTCCAGCATGACGCCGAACAAGAAAAAAAGACATGGTTTAAACTGTTAAAGAAAAGTTTAAAGCATAAGCATACAGAATCAGTAAAGTGAAGACCTTATTAATTATTACAGATAATTTACCGGACCAAATAAATGGCGTGGTTACGACCTACAAAAATATCGAGGCTTGTGCGGTTCGTGACGGTTATCGCGTTGTTTACATTACTCCCAGGGACTTCGGCTACATTGATTGTCCTGGCTACAACGAAGTCAAGATTGCCTATCCCCGGAAGATCGGCCAGAAGATTGAGGCGTTATGTCCGGATTATATCCACATCGCCACAGAAGGTCCTGTTGGTTTGTTTGCTAGAAAATATCTTTCAAAACTTAATTATCGCTACAATACTGCTTATCACACTAAGTTTCCTGAAGGACTCCGCACTTTATTTGGAATACCTGAAGCCTTTACTTGGCCTGTAATCCGTTGGTTTCATAAACACAGTGGCAAGGTATTGACTACAACTGATAGCATGGTAAATCAATTAAAGGAAAATGGTTTTACCGGAGAAATTATATCCTGGACCCGCGGCGTGGATCGTGATGTTTTTTCGCCTGTGCTCAGAGAAAACTTGCCCAGCAAATATTTACTCTGCGTCAGTCGTGTCAGCAAAGAAAAAAACTTGGAGGACTTCTTTAAGTTAGACTACCCAGGCTATCAAAAAATTATGGTAGGCGATGGTCCTATGTTAGAAACTTATAAAAAACAATATCCTGATGTTGTCTTTACAGGATTTAAAACCGGCGTAGATTTAGCTCGTTACTATGCCAATGCAGAAGTGTTTGTATTCCCTAGTCGTTGGGAAACATTCGGCATAGTAATGATAGAAGCCATGGCCTGCGGCACACCAGTTGCAGCATATCCCTGTCAAGGTCCTATAGATGTTGTTGATCAAAGCATAACCGGTTACATGAGTGAAGATTTGTCAGAGTCTATAAATCAGTGTTTACAAATGGATCGAAATCAAGTTTTACAAGGCAGCGAACGATGGACTTGGGACCATGCATGGAAAATATTTAAAGACAATTTAGTGGATAAAAAATAAGGCCTGCATGGCCTTTTTTATTGGCCGATAAATAAATTATCAAGGAAACTGTTATGAAAAACGAAGCCAAAAAAATATACTTAAATCCATGGATAGCACTAGTGACACTGGTAGTTATAGTTGCTATAAGATTCTGGGATCCTAGTTTTGTAGAAAGCATTAGGCTTCGTTATTTTGATCAACTAATTACCAGCCAAGAAAAAGCAGATGCTCCTGTACATGTAGTAAATATCGACGAAGATAGTCTAGACAAATATGGCCAGTTTCCTTTTCCCAGAAATACCTACGCAGACATTGTTAAAGAGTTATACAAGCGAGAAGCCGGCCTAGTTGTATTCAATGTGCTGATGCCCGAAGCTGACAGATTCAAACAAGACGGCACATTGGCAAAGACTTTGGAACAATACCCTGTTGTGCTGCCTGCTGTTGGCAGCACTAAAGGAAAAAATACAGACCGCGGCAGTGCTGTACAATTAGTCGGGCAAGATCCTGCAGGCAAGTTTGTAGAATATCCTGGCTTGATAAATTCTGTAGATATTCTAAATGAAAGAGCCGCAGGCATAGGTGTTGTTAACACATTTCCCGAGATCGACGGTGTTGTTCGTCGTATGCCTCTAGTTATTGCAGCTGGCGAGAATGTACACCCTGCCTTGGCTGCTGAAGTAGTTCGAGTGGCACTACAAGATTCTAAGGTACAAGTTAAAGTGGGCGACTTAGGAGTCGATGCTATGCGTATTCCTAAGTTAGGTAAAATCGAAACAGACAATTTGAGCCGTGTTTGGATTGACTGGCGAAACAAACCACAGGAGCATAGCCTTGCTAAATTGCCCGAAAGTTTTGAAGGCGGAATTGTTGTAGTCGGTCTAGCTGCTGCTGGCTTGATCAATCCTGTGGCCACAGCACAAGGAGAAGTATGGCCGCAGGCTATGCAAGCTACTTTAATAGGCACAATGCTAAATCAACATAATATTCAGCGTAGCACTTATGCCGACCATATTGAGATTGCTAGTATTTTCATTGCCGGCGTGTTAATGATATTCTTAATGCGTTGGACTTATATTGGTGTCGTTACTACTGGTGTTATTATCTATGGCAGCATAGCAGCTAGTATGTATGCTTACCATGAATATCAGTATTTGTTTGATGCTACAGCATTTAGCGTGGGCTTGTTAATCGTTGCTTTCCATGCTTATGTCAGCAAGTTTATTACAGAGTTCTTACTCAAGCAACAGATTAAGAAACAGTTTAGCAGTTACCTAAGTCCAGACCTAGTTGCTAAACTAATTAAAGATCCTAGTTTACTAAAGCTAGGCGGTGAAGAAAAAGAACTGTCAATTATGTTTACTGATGTTCGCGGCTTCACAAGTATTAGTGAACATTACGGTAAAGATGTTCAAGGTCTTACAAAAATCATGAACCGTTACATGACTGCCATGACTCGTAAGATACTTGAGAATTCGGGAACATTAGACAAGTATATCGGTGACGCACAGATGGCATTCTGGAACGCACCATTAGACGAAACCAAGCATTGTAAAGATGCTGTTAAAGCCGCGTTAGAAATGCTGGGAGATTTAGATGGATTTAATAAAGAGATATCAGGCGAAGGGGTTCCTCCGTTCGGCATGGGAATTGGTATTAATACTGGTGTTGTTGTGGTTGGTAATATGGGTAGTGAGCAACGCTTTGACTATACTTGCCTTGGCGACGCTGTTAATTTGGCTAGTCGTTTAGAAGGACAGAGTAAAAATTACGGAGTTCTTATAGTATTAGGTCCCATTACCGCTGAACGATTGGGCAATGAATACTTTACTGTAGAGCTAGATTGTATTGCTGTTAAAGGTAAAACAGAAGGTGTAACAATCTTTACGGTGTTCTTTAATCCTGATACTGAAGTTAAGAAAGTTCAATGGAAAGTTGCCAAGGAACAGCACAATCAAATGTTGATTGAATACCGCAGACAAAACTGGGGTGCAGCTATTCAGTTAGTAAACGAGCTAAAAGGTAACTTCGATGGCGGCATGGATCAATACTATGACCTATGGTTAGAGCGTATTGAGGAAATGAGTAACGCTAACTTGCCTAGTGATTGGGACGGAGTATTCAGAGCTACAAGCAAATGATGCTTAAAAAGTTCTAATTTTTAGCAGTCGTAAAAATTCAAAGACTTTGATATAGAACCATCCTATATCAAATTCAAACCATCGTCTGCTTAGTCTGGGGTTAGCAGGGTCAAGATGATGGTTATTATGAAGACACTCGCCGCCAATAAGTATACCCCACGGGCTAATATTTGTGCTTCTGTCTTTTGTTTCTCCATTACGATATCCCCACCAATGTCCTAGGCCATTGATAACGCCAGCAGCCCAGAATGGAATCCAAATCATTTGAATTCCCCAAATTAAAAATCCCCAGAAGCCAAATAACAATAAGTTAATAACTAACATTAACACTATACCTAGCCATGGATGAGCAGTATATAATTTTTGCTCTATCCAATCGTCTGGAGTGCCTACACCATATGCCTTGATCATTGCTGAATCTTTACCGGCATTAGCATATAAAAAAGCTCCGCCAAATAAAACTTTAAAAATGCCGTAATGATGTGGACTATGCGGATCCTCTTCTTGTTCGCAGAATCTGTGATGCTTACGATGTATTGCTACCCATTCTTTAGTGACCATGCCTGTAGTAATCCACAGCCAAAATCTAAAGAAATGTTCTAATACAGGATGAAAAGTCAAACCCCTGTGTGCCTGTCCCCTATGTAAGTAGATTGTTACACAAATAATAGTTATATGCGTGACAATTAATGTGTACAATAATTCAGTCATTAATCGTCGCCAGCAGCATCTTTGATTTCTTGTGCTGTAGCCTTTCTTCCTTTAGGACCGCCGATGGGAACCTCAGCAGCCTTCTTAGCAGCATCTTCTTCCTTTTTCTTCTTAAACGGATCTATATTAATTTCTTGTTCAGCAATAATACGCTCTTTGTCAATGGTCTTACCGCGTAGTTGTAGAACAGTTTCGACTTTTTGATTTAATCTAATAAGGTCATTGTCTAACATACGGATACGGTCAATAAGAGCAATTAAGGTGCCGTTAGCAGATCCAATAACTGGTTTAATTTCTTTAGTTACCCAAGTCCACACATAGTATATGAAGTATCCCATGCCAGCAGCACTGACGATAGGGAAACCATACTTACCAATTAGATCTGCTATATTATCCATTGTTTATCCTTATAGTCCACTAGCACCTACTGTGGCCCATTCGCGAGCACCACTTGGTAATGTTTGTTCGCAGGCCAGCTGTGCTACCAGCGTTGTTACAATACCAGCAACAACCGCAGCACAACTTTGTGGAACAATCATAGCACCAGCTGCCTTGTCGATGCTCTTGGCTAGGGTAAAGGCAATAGCATCTGTTAAAATCTGCTTGTTCTTGTTGCCAATGGCTTTTTGTATATCCTTAGACATCCAAATCAATTCGACGAATGCTTTAGCAGTTAAGTCACAAGCTGTGCCTAATGCTGCTGCGCCGACTGTTTCTTTAGCACTTAGATAAAGAATAG